ACGCCGTTCATTGCGAAGCTGATATAGCTGGTGTGGGTGACGGTGATGGGGGCGTTGGGGATGGCCTGGAAGCGGGCGAGTTCCTTTTGGAGGTGGAGATTTGCGTTTCCCGCTCTTTGGGGTGGGAGGTTGGGCCGGCATTGTAAGAGGATTCAAGGCGGCGCTGTGTTGCGGTGCAGGCTTCTTCCAGGTTGCGGTCAGAGAGGACGGCGGGAGGCAGGGGTTTCACTTTGCCGCCCTGGGCAGTGATGAGCTGGGCCAGGCGGGTGAGGATGCGGGCAGAGTTATACTGCCAGGAGGTTGCGTGATGACGTTCGTTCTCTTTTAAGACAATCATTTTGATACTTCCTTTCATCGGAGCTTAGAGATAGTGGGCGGGAAACGCCTGGCCGACTTCTTTATAGGTGGTGAAGATGGGGCCGTGGTGGCAGATAAAATCATGCAGGCCGGCACGCAGGGCACTGAAGATTGCGTCTTCGTTGTAATGGGCGGAAGCTTTGTTATAATCGCGCTGCCAGGTGGTAAAGTATTCTCGGATTGCTTTGGATTCCCAATCATTTTGGAGGAAGGCGGGAACTTTGCCGGAATCATACTGCTGCCAGACTTTGGCAAAACGGATATCGCCATAGATGCGGGAGGCCATGTTATAGGCGATTTTCTGCTCTGCGGTGCAGACGGACTTATTCACGCCACGGATTTTGTGGTATTGCAGTTTCATTGCGGAACTCCTTTCCATCAGAGAATAATCTGGGTGCCTTCATCCAGGGCTTTGCGGAGGGTATCGGCAAGCGCGTTGAGGTCCGTAAAGTTTTCATTGGGCAGGGGAGAGTTGACGGCGTGATAGACAAAGTTTTCAAACTGGCTGCGGGTGATGGTGCCGGATTCGGCCAGCTTAGCGAATTCAGCGAGGGAATCGGCGGTGGGCTTGGGCTGATGAAGGGCGAGGGCATCCAGCATTTCCGGCTTGACTTCCGTGTAGCCAACGGTTTCAACATGTTCATCCGGGAAGGCCGTTACGATAACTGTGCAGTTGGGAATGGTGTGGGAAACGATACGGGAAGCGCAAAGGTCCGTGACGGTTTCCATAACGGTGAAGTAACGGTCACCGGCTGCGGTTTCATAATAGACGCGGAACGGGGTTGTTTCGGGGTCAGAGAGGTCATCGGCAGGCTTAACGCGCAGGTCTACATAGTGCGCGGGGTTCTTTTCAATTGCGGTGCGGCACTGGTCAAGGATGTTCATTGCGGCGTTGGAAAAGCAGTTGAGGCTTTCGACCGACTGGGATTCACCTTTCAGCCAGGCGTGGGCACTCTGGCGGGCTTGACAGGCGGCGGGACGGGTGTTGAAATAGCCGATGGTGGTGGGCAGGTGAAGGGAATCGGTGAGGATGAGGGCATAAAGAGAATTCAACATTTTGGGTACTTCCTTTCATTTCATGATTTGGATTTGGTGGTAGGATGCTTTCTTCCCCCGGCCTACCAACTCCGGGCATAGGGGCGCTTTAGCCTTTAATGGTGGGGGCAGTGACGCCAGCGGCCTTCTGGCGCTCTTCTTCCAGCTTGGCAGAATGTTCTTCAATAGCCTTGCCATGCTTTTCTTCCAGGTCAGTGATGGCGGCTTTGATAGATTCAATCTGGCCTTCAATGTTCGTGACCTTCTTGGTCGCGGCGGCCACCTGTTCGTCCATCTCTTTGGTGTGGTTCTTGGCGGCCACCTTGCCAATGGTTTTCTGAATAAAATCAAGTTCCTTCTTGGCAGTTTCCAAGTCTTTTTCACGGTCGGCCAGAGCCTTCTTGGCCTTGCGGATACGCTTGGGCAGAGTGGACATAGCCTTCTGGTAGTCGCGTTCCCAGTCGGGGGCAAAGGTGGTGCCGTTCAAAACGACCGCCAATTCAAGTTCAAGCTTCTTGATGAAAGCATTCAAAGCAACGTTGACATGATATGCTTTGCCATCGTTGAAAACATCGTTCTTGACAGCGAAAGCGCGGATATTCTCAAAGAAGTGCATACCGGCCTGGGTAGAGCCAACACGCAAATCGGGGTCACACAGACGAAGAAGACGGGTCAGGTCATCGGCCAAAAACTTCTTGCGCTGGTCGAGGTCTTCCGGCTTGCAGGTATTCAGACCCTTGGCAGACAGGTAGACGGCGGATTCAGCGTCACAGAGGTCGTTCCAATCTTCCTGGGAAAGTACCCATTCACGCTTGTCGGGGTCGGGCATTTTGCCCTTTTCGATAGTGCCGTTCTTGACGGCCTTGAAGCGGGCAACGTTGGTTGCAAACTTCTTGTCATCATCCCCACGGGTGCGGTTAGTGTTAACAGAACGGGCAGCGGTAACGATAGCAGTAGCGGTAGAAGTGAACATAAGATACTTCCTTTCTTGCCTTTCGGCGATAAAATATTGACAGAGTGGTAAGCTCTGTGGTAAACTACAAATAAAAGGACGGGGTGCCGCCGTATAAACAGTGACACCCCGCTTGCCTATGCGGCTCCGGCTTCTATGGCTTCGTCAAGTGTTGCATACTCAACACCGTCAGAACCTATGTAGCCAAAGTCGGTGTACATTGGCAAGACCCCCTTTTCTGCCGCCTGGGTACTACAAGGGCGGCTTTTTTCTACCCTTGCGGGCAGTGGAAAGCAGGCCAAGAAACAGTGACCTGCTGGGCTGTGCTGGGGGTTATGTATTTGCTATCAAACCTTGACTAGCCTATTGTTTTTTAACGTTCCAAGGTTGATGCTTGTAAAGTTTACAAAGTGCAGTCAACGTATACGCACGCAACTTTAATCAGACTGCTAGCCGGAACTTCCGCCGTTTGGGGGACGACTTTATATCCGTGCATTTTCCTGACTTGCCGCTAACCCGAATAGCGGTAGTTTCTGGAGACTATCCCCGCAGAATGCAGGGCGGCCACATTTTTTTCTAACTGTGACTGTTAGTGCTTTGTTGAACCGGTTATTCAGTCTCACCTAATCCTTCAACCACAAGTGCGGCGCGTTCCTACAAACGCCCTTACATAGGCTCGATTTGCTTCCGGGTATCTAGAAAAACGTATTTCTAGCATATTATTCAGTTATCAAGATACTTTCCTTGAATTGTACTGTTAGGGTACAACTCAAGCTTTTGGCACCCTCTTACTAAACATTTACACACTTTTCCGGTTGAAAAACTTGTGTTCTCTCATATGGTGCTAACCCACGTTCTTACAGTGTCTAAAGGGTACAGCTATACCCTATCCCTGCCGCACTTTTGGTACTGACCGGGTTTCTACTAGGAACACTTTTTGCGCATGGATTGCACAAGTTTACAACTAGGGCTTTTTGTCAATGGCCGCTTGATTCTCTTGATTCAGCCCTTGCTATACCGCCGGAACGGTAGACAACATGCAAGGGTACCCACTAACAAAAGCGCGTGTATTTGTTCAGTTGTCTATGTGCTGTGTCGTGGACGATTATGGATACCGCGCTAGCGGGTTTTGTCCGTGTCGCTTTCGACAATCACATAATACCACAGTAGAATTTTGACCTGATTTTTGCAAGGGTTCCCACGGGGGCGCTTTATGCGTATATAAAGGTACAAATCCGCAAAATGTGGTGTGTAAAGCCAGCAAGGCATACTAAATATGGGGCTGTATAGAATAAAATTTGACGCTATACCGCTAAAAATCCACTACTTGCAAACCACCTTCAATAGTTTGCATATGGGGGTATGTTAAAAAGAAAAAATGACGTGTGAGCGTGGAAAATGGGTTAGTTATCCCATCTCACTCCAGGCTCTCAAAACACAAACCAGCGTATCTACGTTACTTCTCCTTCTTCCACCTCCCCACCTCCTCTCCTCCTTTCTCCAAGCCCCTCCTTTCCTCCACTTTCCTCCCTCTAAATCCCTGTTTCCTTAATCGTTCCCTCTCTCGGAGAAAACCGCATAACAATCCGCTTTCTAGGCTCCTTTGGGGCCTTATTTTTTTACCCAAAAACGCCATAAAAACGCACAATTTGGCCACTAAAACGCACAAAAACAGCGCCAAAACGCTAAAAAACGCATAATTTCCGCTCGAAAACGCCTCGGAACGACTCTGGCGGAGCTTTTTGATCCCCGAAAACGCCCTCTTTGGGTCTTCACCAGAGGTAGATCCATCAATTTTGAGACCAGATCCGACCAATAACGAGCACCACAGGGCTATCACAGGGCGCTCTGATCGCCTGTTGGCCGTTTTCCTACCTATTTATACTGTATAGCTGGTTCTATCCGGTTTTACGAGCAAAAATTGGGTCCTACTGTCGCTAGACAGGGGGGGTAGGTTAATCCCACTGTTGCCAGGTAGAGGGGGTAGATCGGGTCCCGCTGTCGTTAGACAGTGGGTTCTTTCGCCCCATACAGGCGGAGCCTGAAATGCCCCAGGCGCAGCCTGTTACGCTTTCTCCTGAAATTTATTTTTTTGCCACTGTTGACTTCTTGTAATTAGCAGTGCTATAATAGAACCATAAGATAAAGCTCCGTAGGATAAAGCTCCGCAGGACACACCACACAGGAAGGAAGCCCACTATGAAAAAAAGAAACAGCGTAGCTCACTTTATTCCCCGCACTGTTACTATGCAAGAAGCCACAGAGGCCAAAGGTGGGCTGGACCTACAAGGTGCTGCAAGTTTACTGATGGCAATGATGCAGGCAAGCGCCGATACTGACGGCCACAACGCCCTAATGGAACAGCTGGCATCCGCCATGGGTTATAAGCTGGTACGCGAAACACCACAGCCGCGCCAGCGGAGCCGCAGTAAGAAAGCCCGTGCCGCCCGCTATGCACAACCCAAACTGAGCCTGGTAAAAACCAATGGTGTGGCAAAACCAACGCCGGCAGAGCCGATCCGCAGCCGCGAGGACTTTAACGCCATAGCCACCTATCTGCACACCCAGGGACGCCCGTATAACAGGCAGCGGAACTATACCTTATTTATATGTGGTGTGACACTGGGCCTGCGTGTGGGCGATCTTTTACGCCTTACCGTTGATGATGTGTGGGATTGTGAGCACAACTGTCCGCGCCACCGCGTAATTATCATCAATGAAAAGACCGGCAAGCGCACCAATGACCTGATTACCCCGCTGGCAGCAGGCGCGATTACCGCCCTGATTGAAGAGATGCGGGGCCGAACCATGAATGTGCTGAAGCCAGGCTGGCCATTGTTCCAGAGTATGCGCAGCCCCAAGGGAGTGCCGCAGCCGCTGGACGAAACCCAGGTATGGCGGATCTTGAACCAAGCGGCCAAAGAGTGCGGTATTAAAGAGCATATTAGCACCCACAGCCTGCGCAAAACCTATGGCTATGCTGCAAACCACGCCATGACAGAGGCCGGGCTGCCGGCTGGCCAGGTAATGGAAACGCTGCAAAACAAGTTCCACCACAGTAGCCAGAGCATTACGATGCGCTACATTGGCTTGAGCCAAGAGCAGATTGATGCAACGGCAATGGCGGTAGATACAGTGTTGGGAGTGCCGCCGTTGGCTACTATATAGCGATGCCCATTAAATTTGGGTGCCTGGCAAGCACCCACTTTTTTATCTTTATAAAATACAAGTTTTCGCAAATGAAGGAGGCAAATAATTTATGGAAATCCACAACACAAGCACCATCAATAGCTCCGCTAGATATTGTTTGGTAAAACCTGGTGACAAGGTACGAATCACCAAAACACACCGGGCAGGTATACGCCAATATGCGGCCTGCGAGGGCGATACGTTTGTTATTACCAAAGTGACGGACGGCTAGATCCCCTATGGGCGGTGGCTGCAGCCGAGCGGTGTGCTGGCGGCCAGGGAGCTGAAACTTGACCCAAACTGCTGCACGTTAATTACGCCGGAGGAATGTGGGGCACCGGCTGTTACACCAGAGCCAACCACGCTACGCAGTGTGACGATTGATGTGAGCGACCCAAAGGCGGCACATGAGGCCGTGGATGATGCGTGCGCAGAATACCAGGCCAGCCAGACGATCCACTGGAGCACGGCAGAGACATGCAGCGCAAAACTGAGCGCCCGAAGAATGATGGCCCCGCTATGTGAGCAAGGTGTCAGCATGGTTTGGTTTATTGAATCAGATCCAGGCCGCCGGCATGTTTGCTTGGAATGCGACAATGGCACGCCGGACACATGGGCGAAAAGTCATGGCTATTCTACCAACTATGTACAAATCACCTTTAACGAGAACGTAGAGTTCAATGAATGGATTGGCCGTTACGCCTGCCTGTGCGTATTAACGGGCACACATGTTGCCGATGTCGTTATGCGCAACATTAAGATTGACACTTAAATAATTAACGAAATTTTGGAGGTAAAAAACCAATGAAGAAAATTCCAACCTTATATAAGCGCGAGTTCAGTGGCCACAAGATTACCGGAATCCGTGACGAGATTACGCCGGGCTGTGAGGCGGCACTGACGGATGAGAGCATTGCCACATTGAAGCTTGACGGTGCCTGCTGCGCGATTATTAACGGCGAATTCTACAAGCGCTTTGATGCTAAGCCGGGCAAAGCAGTACCGGAGGGCGCGATCCCGTGTGACGAGCCAGACCCGGTAACTGGCCACTGGCCCCACTGGGTGAAAGTGGCGGCAGATAACCCTGCGGACAAATGGTTTGTGACGGCACGAAACAACAGCTGGGATGACCTGCCGGATGCAACCTATGAGGCGATTGGACCGCACTTCCAGAAGAATCCCTACGGGCTGAACAAGGACGTGCTGGTGCGGCATGGCACGATCAGTATTGATATCCCGAACCTAAGCTTTGAGGGAATCCGGCGCGGGTTGGAGTTGGCCGCCATGGAGGGCATCGTGTTCTGGCATGAAGGAGCACCGCTGTGCAAAATCAAGCGCAGTGACTTTGGCTTTAAGTGGCCGGTGACGCAAGACGAGCTGAACGCGGAGTTTGGGGCAAATAATCCTGATCCGTGCGAGTTGGTGCGGCGGACTGCGGCTATGTACAGCAAGCATGAATTTCCGGCAGATACGACCAAGATGTTTGATGCTGAACATGAAGCCACCAAGGAGGAAGTGAAGGCATGAAAATTATTGACTTCGAACGCAAGGGCAACCTGGTACGGTTCTACCTGGGTGATGATGACCTGGTGGAATGGTACGGAGATGACTGGAACGATACGCCGTATGAACACAACGCAGAACGAGTCTATGACGAATATATCAAAGGCTACTGCGATATGATGTTCCCGTTTGACGATCTGGTACTGGAACCTTGCTGCGGGACCTGCAACAGCGGCTGGTGCAAAGATGATATGGTGGCGCAGAAAGTGCCCTGCATTATTCAGGTGCCGGCTGCAGTACATAGTGACAGCTTTGATGAAAGTTTTGACCACTGGGTAGGAGCCAAGGGCGTACATAAATTTTATTTTGGAGACCATATGGAGCCGAGCGCTATGGCTGCTACCAATCCTCATTCTTGAATAATAACTTTGGAGATTTTTAACAATGGAACAGACATGCTTTAGATATTCCGTACAGCCACAGACGGAACACATTAAGGATTACACGCATACAATCGCCGTAATGTTTGAAGACATGGTAGATTATGCAGACCGCAATGGCCTTGACCGGAACGAGGTAGTAAACGAGATGCTGCACGACATGAACGCTATGAGCGGTTACTGCGATATGAATAAATACCGGCCGTTGCCGGAATAAAAAAGGTGCGGCATGACGATTGAATTATGGCGGGGCAGCTGAAAGCCAGTAGGCAAACTTGATCTTGAATAATTGGGTCAAGGACAGTGACACCCATATTTTTACAAGGAGATTTTTTATGGGAAATTTGCAGGTATTCAAATACGAAAACAACGATGTGCGCACGGTGGAGATGAATGGCGAACCGTGGTTTGTAGGCAAGGATGTAGCTGCTGCACTTGGTTATGGAAAGGGAAAATCTCTTGCTAACGCTGTAACAAATCATGTTGATTCTGAAGATAAAGGGGTCACTGAATTGATGACCCCTGGCGGTAAACAAAACGTAACAATTATCAACGAGTCCGGCTTGTACAGCTTGATTCTTTCCAGTAAACTTCCCACCGCAAAACAGTTCAAACGCTGGGTTACCGCGGAAGTCTTGCCGGCCATCCGCAAAAACGGCGGTTATATTGCCAACCAGGAAACCATGACAGACGCGGAACTGATGAGTCAGGCTTTGTTGGTTGCCCAGAAAACGCTAGAAGCCCGCACTAAGCGACTGGAAGAATTGGCTGCTGCGAACAAACAGTTGGAAAGCGAGAACGCTGAAATGTCTGGCAAAGCACAGTATTTCGATGCCGTGATCGATCGGAATCTGCTGACCAACTTCAGAACCTTTGCCAGCGAATTACATATCAAACAAACTGTGCTGGTTCAGTTCCTACTAGACAAAAAGTACCTGTACCGTGACACACAGGGCAAACTCAAAGCTTATGCGGAGCGCAACGATGGATTATTTGAGATCAAGGAATTTGTGAACCGCGGTAACGGGCATGCCGGGACCCAGACACTGATTACGCCCAAGGGACGCGAGACATTCCGGCTGCTGATGGAAGCCGAAGGACTGATTGGTATGTCGGACGATACTGAGGACATGGCCGATGCTGGTTGAAACAATTTATACGGGTATAAAGATTTGCGCTTTGGCTAGTGTGTGCGCCTATGGCTGGCTGAGAGTACAGCAGGAACGCAAAGCTGAGACAGCTAAAGAACAGGCAGAAAAAACTACATGCAAGAATTGCTGTTACTGTCGGATGATTATGACTGATAGCCGGATTGTCTGCGAACTAGAAGAGAAGCCGATAGAACAACCTGCCCATTGCACGCTATTTACAGAATGGCCTGAAGACTACACGTCCAGCTTATGTTTATACTGCAAACACTGCAAAAACTATGGCAAGTTTTTTGTTCGTTGCGATATAAGCGGGTTGCGTGATAAAGCCGAAATTACCTGTATTAACTATGAAAAGCGCCGCAAATACTTCCCAGATCTAGGAGGAATACACTAATGACCAATGAAGAATTTGAAATCCGCAAGAAAGAGACTGCCAGTAACCTGCAATTATTGCTTGACGAGATGCGGCAGCTGCACGACTGGATTGTGCTTAACCCAGTAACAGATGTTACACCCGAAAACTATAAGGACTGGGAGAATTCGTTCGGTGCTCTACTTGACAGTTTCGAGATCCTAGACTGCAACTAATAAGGAGAAACTTTATGTCAAAATTAAAAATCGCCAGTGCTATAACTCACGCTTGCGCTGTGGCCACTGCGGTATTGGCTGCTGGAGCTGCTGTACACTTAGGCATTGACTTAGAAGCTAAAGCGCCAAAGGCTGTAGACACAACTACTGTATATACCACACACAAAATCTCCTACGCATTCCTTGAAACGCGACCGTATACAAACCGGTATGGCGGCATTTGCGGCGCTGACACATACCTGCACTGCGGCGTGATACAAGATGATGGGAGCATAAAAGAAGAAACCGAGGATGTAGATTACGTCACCATAAAATATTCTGATGAAGATAATAGCTACAAGGCCGACTTTTACGACCGCACCACATATGATAACGGATCGTTCGAAGATCGGTATACCAGCACGGTGTACTACCTGACCGACGAGATGATGCATGACTTGGGTACTGGAGGCAGCATATGAACGAGGCGTGGGAATCTACAGTGGACGCTATACTGATGATTTACATATATGGACCGCTTTTGCTGTTGATGTTGGGGATTAACTGTACGTTGTTGATTTTTAGCGTGTGGAAGATGATAACAATAGCAAAACACATCGCCAAGAGATATTACGAAAAGTTCATATGTAAAATTTTCATGAACAATAAAAACGAAAAGTGAGGTGAAAAAAATTTTTATGGCACGACTGATTGATGCGGAGGAGTTTGAGGCGTACTGCATTGAGCGCGACCCGAAATATTCAGAGGCCGAATGGCAGGCTTACCTGGATGGTGTACAGCAGGTTTTGGAGGCCATTGATGCGGCACCCACCATGACAAAATATGTGCGGTGTGAGGATTGTGACGAGGTTGTGAACTCCATTATACGCCCAGATTTATACTACTGCACGCTGCATGACTGCGAGACAACAAAGGAGGGGTTCTGTGATAAAGGACATGCCGAATAAAAGTCATTGGGAGCTTGGCAAGCTGCTTTGTGCGCACCTGTGCGGCGAGAAAACGCTGGATGAAGTCATGGACACGATTGAACTGATGCTGGCGCGGGATGTGTGGACAACGATGGATAAAATTAACCCCATTGGTGGACATGGCCCTGCAAGCCCCTATGATCAGCCTTTGATGGCAGAAACAAATTATTCAGCCCAGTTAAGATACGAGCTGGAAACGCCTGTGCGGCGGGCTAAGGAGGTGTATAAACCACATGACAAGGCTTGAAAAATTACAAAGCGCAACGGCAGACGATCTGGCCAGTTTGTTCACTATCATGGATGACGACGGTGAATACCTTCCGCTACTGATGCCAATGAACCTGGTGAAAGATCCTGATAACCTGGACGAAATTATTCAGAGCCAGAGCGAATGGCTGCAGGGCGAATATTGGCCGGGAGATTTTGGGCTGGGCTGTTTTGATGAACCGGTAATGCCGGAACCAGAGATCTATTCATAACCTGCGATACCACACGGTATAACATGGCCTGAGACGTGCAGGGACGCGCTATGAGCCACGACACGAGGAGATACGACATGCGATACATAAACTAGCAGGATGCGTTAAAAGCGCTGGGAAACGAGCCTGCAGTGTGGGACGAAGAAGACCTGGTTGAGATACAGGCATGGCGCGACTGGGACGATCACAACCAAGCAATCAGTGCCGTTACGCCATTACCTTTTGAGCTACGACCATTATGCCCGGAAGAACTGTTCAGGACAGAAGGAAAGAGCGTGATTTTATCAGCACCGGATCAGCCAGGACTAAATAAACGAGCCGTAACCTGCAACGGCTTGAAAACCAGAGGAACATACCAATGGCTTGACTTAAACGGACAGCGCTATGACCTGGGACTATTTTTGAACCGACACGTTACGGCCTGGGCGATTGTATAAAACCAGGAACGAAAAGAACCAAGGACGCGATTCCACCAAACCCATGCGCCCACACAGGGTTAAAGGGGTACGGTTGAGCTTGGGATGCACGCAGAACAAGCGAAATGGTCGGCGGATACGAATTCCCGGAGGGCCAAACGCCGAGCAAAAGTACCACCTATATTTCTTTATTAAGGTTTTTCTTATTAAGCGTAAGTGAATGTTGGTTTTACCCCAGGTTTTTCGTTGTTCAAAAACGGATTGGACTGCGGATTTTGCATCGTTTCTGAACATCGTTTTCCAAAATGCGTTTTTCGAGCCGTTTTTTAAGAATTGAATGATTATTTTCGAGCCGTTTTTTAATGCGGCAAAGGAGTGCTTTTTAATGTATACGAATGGTTCCTACTTAGCAAAGCAGGTTATGCAGGTGCCGGAAGAGTTGATTTTGCGCAAGGACGTGTCGGAGTTACTGCCGGTTTACATGCTGATGTACGCAAAGTATTCGCCGTTTTACGATTTACGATTTTACAGTTATACGAGCCTGTCAGAGCTGGTCGAGCTGGCTGGAACGTTTGGGAAAGATTGCCAGCACCGCAGATACTACAACCGTGCGGCAGATGCAGTTGAGTTTTTAGAAGCATGTGGCGTGATTATGACAGAGGGGTACAACCGGGCAAAACCGACCAAACCGTTTAAGTATCGGTTCAAAGATCTGAACGAGGTGTTTGGCAAAGAAGACAAGGACGGAAAGTTTGGTTATGCTTCACTGACCTCAAACGAATATTTCTTGCTGCTAAACAGAGTGGCTACTGCCTATTCTACCGGGCGTGGCACGAACAATTTGTACCGGATTTACTGTTACCTGCGGTTGCGGTACCGCCTGTGGCAGCGTACATACGGTAAGGAAAAGATGGGGTTTGTGGCAACGTGGGTAGGATATATTAAAGCGATTTCCAAAGAACTGCACTTGGCCGACAAGACCGTATCAAACGCCATCCGGGTTATGTACCAGTGTGGGCTGGTTATCCCGTACTACGGAGCGATTGAAAAGGGAAACCTGGAATCTGACCGGCCGGAGATGATTTTGGCGCTCCCGCTAATGTGTGGCGACAACATGGTGGAGAAGGTTGTGCGCGAAACAAAGAACCGGTACCGGCGCAAACCCAACCGAGCAGGCTCCAACTGGTACCCGGCAGGCCAGACATGCGGAACGGAGGACAAGCCAGAACCAGCAGAGGAGGTAATGCCAGAACCGGAACAGGAAACCTCACCAGAACCGCCAATGGAAGAGTTGTGCAACACCCAGTTTTGCGATGGGTGGGAGATGCCGCCTGATAATTACAGTGACTGGGGATTGTGTGAGGATGAAATATTCTAAGCAAAACGAACGTATATTGCCCACTTTACCTTTTCTACGAAAAAATATTTTTTTGGAGGTATAAAACTTTGAACAAGAAAGAAGCTGAAACTTTGTTGATACTGACAAATTTTCTGCATGACCTGTGGCAGGGATTTAAGGCCATGGTGCTGGTTGGAAGCTGCATTGTGGTGATCCGGCTGGCGTTGCAGATGTTGGGCACTGTGGCCACAGTTGGAATTTTTGTGGCGCTGCCGGTTTTATACGCGCTGCTGTGGGCGGCACTTTCCCGTGAAGCGTTTGACAGCGGGCGGGTTAGCATTGAAAAGATTTACAACCTGGAAAAAGCCGAGGACAAAGAGAATGACCCGAATAACAAGGAGGACGAGTAATGTTCGCACCACCACTATATATTGTGCGAAAGTTGAACCTGACCTACATTATCAACCATGACTATAACATCCAGATCAGCCAGGAGGAGGAAGAGCGCTTTTATGTAAAGCAGGGTGATAACATGCTGTTCCGGCAGATCCGGCTGCTTACATATGAAAGCAACGAGTACAACCGGTTTGTTGTGTTTGTGGATTGCGTGGGTGGCCAGAACAAAAAGGCGGCCATGAAGCGGTTGATCCAGCACGGGTTTAAGATTGGAAAGCAAGAGTTTGTGCTGAGTGAACGCAGCGCCAGTATGGTGCGGCAGGGTATCTTGAGCTTTGTGGACAGGCGGTTGGCCCACGACCTTGACGTGAGAATCACAATGGGAATACAAATTCAGGAAACAGTATTGAGTAAATTTTACGCTTATCGCGGTCTGATGTATTCCAGCTGCCACTGCATTGAGAACTGGTATCCGACCATTGTGGTAGTGCCGGACTGCTTTGTGACCATACCAAACCAGAACATTAAATATGTATATGACCGCAAGATCCAGTTCAAAGACCGCAAGACCGGGGCTGACCGCGAGTGGGTGCAGAAAGACATTGCAGAAACTACCCGCGACATTGAAATAAACGCTTTTGACGGCTGCGGGATTGCGCACCCTAAGATTATGCAGGAGATACAGCGGCGATTGGGCAGCGAAACACCTGTGACCAGTGTGGTGTGGCGGATGCCGTACTTTAAGGGTGTACTGAATCAGATGGATTATGAAACGTTTTTTGCAGAACGCGGGGTACGGTTCATCAAAGACATTTGGGGCGTGGAACACGATGTCAGCCCAGGGGCTGAACCCAAGATTATTGCGTGCGAGAGCATGTACAAGGGGTACAAGTATTTTAAGAAGACCGGCACGATTGCGGACTGGGAGGAATACTGGTACCAGTTCAAGAAGAACAAGCACTGCATTGGCATTGCAAAGTGGCAGTTTGACATTGACACAGAACCGCTATACACCCGCGGCAACTACCAGATTTTGCAGGACCTGGATTTGCCGGTAGACGAGTTTGAGCATCTGGCAGATTACAGCATTGATTGGGTTGAAAAGATTGAGAACGGCGACCCGGTATACACCTACTGCTTTTTGGGCATGCTGGCTGACCGGCACAAACCGCTGAATAATTATTGCGCGGCGATTTTGAAGAACCCGGAGATGCTGAAAGAGGAGGGGGTGCGAAAGTACATAACCAATCTGCTTGGAAAATATAAGGATGACATGAAGTGCGGCAAGTTGTGGCTGCGCGGTAGCTTTAAGTTCTTAGTACCTGACCTGATTATGCTGATGGAACACATTGCCGGCCTACCCTTGAAGGGGGCGCTGGAGGCGGATGAGTTTTACAGTTTTGACAGAACAGGAACAACGCTTGGCGAACGGCTGATTGAACGCAACCCACACATTTGCAAGAGCGAGCATGTAATCCTGAAGGGCGTGACCAACCCGCTGCTGGAAAAATATTGCGGCCAGTTGGTGAACACGTTGATTGTTAATTGCAAGAGTATTACCCCGCAGAGATTAAATGGCGCGGATCGAATGATGGTCCGGGGCTGTGGTAACACAGCATTTGGAACGGTGTGAACCCCTCGTCAGGGGTGTGGCCCATATGGGCTGCTAACAGGGAATGCCTGCCTGAGAGACGGCAGGAGAATCCTGTGGCTGGAAACGGCTGCAACGACTATCTGGGATGAGTGTACCAGGGTAAGGCTGCTATTGACACGCAGTTTGGAGCGCACCGCTGCCGGGAGACCGGTAGAAGATATAGTCTACACCTGCAAAAATGACGTAGGTGTGTATGACGGGGATTTGGTCCTAGTATTAAATAGCCCTTTGATGATGAAGGGTGTGGACAGGAACGCAAAAATTGTAATTGACATTGAAGATAAAGTAACTGCGCTGGCGGAGAAGGACACGATCCAGAACCGCACGGCGTGCATTATGCGCAGCTTGAAGAGTTTGATTGGTGAAATTTCCAATTACGCGAGCTGCTACCACAACAAAACACCAAAAACCGAGAAGCAGAAAGAAACATACGCCCGGTATGTTGACCTGCTCTCCATAACCAACGGTAAAGCTATTGACTTCGCCAAAACCGGTGTGTTGTACCCGGTGCCGCGGCAGATTGCCAAGTATGGCAGACCTTTGCCGTATTTTATGAAGTATGCAAGCCCGTACTATAAGCGGATGAAGCGCCTGAGCTGCGCCCACAGCAACATGAATAAGATGTGTTGGGTTATTGAAAAGTGGGCGGACGGGCTGCGCCACAAAAGGAGTGACGGGTTTGATTACACAATTATGATTGACGCGGAGGTGGGATTTAGCCAGGAGCATTTTGATGCAATTGAAAAAATCTACTTTGAGTTTAATAAAACGGTAGCCGAGCTGGCAGAGACTGAATACCATTGCCGTTACTTTGACCGGTTCAAAGATGAGCTGGAGGCTGAGGGCGTTACAAAGGAGTTTGCCGCCAACTTTGAGGTTGACTGGCAGCTGTACTATAACAAGTTCCGTGCCCGGTGTGCAGAGATTTGCCTTGACCCCAAAGAACTGGCCAACATTGCCGTGATGCTTTGCTACCAGAAATACCCCCGCCGCAGCAAGAAGTTTATGTGGGTGGTGGCCGGCACCGGCATTGTGGAGAATATCCAGCAGGTGAACATTTGCTTGCCGCAGCTGTGCGATGACGGTGAATACGAGTACCTGGGCAAGCGTTATGCCCTGGTGCCGGTTGGCAACGAACTGAACATTGAACCGATTGAAGGAGGAGAGGGGTAATGTATTACAGCTATTATTGCAATGAAAAGATGCTGCTGGATAACTTTGACGATTACAATGAAAGCCCGCGGCTGTTACGGCGGCTGTTGGCGCAGAGTGGGTATGAGCCAGATTTTTGTGCAGATATGCAGCTGGCCCATACAGACCCCCAGTACATAAGGCAGTATGACCGGTTGGACTTAATCCAGCAGTACAAGAAAAAACAGCTGAAGAAGTGTGGACTGCGGCAGGTTGACAAGATCTACCTTTATGAGAGCGACCTGACTTACATCCGGCTGGCGATCCGTACTTATGGGCTGACGCAGCGACAGGTGAAGGTTTTGCTTGGCGTGATTGTTATGTGCCGGCTGAATGGTAGTGACACGCTGGATCTGATGAACCGATACAGGATCAAACAGTTTTGCTCTTGCTTTGGGCGAGATGTGACAGCGATACACATTGATGGCGCGAACTGGTGGGACGGTTATGAAGCGCCGGTGGAGCTGGATGTGCTGAGTGACAAGTGCGGTATATTGAACCGAATTACTTGCAATCCGGGTCCAGGGCGGATTGGCTGTTTGTATGAGTACCCGTTTTATGATCACAAAAGCGAAGGCGTTTACTGCTGGGATGTGACGGCAGAGAACAACCGGTTGGATATGGATAAATTGTGCGCAAAGATTGGGCTGTTTGACAACCGGTACTGCGAAAAATGTGGGGAAGAGATTGCGTGGAATGCCAAGGCACACTACTGCAAGACCTGCGCGGAATTGGAGAAAAACGCCAGGACGTTGGCCCGCGTAACCCGGTACAGAAACAAAAATAATACCTTGTAACGCTTGAAGCTGAAAACCCCCTATATATGATTATAGAGGGTGGAGTGCCCCTGACCATTATGGCCGGGGGTTCTTTTATTCTCAGATTATTTTTTTATAAGGAGATTTTTGAAGATGATTGTTATTTCTAAGGAAGAAGCAAAAATGTTGCGCAAGAAGTTCCCCGGTGTGCATATGGTTACGACCGTGAACAAGACGATGGTGGACGAGCTGCCGTATGTGCTGCAGGCTTTGCCCAACAACTATTTTGCGCAGGAAGCTTTGGTTGAGATGGAGCGTGACCAGCGCCGCACCGGAATTGTGAATACACGGGGTGACGTGAATGCTTGAACTGCACAAGCTTGCCAAGGAAACTGACAATGAATACATCTACCGCATTTGTGCTGCCAAGGACCAGATTGGCACCTGGGACGATGTGGCGGATGTGATCAATAAAGAGCTGGGCCAGGACAAGGATGAGTGCGTATACCGTAAGAACTGGAAGGCGTTCAGCATGCTGGCGCACGCCAGTGAAACCAACTTGAGTGACGCCCAGCAGATTTTGGGCGAGATTAAAGAGCAGCGCCGCGAGCTGGAGAAAGAAAAGGTTAAGCTGCGGGACGAGCGCAATGAAGTGAGCCGCCTGATGCGGGTACAAGCCCGTGGAGAGAGCATGCGAGAGCTGATTGAACGGCGGTTCAGCGCTTATAAACCGGAGACTTTTGAACACATTGGGGTAGTTAGTACAGAAGCACTGACGACCGATCTGATTGTTCACCTGACTGACCTGCATGCGGGAGTCAAGATTGAGAACCTTTATAACAGCTTTGACCAACAGGTGTTGCGTGCCCGGTTGAAGCGCTATGCGGAAAAGGTGTATGTGATCCAGCAGCGCCACAATGGCCAGAATTGTTTTTTGGTGCTGGGCGGAGACCTGGTAAACGGTGAAATCCACCTGAACAACCGGTTGGAAAACAATGAGAATGTGGTGGACCAGGTAATCAGCGCCGGGGAAGCCGTGAGTTGGTTTGTGGCCGAACTGAGCCGCATGTTCGAACATGTATACATTTATAGTGTGCCGGGCAACCATAGCCGGGTGTTCCCCGCCAAGGAGGATAACCAGCACGGTGAATACCTGGACAAGCTTGTGACTTATATTGTGGGCGCACGCTGTGCGGCACTTGGCAATGTAGAAACCTACCAGAATACGATTGACGAGACGATTGCGGACTTTATGGTACGCGGCCGACTGGTGTATGCAGTGCATGGTGACAAAGACACACCGGGCAGCGTGGTACAGACCTTGACCATGATGACAGGTGATAAGCCCGACATTGTGCTGATGGGACACCGCCACACCAATGCCCTGACGACTGTATACGATACGAAAGTATACGAAAGCGGCTGTGTGGATGGCGCGGACTGCTACTGCATGGATAAGAGATTGCGAAATAAACCGGAGCAGAACGTGCTGGTGGTGAATGCTTACGGCGTGGACTGCTGTTACGATATTACGCTGGATTAGAGCGTGGGATTTTTTGATGAGAGGGGATGGTTAGAGTGGGTGAGTATGAGAAGAAGCAGCCCGAATACTTTTGCAGTTATTCGGCGCGGCTTACGAATTTTTTGAAGGCGTTTGGTTTGAGCTATGAGAGCCGGCAGATGAACCCCATTACCCAGACAAGCTACTGTGTGTTTAAGCGCAGCCAGAAACTGATGGATGTGGTGGAGTTTTGGAACGAGTGCCGGAACAACTTCCGTGATTATGATGAGAACGGGAACCGCGCCGATAAGGCGGGTGACTGAACATGGCCGGAAGACCGAAAGGCTCTAAAAATAAAGCTACAATTTTACGAGAAAACGCAGAAGCGCAGGCCAAGATCCGCCGCATGATGGCAGAGGACGATGGGCCTGCGTATTTTGTTTGCGCCTGTTGCGGCAAGCGGTTCATGCACCAGAAGGATAATTTTTCCCCTGCGCAAAGCGAGCTGTGGCGAGGGAACAACCATTACTTTCCGGTATGCAAAAGCTGCATGGACAAGCTGGTTGACCATTATACCCAGGCGCTGGGCAATGAGGATGAGGCCATGAAACGGGTGTGCATGCTGTTTGACATTTATTACAGCGAGGGCCTGCTGAAAAGCACGGCAAAGCACGCCCCGAACACAAGCCGGATGACAGCTTGGATCAGACATTGCAACATGACCCAGAACCATGGCAAGACCTTTGATACCTACCTGGAAGAAATCAACGGGCGGGTGATCAATGATGTGAGCGATATCAGCGAGACACGACCAAACGGCGGCAAGGTAAGCCAGCGCATGGTTGGGTTTTGGGGGCCAGGGTTCAACGAGGCCGAGTATGTGCGGCTGGACAATGAGTACAAGGACTGGATTACCCGGTATGAGTGCTCCACAAAGGCGCAGGAAGAATTGTTCAAAGCGATCAGTATGGCGCAGATTATGCTAACCAAGGCATACCAGACGGGTGACACCAAGAAAGTAAAAGAGGCCAGTGATACTTTGCAGAACCTGCTGGGCAGTGCCAATATTAAGCCAAACCAGACGAACGATAATGCGCTGGCAGAGGCAAATACCTTTGGCACTTTGATTAAAAAGTGGGAAGACAAAAAGCCGATCCCGAAAGCTGCGCCCGAATGGCGGGATGTGGATGGGATTGGCAAATATTTCCGCACTTGGGTGACAGGGCCAATGATGGAACTGTTCAAGATCAAGAACCCGTGGCAGAAAGAATACGAGGAAGGCATGGCACCTTATACGGCGCACCGACCCGAATATACCGGCGGAGAAGAGGAAGAGAACGAGAGTATCCGCAACGCTATTTTTGGCACCCCCGGAGAGTGAGGTGGTGCTTGAATGGTGAAGAAAACTGCAAGAGAGGTTACGGAAGATAAGACAAGCCGGATCATGAATGCCGTGGCGCTGTGGGCTAGCTTTTACCGGGCGAACCCGCAGAGGTTTTGCAAGGATTATTTGAACGTAAACCTGAAGATGTTCCAACAGATTTTGATTTATTGCATGGCGCTATGCACAAATTTTTGTTTTATAGCGGCGCGTGGTCTAGGTAAGACGTTCCTATGTGCAATTTTCTGCTGTTGGAAAGCGATCTTGTATCCAGGCAGCTTGATTGTGATTGCGAGCAAAACGCGAAACCAGGGTAGCTTGGTACTGAAAAAGATTGAGCAGGAGTTGGTGCCGCGAAGCCCATTACTGCGCAGTGAGATAAAAGATATAACGATAAACCAGAGTGTGGCGAAGATAACCTTCCGCAATGACAGTGTGATTGAGGTTGTGACTGCCGCAGATACTGCCCGTGGCGGCCGTGCGAGTTTGCTGATCATTGACGAGTACCGCATGGTTGACAAGGAAGTGCTGGATCTGGTTTTGAAGAAGTTTTTGAACTACATCCGCCACCCCGGCTACATGGACAACCCCAAGTATGCCCATTTGGCGGAACGCAACCAGCAGATGTACCTAAGCTCTGCATGGTTTGAACAGCACTGGTCATGGGATTTGTGCAAGGATTACTTTGTGAACATGTTTGACACCACGAAAAATTACTATTGTTTCCGATTCCCATACCAGATGAGTATTAAGGAAAACCTGCTACTGAAGAGCCAGGTAGAAGACGAGATGACAGAATCGACGTTTTCTGACATACGGTTCCGCATGGAAAATGAGGCGCTGTTTATTGGTACGACAGACGGCGGGCTATTTAGCTTTGACGACATTAACAAGCAGCGCAGGATCATAAAAGCGTTCTATGCGCCAAACATGATTTTGAACAATAAGGCGGCTTGCCAGTTGCCGGCCAAGAAGACCGGTGAGAAGCGGATTTTGACGGTTGATATTGCCCTGATGAGTTCTAAGCGCCGCGACAATGACGCCACCAGCATCTTTTTGAACAGTTTGGTGCCGGACAGTACAGGCAAGTGTACTAGCAACATGGTGTACACCGAAAACTGCGAGGGTATTATTACGCAGGATTTGGTGCTGAAGCTACGCCGCTACTTTAAGTATTTTGAGTGTGACTACATTGGCATTGACGCAAAGGGCCTTGGTGCTCCCATTATGGATTTGCTGATGCACGAGTGTTATGACCCAGAGACTGGCGAGACATACCCACCGCTGAACTGCTGCAATAACCCGGATTTCCAGGAGCGGTGCCCCGACAAGACGGCACCCAAGGTTATTTGGGCGATCATGGGCAGCAGCCAGTTTAATAATGACGTGACAATTGCGTTGCGAAGCGGAATCCAACAAGGGAGAATCCGGTTTTTGGAATCCGAATATGACTGCGAAGAGATTTTGCGGGCGAACATTAAAGGTTATGACAAGCTTTCACCCATGGAGAAGATGGCGCTGCAGATGCCGTACATCAATACCGGATTGGCTGTAAATGAGCTAGTGAACCTGGAATATGAAGCAACGAATAATTTGATCCGTGTGCATGAGAAGCCCGGCGCACGCAAGGACCGTTACAGCAGCCTGAGCTACAACTATTACATTGCGCTGCAGGTTGAACGCATGATGAGTAAAAACTTTATGCGCAATAAGAAGATTGAAATAAACTTTAGAGCGCCCAGACTGCGGCATTAAGGAGGCGGCTATATGGAAGAAATACAGCAGAAAAAGGTCGCCATGATCAGCCCGGACGGCAAGAAAAGCTTTGTGCCATTGACGGAATTTATGAGTAAGGTACGGTATGCGAACCTGGCAAACGTGAAGATCCGCGACCTGGAAAATAACCGCGACTACAACCCTACTTATAAAAAGTACACCAAGAGCCAGATTGTTACCTATTTGGCGAACCCGGCCAACTATGAAGTGCAGCTACGGCAGATGAGCCAATACCTGTTTAATATTTCGAACTATTACAGGCGGCTGATCCAGTATTTTGCCAACATGAGCACGTTCAGTTACATTGTGGTGCCGTATGGCGTTGATTATTCCAAGAATGTGAACCTGCAAAAATTCAAAAAAGGTTACTATGCGGTGACGGCACAGTTGGAAAAAATGAACCTGCGGCACGAGTTCAGCCGGGCGTTGATGGTGGCGTTCCGTGATGATGTGTATTACGGGTACGCATGGGAAACGAACGACAGCTACACATTCCAGCAGCTGGATGCAGACTATTGCAAGATCAGCAGCATTGAGGATGGTGTATACAACTTTGCGTTCAATTTTTCTTACTTTGATTCCCACCGTGAGCGATTACCAAATTTTCCGCCGGAATTTACCACGATGTACAGTGCGTACCAGAAGGATTCCAGCTTGAAGTGGCAGGAGTTGTCAAGTGAAAATTCTATCTGTTTGAAAGTAAACGAGCAGACGTATGTGCCGATCCCGCCGTTTGTGAGCTTGTTCAGCGCATTGGCGGATATTGAAGACTACCGGGCGATCAGTAAGGATGCCAGCGAAGTGAATAATTACAAGGCGTTGGCGCTGGAGATCCCGGTGGGGGATGACGGTACATTTTTGATTGACTACGACCTGTGCAAAGAGTTTTACGACATGCTGTGCAATGTGCTGCCGGAGAACATTGGCGCGATTATGAGTCCGATGAAGATCAGCAGCTGGGACTTTGAAAAAAGTGGAGCTGTAAGCGGCAGTGACGATGTGGCAAAAGCCGAAAATTCGATGTGGAAACAGGCGGGTGTAAACAATATCTTGTTTGGTGGCGGTGAAGACCCCAGCAGCTCTACGCTGAGCCTTTCTACCGTGAATGACCAGATGATTGTGTTTGCGATGATGCGGCAGATTGAACGCTGGATCAACCGTAAATTAAAGAGTGTTTCGACGGCAGTTAAGTTTAAGGTAAATATTTTAGATGTGACGTATTTTAACCGGCAGGAAGTGCATGACCGCCTTGTAAAAGATGGCCAGTACGGAATGCCGGTGCGCAGTGCCATTATGGCGACAAGCGGATACAGCCCAAGCGATATGGAGAACATGCAGTACCTGGAAAACACGGTATTGAACCTGTCGGCCAATGAGGTGCCGCTGATAAGCTCCAACACGCAGAGCGCTGCTGACAGTAATGCCGCGACAGATGAAGGCGGACGCCCCACAAATGCAAGTGAGGGTAAGACGCTGACAGACGCAGGCGAGAACAGCAGCGAGGAAGACCTGGCGACAGGAGGCTGATTGAGCGATGAAGCGTGAAGTTAAGGTGCGTGGCCGTGACGTGGTACTATATTTGCTGCGCCAGAAAAAGAAGCTAGTGCAGGAAGAGCGCGATAGTGGCGGCCATACAGTATATATTTTTGAACTTGACGACGATGATTTGAAGGCTGTGCAGGAGTTTGCCGCACAGCAGAAAAAACGAAATTACTTTTGAGAGACCGCTATGCAAGCGGCCTTTTTTAGTTTACGGGGTGATTGGATGTGAGTGAGCGGTTGAACCGCCTGCCAATTACCTTTGAAAAAACCGGAGAAGTGATGGGCAAAGATGCGCGTTTTATTAACGTGACGATTGATGTGCTGCATACTGGCGGCAACCTGAACGGATCGCGGTTTGAAAAAGAGGTAGTTGACCGGGCAGCAAAGAGTATTGCGAATACCCCGATTCTTGGATACATTGAGCAGAATGACGATGATGAGCTTGATTTTAAGGGCCACGAACATGAGCTGATTGTGGACGAGGACGGGATTCGATATGTATATGCCGGCAGCGCTTACGGTGTGATACCGGAGAGCTGCAACCCGCGCTGGGTAAGCCGGGATGACGGCACAGGAAAAACACGGGAATATTTGCGCGTTGACGGGTTGCTGTGGACCAAGTTTGACGATTCCTGTGGGATTTTTGAGCGGGATGTGGTGAAAGGGCAGAGCATGGAGATCACCAACATGGAAGGCTATGTGGATAAAGACGGCTACTATGTTGTGCAGAATTTTGATTTTGATGGCTGCTGCGTGCTTTCCACCACTGACCCGCAAATCCGACCAGCAATGACGGGTAGCACAGTTACGGCGAATTTTACCGCCGCGACGATTGCGAGCCAGGTTAAGGATATGCTGGCGGAATACACAGCTTTACAGAGATCTGAATCCTCCAAGGAGGCTCAGATAGATAATTTTGCGAAAGGAGACGATTGCTTGAAAGAAAAAGAAGAAATTCTGGCTTCTTACGGCATTGACGCTTCTACGCTGGAGTTCTCTTTGGAGGAAATTACCATTGAGGAACTGAAAGCGAAGTGTGAAGAGATGGCTGCAGCAAAATCTGCCGAGCCGGAAGAGCCGCAGGGTGAACCGGAAAGTGAGCCGGCCGCAGAGCCTGCTGCTGAACCTGCAGAACCCGAACCCCCGGCAGAACCGGAACCCGCTGCGGAACCGGAAGGCGGCGAACCTGCTGCGGATTACAGCCTGAACCTGTGCGACAAGCTGAACGAAGTAAACGAGGCCATTAGCGCTGAAACCATGATTGACCCGTGGGGCTATGAAGTGAGCCGCTATTGGCTGCAGGATGTGCAGGATGACCTTGCCGTTGTGATGGATTGCCAGGATTGGAAAATCTACAGCTTTACCTTTACCATGGATGGCGACAACGTGAAAGTTGATTTTGCCAGCAAGAAACGCATGAAGGTAAAGTACGAAGCCTGGGATGAAGGCAGTGCCGATATTGGCGTGCCCGCGCTGTACAGCACCATGGGCGACAAGGCCAAAGAGCAGACCGAAAAACTGGAGGCTGCCAACAAGCAGTACAGCGAACTGAAAGCAGAGTATGACGAGATGAAGCCGAAATATGATGCTTACGTTGCGGCCGAGGCTGCTGCTGCCAAAGAAGAAGAGAGCGCTAAACGCGAACAGCTGTTTGCCGTTATGGATCAGAAGCTGGATGGCGATGCTGATTATGCCAAGCTGCGAGATAACAAGACGATGGAGTTTACCGTTTTGGAGGATGCTTGCTACAAGCTGTTGGGCAAAAAAGCCGCTGAGTTCAGTTATGTTCCGTCCAAAGAAAAGAAGGGCGAGGTAAACAAGGTACGGTTTGGCGTGAATGGCACCCAGAAAACAGAGAAGCGCTATGGCGACCTGTTTGAACGTTATCTGCATACGAAAGAGTAAAAAAAAGGAGTTACATATTATGGCTAACATTAAACATGCTGTTGTTGGCACCGATATGCTGGTTGGTTCCAGCAACGCTGCCTACCTGAAGAGTGTTGTTTTTTACAAGGATGGCAGCCCTGCCGCCATTGATAACGGCAACATTGTTGTGATTGGTGATGCAATCGGCCCTGAAACCTACAAGGCTGAAGCACCTGCTGCTGATTCCAAGCGCCCTATGCTGGCCCTGGTCGCCGGCGTTGAGCTGTTTTACGATGAGACCCGCACCCATTACCTGACCGAGTGGGAGAACGAAGCTGGCAAGCCTGTTCGCGTTTACCTGCTGGTTGCCGGTGCTGATTCTTTCCGCGTTACTGCTGAAGCTTTTGACGGTACCCCCGAAAAGGGTAAGTTTGTTGCCTTTGCTGCTGGTTCTACCAAGCTGAAAATTGAAGCTGATGCTTCTGCTGACAATGTTTTTGGTGTGATCAAGCGCGATCCTGTGAAGGTTGGCTTTGGCGACGGCCAGTATACCTATTACATCGTTGACGTGATCGCCTGATTTTATATCAGCAAGTTAGTTATAACTAATTACTGGTGTGGCCTATGCCTACACCTATCTTTATATGTAAAGGAGTATTAACATGGATGAGAAACTGATTAAGCTGGCCGTTGATGGCTACCATGGCCACCTGGGCGAATACAGCGTGAAAGACAGCCAGGAAGTTCTGCGCCAGGCCATGATTGAGGCTAATAATGGCAAGACCAGCATGAACTACAAGGATATCCGCGACGGTAAGTGCAGCAACCTGTTTGCTATTACCGAAGTTCTGATTGATAAGGTTAGTGAAGAGGGCCTGAAGGGTGACGAGTTCTTTACCAATTTTATTGAGGACCGCAACACCTCTCTGGGCGATACCAACATTTTCCATACCACCAAGCCGTGCCTGCTGACTGTTGCCGACATTGCTGAAGGCACCCAGGGCATCCGCCGTCAGCGCCTGGAAGCCGGCCAGGATATTACCGTGAACACCCAGCTGCGTGCTGTGAAGGTTTATGAGGAAATTAACCGCGTGCTGGCTGGCCGTATTGACTTTAATGACCTGGTTGACACTGTTGGCCGCAGCTTTACCCAGTACGATCTGGACAGCGCTTATCTGGCATGGACCAGCATGTTCACCAAGCTGGACCCCGTTTATACCCAGAGTGGTTCTTACAATGAGGACAAGCTGCTTGACCTGATTGAGCACATTGAGGCTTCTACCGGCGACACCGCTACGATTGTTGGCACCCGCAAGGCACTGCGCAAGATTACCACTGCTACCATGGGTGAGCAGGCCAAGAGCGACCTGTACAGCATGGGCTACCTGGGCCACATTGCCGGCACCCCGATGATTGCGATGAAGCAGCGCCACAAGATCGGCTCTACTGAGTTTATTCTGCCTGACGACACTGTTTACATTTTTGCCGGCGACACCAAGCCCGTGAAGCGCGTTACTGAGGGTGAAGTTACCATGCTGATGGGCGACCCGATGAACAAGGCTGACCTGACCCAGGAATTCCTGATGACCAAGCGTACCGGTATTTCCATTATTCTGGACCGCGACTTTGGCAGCTACAAGTTTGCCTGATTTTGAGCTGAACGATACCCCTGCCGCAAGGCGGGGCTTTTTTATATAAGGAATATTTTGGAGGTATGTTTTGGCAACTGCGAAGATTACCAATGAGACCATGGTGGAATGCAAGAACGGCACCCATGGCAACTTGTTTTATGCTTCGACCCGCAACCCCGGCTACACCGTTGAGTGGACCGAGTTTGGCGAGGTACAGGAGATGGACTACGCCGAGCTGCTTGTAATGCGTGGCAGCCAGCCGCGGTTTTTCCGTGACAACTGGATTTTGATTGAAGACGCCAACGTACTGCGCAAGCTGGGTGTGGAACGTTACTACAAGAACGCACTGACCACGGAAAACTTTGACGAGGTGTTTAAGTGGACCCCGGATGAGATCCGCGAGAAGGTGCCCAAGATGAGCGAGGGGATGCGCGACAGCATCCGTATCCGCGCAAAGGAGATGCTGAAGGCAGACCAGCTGGACAGCCGTGCCATGATTAAAGCATTGAACGATGTGCTGGATTGCGATTTGGAAGAATCCGTTGCATTGGAGGCACCCAAGAAACCCAGAACCCGCAAGAGCGGCGTTGAGATTGTGACGATCGGCGGAACCGAAGAATAATGAGAGGAATGGTGCGGGCCAATGGGCACAAGATACGAGGAAGTTTATGAGCGTTACCGTGGCCAAGTCCGCAACTATGAGTTCCTGGACTACGATGCGGTGACAAGAGAAGCAATGCAGCTGGATCTTTTGAAGATGGCGATCAGCGATTTTGAGGATGTGTGCAAACAGGACCTGAATGACAGGGAAGATGATCTGCTGGAATTCAACATTACGCTGACGAACCGCGAGAAGGATATTTTGGCACTGGGCATGATTGTGCATTTTGTGCGCCAGTATGTTTATAACACAGACGCATTGCAGAACGGATTGAGCACAAAGGATTTTACGTTGTTTTCGCCAGCCAACCTGTTGGAGAAGATGACGACCCTGCTGACCACGACAGAGCGGCAGCAGATGAAGGAGATTAACCTGTACTCTTTCCGCAATGGGGAAATTTCGAGTTTGACTGAGTGAGGTGGTAGCGTATGAACTATGAGACATATGCTGCTATGCTTGGCAGGCACGGAAGTACGCGGCGTGACCGGATGGTTGAAAAGAGCAAACGGGACACGCTGAGAATGGGGCCTGATTCCCCTGCCTATAAAGAGGTAGAGATTGAGGGGGTACCCCACCACATGATGATTATTAGCAGCACGGTGACAAACCAAAAGATTATACGCACCATGCCGGGCGACAACTTTGAGATTGGAAAAATTATGCTGTTTAGTAAAAGCCATTGGCTGATTACAGAGCGCGATGCGGACGATGAAATAACCGTGCGCGGCAAAATTGAGCTGTGTAACCGGAGCATCCAGTGGCAGAACCATGAGACCGGGGAAATTATTACCCGGTGGGCGGTTGTGGACAAACCGTATTTTTCCAACCTGAACGAAGATGTATACATGACCATTTCCAGCCGCGAATTCCAGGTGAAAATACCGTATGATGAGGAATCGGCTTTGCTGGATGTGGGGAAACGCCTGATGATGGAGCAGATCAATGGCAAGCCTAAAACTTACCGTGTGACCTGTGTGGACGCTATGACAGAACGCTACGACTGGAATGACGCCCAAACGGGATTTTTGGTTTTGAACCTTGAACAGGACCAGCATGTGGAAGAACAGGATAACGCCGAAAAGATGCTGTGTGATTACCAGGAGGTAAAGCAGGCACCGGAGGACGGCGAAGTGATTATTAAATACGCGGGCGAACCCAAAGTGCGCATTTGCGGGCGCGGCAAGATTTTTAAGGCCACGATTGATGGCAAGCCGCTGCCGGGATGCACCTGGAGCCTGAGCGTTGATGATAAAACACTTGAAACAAAGGTATACCTTGCCAACAGTGTGCAGTGGAACCGGGTAACTGGGGACAGCTGCCGGGTATGCGCAGAGGATAATGCCGCGCTGAATGGAGCTACCGTGAAACTGACGGTTGTGGCACCGGACGGCAAGAGTACAGACAGCATTGCAGTGAAGGTGGTGGACGTATGAACCTGAGTGAGCTGGGAGAATACAAACATAAAGTAGCCGCCCTGCTGGCACAAGACGACACCATTATTAACCTACTGCTTGGACCCGTGGACGATGATACCGACACGGACGAGATGCTACTAGGCGATAAGAGCATTAGTACCGGACATATTTACGAGTTTGAGTATGTGCCGGAGATCAATGAAACGGCGGACACCTACCTGTGCATGGAGACCGTGGTGGCTAAGGCACCGAGCGATACGGCATACAGAGTGTACCTGTACATTTTTGCCTATTGCAATAAGAAGGTAATGAAGAGTTACCGACACCCCGGCGTGCTGGGGACAAAGGCCGATGTGTTGGCCATGAACGTTGACCGTTTGCTGAACGGCAGCGAAGATTTTGGAATTGGGAAGGTACGGTTATTGAACAACGATGTATACAAGCCAAATAATAATTATTACGGCCGCTGCATTACATACGAAGTAATGGCGTTCAACCGCAAGATGGGTGGCGCAAAGTGAAAGTACCGTACTATGAACTGCTGAATCCCGAAGGTTTTATGGTGAAAAACGTGGGCAGAGTACACTCGCCACGACTGAGCGACATTAACAAGCGCGGCTATATGAGCTATCAGTTTGCGCTAAGTACCTTGCTGCTGACACCACAGGCGATGTTTGAAGACATTGCCAAAGTAACAGGGCAGGAGAACCCGTATGAAGCTTTGAGCGAGGAGGAAAAAGCCACCATTAACACCTTTGATTTATTAAGTATGAGCAAAGAAAGCCAGGCGGAGATGATTGCCGCACTGGCCTTTTTTATTGATGCGCCGCTTGAATATGATGAAGCGCACCATGCTGTACTGGTGAATAAAACCGAGGTGGACGATAAGATCCTGATTGATGGTTCCATAACGCGAGATAACTGGGCAGAGATTTGCGACATTTGCCTGCAAACCGCGTACATAGACCAGAAGCGGGAGGAAAACTTGAAGTTCAAAAATGAGGCTGCCCGCAAGTTTTATGAACGATTCCAAAAGAAAAAGGCTGAATATGAAAAATCGAAACGAAAAGGGTATAAGAGTAACCCTGATTTGGAGTTGGGGAACATCATCTCTGCGCTGGCGACAAACCATAACAGCCTGAATTATACGAATATTTATGATTTGACGGTGTACCAGGTGCATGACACTTTTAACCGTCAGAACATAAAAAAACAAAATGAGATCCATGACATGAACTATGCCGTATGGGGTGGCGAAAACGACCTTGGCGGATGGTACAAACGCATGGAAACTGATAAATAGTAACGGAGGATTAAGATATGGCTGTAAATCCGAATATGGCGAACCGTGAAGTTGCTGATCTGGTTCTGCTTGATTACAAGACCAAGAAAGTTTTTCTGCCCATTGATTTTGCCAACGTGACCACCACTGACTTTACCGCAAACCGCGTGTTTGCAAAGGGCGGCCAGGGCGCACCGAACCGTGTTGGCTTTGATGGCGAGCGTGCGGGCACCCTGAAAGTTGATACCCAGATCATGCCTGTTAAGCTGTTTGCCCTGCTGAGCGGCCAGGACATTGGCAAGATTGCAAAGATTATGAAGCGCGAGGTGCTGACCGCCACCACTGACGGTATTGAGCTGAGTGAGACCCCGAAGGCCGGCACTGTGCAGGTTTTTGCTGTTTCTGACGACGCTGGCACTGAGATCAGTGATCTTACCACCACTGACAAGAAGGTTACTGGCGCTGGCCTGCAGGACGGCAAGAACTATATTGCCTACTACTTCTACGACAAGAACGATGGTGTTCAGACTGTCAAGTTTGATTCTGACACATTCCCGCGTGCCTTTGAGATCCACGGTATGATGCCGTTCAAGACCGAGGACGACGAGATGGTGCAGTGTGAGCTGGTTTACTACAAGGCTCAGCCGCAGGCAAGTTTCAGCCTGGCTTTCCAGAACACTGGTGATCCGACCACTGTTTCTATCACCTTTGACTGCATGGCCAACCAGGATGGCGACGTTTACGCCATGAACTTTATGGAGTGATCAACGCAAATTCCTACCTTATTATATATAGGTTTGAATTGTGATGTTTGATCCGTGGGGGAGCGAAAAGCTCCTCCATTTTTAGAACGCGAAAGGAGTGGCGTGCATGGAAGACAAGAATACCGGCGGTTTTGCCGATGTGAAGATTGAACCTGTTGAAACTGCTGCCCCGCCCAAAGTGCCCCTGAAGCGTCAGGTGCGCCCGCTGAAGGGCGTGGTTGTATACTACAGCAAGGAACGCGGCTACATGGGTTTTGAATGTGATGGGCACGGCTACCAGATGCCAGTGAAAGACGGCTATGCCGTTGGCGATGTGGTTAAGTTCAAGATTGCAGACGGGAAGATTGAGCTGTGCAAGTAAGCAGACGAAGCAAGTATAATGTGAGCCGTGACAAGAGCAAACGCACCTATGACGGGATTGTGTTTGACTCTGAACTTGAGATGAAATATTACAGGGATGTTGTGTTGCCGGGGGTTGCAAGCGGGGAGATTGTGGATTATCAGCTGCAGAAACCCTATGAGCTACAGCCAAAGTACCGCAAGGAACGTGGGGGAAGAATAGAGACGGTGCGAGCTATTAACTATGTGGCTGATTTTTGGTTGAAGTATAAAGACGGCACAACAGAGGTAATTGACACCAAAGGATGCCCGGATACTGTGGCATTGATGAAACGGAAGATATTTGATTACCTGTACCCGGACGAGCATTTGCGTTGGATTGTATACCGTAAACGGCGTGGCGGGTGGATTGATTACGAATAATGGAGAGCGCACGCCACGTCTATAGCTGTAAAATTTAGGCGGGGTTAGCTCGTGTTTAAGGGTAGAAATCAGAAATTATTGTTTTCCGTTCTGATAACGGTGTCGCCAGGTTGTGCGAACTGGATATTATAGAATTATAGTGAACCGTAAGGGAGGTGAGTGCTTTGAATATTACATCTAGCTATCAGGTAAGAATCGTTAATTGTAGTGTAAATCTCAATGAAACTGTTTGTATTTATCGCAAGGCGCTCGCCTATCTGATTGGCGTTGTCAATGAAAACTGGAATGCTGTTAAACGCATCGATACCGGTAATCTTGAGCAACAGCGCTATATTGATAAACTGGTTCATAGCACCAAAAACCATGAAGCCAAGTATCCTGATTTCGACAAGTTGTTCTATAAGTATCCGTCGTATCTGCGTCGTGCAACCATTACGGTCGCTATTGGTGCGGTGAGCAGTTATCGCAGCAACTTGGCAAATTGGGAAGTGTCCGACAAAAAGGATAAACAGCCTACCCTTCAAGTGGACAGAAAGGCTCTCCCTATATTCTTCCGCGATGATATGTTCCTCGTGGACGGCGCACCCGAAAAAGTGAAAGTCATAAAAAATCCTAAACCTAAGGACGAACTCACGGCAGAAGAAAAGAAAATCGAGAAAGCAAAGCGCAAAGCTGTTGAACTGCAGAACTCCCAAAATGAGCTGACTGCTTTGAGCAATCACTATACTGTCCGCTTGAAGGTTTTCTATAAAAACGACTGGGTATGGGCAACCGTCACGCTGCGTAAGACAGATATTGCTTACTTGCGCAAATACTGGATGCACGCTTGTGCGTCAGCCCCTATACTCGAAAAGCATTTTGGCAAATACAGCCTTCGTTTTGCGTTCGATGAAAACGTTAAACTGAGTGATACCCCTATCGATAAGCAGCGCGTCTGTGCCGTCGATTTAGGTCTCAATACCGATGCGGTATGCAGCATCATGACTGCTGATGGAACTATCCTTGCCAGGAGTTTTATCAACTTCCCAAGTGACAAAGACCATCTGTATCATGTGCTTAACCGCATCAAGAAGTTCCAAAGACTACATGGGTCCCGTGAAGCACATAACTTTTGGGCCTATGCAAAGCGCGTTAATGATGAATTATCCAAAAAGATTGCTGCCGCGGTTGTAGAATTCGCGGTTCTCTATTCTGCCGATGTAATTGTCTTTGAACATTTAGACTTCAAAGGCAAGAAAGCATCGTCCAAGAAGCAGAAAATCCAGATGTGGCGTAAAAATGGTATCCAGCACATTGCAGAGCATAAAGCTCACCGCTGTGGTATCCGCATTTCGCACATCTGCGCTTGGGGAACCAGCAAACTTGCGTATGACGGCAGCGGCAAAGTAAAACGCGCACCAGATAACCATTCCCTTGCTACTTTTGCAAGCAGCAAACAATACAATGCGGATTTGAATGCGTGCTACAATATCGGCGCACGCTATTTTATCCGCGAGGTAACAAAACCCATGTCAAAAAAGGCATGGTCTCAATGTAAGGCCAAAGTTCCTGACATTGAGCGCAGAACCCAATGCACTTTACATTCTCTCAGACAGCTGCATGACTTTTTGAACACTCCAAAAGAGATTCAACCCGAAGTAACTACCTGATGTAGATGTACTGTGTTGTGACAACTTTGCGGGAGACTAACCCTTATGTGGTGGCCAATGCCGTCAGGCGTTGTGAGCTAAGTTTGGGCCGTATCTCTACCTTCGGGTAACGCAGAGACTTACCGTGGGGTTACAATCCACGGAGAAGCCTCATCTATAACCGCAAGGCTTAGGTGTGGAGGTTCACTACGACACGCTGTAAAATTGTGATTATGCCAGGAAACGACAGAAAAGTTTGTTGAGCATGACAAAATTAGGGCATGGTACCCGAATAGAACATGAACACGGCTCCGCCTGAAAAGGGCGGGGCTTTTTATTTTGTAAGGAGTTTTTTATGGAAATTAAGAAGAACATCCGTGTGGGCGACAGAATCCGGTTTGTGGATTTTGTTTGCGACATGTGCGAGAAGGACGGCAAGCAGTATTACGCGCTGTTTGATTATGCCTGGCGCATTGCGGTGATTACCTTTTTTGCCCCGAAAGCGGAGCTGGACAAGATGAACACAGATGAGATGTGCGACTTTGTTTACAGCCGACAGGGCATTGAGATTGTGGAAGACCCGGATATTGCGGTGATTACAGCGGGACTTTATGAGGCATGTGAAGCCGAGATGAAAGACCGGAAAGAAAAATACATGAAGGTATTTGATGCAATCAATCACCCGGACCCGCTTGACCGGATTGCAGACGCCTTTGCAGAAATTGCAGGGAATTTGAGCCAGCTGGGAGACCAGGAATTTTTGGCTGATCTGGTAAAGAAAGTGCGCGAAGGAGAGCAGCCCGCAAAGAAGCCGCCCGTGAAGATTGAGGTTGTGAACGGCAAGGAGAGTTAAATGGCCAAGACGGTAAGCACACAGAAAGGGCTGGAACTGGAATTGCAGCGGCGAATCAACCTGGCACTGAATGGCGGGGCGAAAACGGCTGTGGAGAATTGTTTGAAGAAGCATATCCAGGAAGATGTACTGGATGTATACCAGCCGAAAGTATATGAGCGCCGCGGCCAGGGCGAAGGGGCATTGGAAGCCGACAGCAGCGTGGTGAGCAGCGTGAGAGAGCATGTGCTTACGGTAAAGGATATTGGTGTGCCGAATGAATCAGCCGTTGGTGGGCAGTACAAAACCGGCACCAATACACCACTTGCTGAGATGGTGGAGAAGGGCGATGTGAAAAACATTTGGGGGTCGCCACCTGATGCGGCCTATTTGCACCCGCGCCCGTTTGTGGCAAACACGGCAAAAGAAATCGCAGATGGGAACAGCGCCGTACATGGAGAGATTGTGAAAGCCATAAAAGAGCAGTTCCCTAATAACTAACGCGACGAGAGCTTCGGCTCTTGTCTTGAGCGGCTGATTTGAAAAGAATCGGCCTTTGAAGGCTTGAGCCGAACCGTAAGGGGGAAAGTATATGGCGGAAGATTTAAGTATTAAGGTAAAGGTGGAACCTGACGGCGGTGGTGTGCAGGGGAAACTGGATGAGATTGCGAAAAACAAAAAGTTTAATGTACAGATTGATCCTAAGAGCCTTGAAAAGCAGCTGACGAAAATTAGCAAGACGGTAGCCAGTACATTACAGAACAGCATGGAGAAAGTTAGAAAAGAAATGGATTCTTATGCTGAAAGCGCACAACAGGCTGCTATAGTCATTCGTCAAGCCCAGGAGCGTGAAAAGGCGGCACTGATCACAAATGTAAATCTGTTAGCCCAAAGTGCCCAAGAGCGAAAAAATGCTGTTGACGCAATCAATAAACAAACAAGCGCTCAAAAAAATCTAAATGATCAAACTCAGTTGACTTCAACACAAAAGGGTAAGATCGATAATTCAGCTATTATTAAAAACCTTAATTGTGAACGAGACGCTTATGTAGAATTAAGCACAGCCGTTTCTGATTTTAATAAAGTTATTTCTAGTAGTGAGGGTGTAAACAATAATGTTGCGGCAACAACGGCAGAAACATTAAAGTCTGTTCAAAAAGATATTTTGAATATAATGACCGACAGTTCGTTTCGTGGAGGAATTGATGAAACGGCAGAAGAAGCGAAAAGCGCCTTGTCGGCCCAGTTTGATACGATTGAAAAAACTTTAGATAAAGGTTCCACGGAAATAAAGGCCGCTGTTAATCATGCTCAAACGAAAATCGGATCTGAAATCAAAGGCATTGTTAAGTCTTATAAAAATTTTGTAGTTCAAGGCGACGAAGGAAATCTTGAGGAATATATTAAACAAAATTCCGATGATGTCGCTGACGCCATTGCAAAATACGGCGAAATTGTAAAGACATCTACTGATGAGGCAGACGAAGACATAGAGGATGCTTTCAATCATTTTAGCAGTATATTCAAAAATCTAAAAGAAAAACTTGATAACGCAGCTAAAAATGTTGCTTCTGCAGAAACAGATGAAGCCGCTAAAAAAGCCGCGATAAAGTATCAAGCATATTTTGCACAGATAACATCTCTAATTGGAGTTTTACCTGACGATGTAAGGAAGAAAGCTATCGAAAATGTAGATTCTGTTACAGAAGACATCGGCAAAGAGATTGAGCAGAAAACCAAAGAGTTATCGCAAAAATATGATGAGGTAGCGGAGCAACCTGACAATAAAGTTAAGCTTAATGTTGATCTTGACGACGAACAGATCGATACCCGCGTAAAAGAAACCAGTTCGTATATTGTTGAGCAACTTAATAAAATGAAGGATGCTCAGCTGGAAATTACCGTAGCTAAGCAGGGAACTCTGGAAGCTGAAAAGGCTATCGTAAAAGCAACCCAAGATAGCATCAATGCCCTTAAAACTCTAGTTAAGCAAAAAGAGCAGATTGCGGATGAAATCTCAAAATTGAAATCTGAGGTAACCGGTATTACAGACGGTAAAGACAAGGCTGATGATGCGAAAACCTTGCTTGAAACGCTTTCGGCAATTAACCCAAGCAAGGTAAAAGATGTTCTGGATAAAGTTTCTGCGTTCGTTAATTCTGTGGCAGAGAGCAACCCGAAGCTTGAAACGACCAAAACAAAAGCTGCTGAATTTAATGCGGCCATTGAGAGCATCAATAAAACTTTGGCAATCTCGACGGCCTTTTTGACCAGCTTAACCAAGGAAGATAAAACGGCCAAAGGAAAGCGCGGCGGCAAAAAGACGCAGAAAGCGGATACTACTGAGGTTGATGAAGCTGTAAAGCTGCAGCAGTTGGTATTGAACGCAGAAAAAGCGGCGGACGCGGTTAAAAATGCTATCACCAATGCCAGTAATTCAATTAACACCATTACGACCGAATTGAAAACAGCGGCTACCAGTGCAGACGGAGCAAAAGAAGCGACCCGCCCCATGATTGAGGCTGCAACTGCCCTGAACAATACTTTTAAGCAGTATAGTGAATCCCTAGCTGACATAAAGACCAACGCTGGCCTTATGAACGGAACCGTAACCAAGGCCAAGCGTGGAAAGAAAGCCACTGCTGAGACTGCCAGCATGGATGATGTGGCCGCCAGTGCTGCAAAAGCGAATGAGGCGAGCACTCAAATCCACACGGTGTTTACCAAGTTTGCCAAGATTGGCGCTGCGACAAATGGGTTTGCTGAAAAAGCAGCGCAGATTATTGCGGCATCTGATGAAGTAAACGCTATTATCCTGGCTTATAAAACCACTGGCGAGCGCACCGCGATTACAACGGCCGATGCGGCAAAACAACAGCAGAGTGCTGCACAGGAGCTTTCTGCCCAGATGGAAACTGTTGGTGCGACCCTGAATAATGCCGGCGAAAAGGTTGGCCGGGCTACCACCGCACTGAGCGAAGCTGCACAGGCCGGCGGAACAATTGATGCTAGTGTAAAGATTCTTGTGAACGCCGGAAACCGATTGAAGCGACTGTTTACCAGTTACTCTAACATCGCAGCTGGATTGCAGGAAAACCTGGACAAAGTGGCAGAGATTGATGGCAGCAAGAATGCAACAACTTACCGCAAGCTTGGAAACTTTATCAACAACATCGTTGATTTTTATAAGAAGTCCATTGGTGAGCTGAGTGCCATTAACAGCGTTAAACTGCCGAAAGATGAGAACGGCAAGACGGTGACGCCGAAAGTTGATGCAGCAGTAGCAGAAGCCACTCAGCGATTTAAGGCAACACTGGATGAAGCATTGAGTCAGGCGCTGGCTACGCTGAAAGATACCAGCGGCCTTGATGCAAAACTTGCCAAGGCACAGCAAAGTACAGTCGATGCCAAAAGGGCCAAGACTGACATTGTGAATGGCTTTGCGGAAATTACTGCCGTATTTAATAGTCTAACGAATGCAGCCAAGAGCATTACGGACAGCATGACGGACCTTGCCAAACTGAAAACCATGACCGACGAGGTAAACATGGACCAGTTTGCGGAGCTGATTAACAACTCTGTTGATGAGCAGATTAAGAAAATCTCCACTAAGATCCGCAAGGACGCGATGCTACAAACCAGCCCTGATAATAGCCATGTAACATCGCTGGCAATGAAGACCGGTAATCTTGGTGCAATGATTAAGCAGATACCGGAAGGCGCTGTAAAAGATAGTTACACCAAGCAATTTGCTGAACTGAATGATGACATTACTGCCTTTTATAATGGCAGCGAAAAAGCCGCAACAACATGGGCAGATATTGTTAGCCGGACCACCGAGATGGCGGAAGGTGTAAAGCAGGTTAATAAAGAAACCCAGGAAGCGGCCAAAGCGGCAGCACAAAGCGCAATTAAGAGTGCGCAAGACCTTGAACAGCGGCAGGCTCTTGCTACAGAATTACAGCAGCGATTTGATGCGTTGAATAACACGATCGCTAAGGGCAAAGAGATTGAAGGTAACGGTAAAGCTTTTAATGAGTTTCATAGTGCATTAGAGCAAATTGAAGTAGACGCAAAGCGTCTTGGTCCACAGTTAGAATCTGCACTGGATAAAAACGATATAGTGTCATTAAAGGCTTTGACGGACTACGACAAAAACTTAACCGACATTGAGCAAAGAGTTGCTAAGGTAACTGACGGAGTGATTAGCACTACTTCAAAAGCTGTTAAATCCGTCGCTGACCAAAAAGAAGAATTAAAAAATATCGACCCAACTGCCGCGATTAACAAAGCTCTGAATTTGAATGTTGACGGCGCAGAAAGTGCTAAGATTACACGCCTGCGGAAAGAACTTGAGGAGTCTAAGACTACAATAGCAGCCGCCCGCAAAGCATATGAGGATGATTGGAGTTCCGATAATTTTGACAAGCTCGTAACCGCCATGAAAAATGGCCAGGATGCTGCTAACAAATTTACGACAGCAGTAAAGACGGCCAATGATACCATGGCTGACAATGGTACTAGAAGTAATGAACGCCAGTTTGAGCAGATTAAGGACTTTTTGGCAAACTACCAGACGATGCTAACGACTTTGCAGCGGAGTGCTGGTAATAAAGGATTCAAAGAACTTGGCGGAGACAATGGTGTCTACAAGCAAACTGAAAGCGCTCTTAAAAAGATGGCTGAAGAAGCCGAAAAGGTTAAATCTGCGGCTGACGTTCCAACTTTTATTGCTGCAATGGCCAAACAATTCAAGGATGCCAAAACGCCGATTGAAAGTGTCTCTGATGCGTTGAACGCTGTTAAAACAAAGATTGGCGAAACAAAGGCGGAAGCTGATAAGTTTAATGGCGCTCTTAAATCTCAGCGTGATGTGAACACTTATATTAAGAGTGTTTCTAATTCTTTGTATACAGCACAGAGGTATTTGTCTAATAACTCTAAAATTACAACTGATCCTGCGATATATGCACGATATCTTGAGTATATTGAACGCTACCAGGAATTGCTAAAATCCGGGAAAATCACACAGCAAAACGGCCAGGAATATGCAAGCAAAGCATCCAAGGAATTTGCAGAACTGAAAAAAGCAGTACAGGATGCTGGCCTTGAAACTGATACGCTGGCGATGAAGTTCAAAAAACTGTTTGAGACAAATATCAAGAGTCAGTTTGCCAGCCAGGTAATTAACATAGTTGAGCAAGGGTTACGACAGATTTACCAGAACGTGGTGAATATTGATTCTGCCATGACCGAGCTGAAAAAGGTTACAAACGAAACTGATAATACATACGATGCGTTTTTGGATGATGCCGGTACGCGAGCAAAGAACCTGGGCGCTTCTATCAGCGATATTGTAACGGCTAGTGCTGATTTTGCACGGTTAGGTTACAATTTGAAAGATTCCAAAGAATTGGCTGACGCGGCCGTCCTGTACCAACATGTGGGGGATGGAATTTCTAGTGTCAATGACGCTAGTGAATCTATCATTTCCACAATGAAAGCGTTTGGCGTTGAAGCGAAAGATGTAACCAGCATTGTTGATAAATTTAATGAGGTGGGTAATAATTATGCCATCTCCTCGGCTGGAGTTGGCAGTGCGCTACAGCGCTCGGCATCCGCCTTGCATACCGCAGGAAACACGTTGGATCAGAGTATTGGTATGATTGTGGCTGCCAATGATGTTGCGCAGGACCCGGAGTCGGTAGGTAACGCGCTAAAAGTATTGTCACTGCGCATCCGTGGCGCAAAGACCGATCTTGAACAGATGGGCGAAAGCACGGACGACGTTGCGGTGAGCACCTCCAAGCTGCGAGAACAAATTAAGGCATTGACCAATGTTGACGGCAAAGGTGGATTTGATATCCTGACCAAGAGTGGAGACTTTAAGTCAACCTATGAAATCATGGAAGGCATTGCCAACGTCTGGAAAGAAATGAACGACGTTGACAAAGCATCCCTGTTGGAACAGGTTGCTGGCAAGAACCGCGCTAACGTTGTTTCCGGTATGCTGGACAACTGGAAGGACGCACAGGATGCCGCCAAGACTGCCGCTGAATCTGCCGGCAGCGCCACAAAAGAAAACGAGACTTACCTTGATAGCATCAATGGTAAAATCTCGCAGTTCACAGCAGCATTTGAGAAGCTTTCTAAGGATGTGCTGGATAGCGATCTGATAAAATTCTTTATTGAATTAGCAACACATATTGCCAATCTTGCTGATGAAGCTGTGAAGCTTGTTGACAATTTTGGACTAATTCCAACTGCACTAACTGGTATTAGTACAGGGCTTGTAACGTCACTTATTAAGAACAAAGGCACCAGTGGTAAATTGTATGCCCGTTTACACAAGGGGAATAGTTGTGTAGGATGCAGGTGCCAAATAATTAAATACCCAAATTGCTGGGAAAGGCTAAGAGCCGCATAGCCATAGTGAGCCAGCAACGGAACACTATGGAGCCGAAAAGCAGAAACAAGTATGCGGATGCGGTATGCTGAGAGAAAAGCCGCCCCTACGGGGTGGTGCTAACCCGCGCAAACAATGCTTAATCAGCAGCCGAGACACCGCGTGCAGGAATGTACGCAGAAGAAGATGTGTGAACTTTGGTGTTTTGGTTCATCGACTGTATGGGTGGCCCTATTCCATGGTGAAAACCAGACGGGAAGAAAGACAGTCAGAACATTACGGGAAAGCCGTAAGAAGGTTATAAATAAAGATAAGCCCTGACATTTAATGGCCGGGGCTTTTGGTATTTTTGAGAGGTAATTTTTTATGGAACCAAATGATTTATTGAGACAGTGCCAAAAAGAATTGTTATTTAACCGTACATATGACGTAAAACAAGACGAGTTGTGCTATTGCTGTGATGACGGGAAAGAAAAACACATAATTTTAATTGATTGTAGCGACATAGCTTATAAGGACATGGATTACAATTCTGAAAAAAAAGTTTTAGATGCGTTTATTCAGAGCTGTTGTTGCAAGTGCGAGGGAAAGAATTGTACTGACCACAAAGAGGACAATCGTATGAGTAAATAAGCTCACAGGTGTCTGGGTCTATGTCTTCTTTTACAGGAACACTATCTTTATCGACGCTTGGCATCGTAAACAATTGATAAGTCCCTGTTGATGCATAGCGATTTCTTGATGGAAGATACCAATGAATCGTCTGCCCGCAATAAGTACAAATATGTATTCCTTGTATGTTTGACATTATAAAACACCTCCTAATGGAGATAATAGGAAATTGAGGAAATTTTTATGGCATTTATGGAAGGTATTTTGAAGCCTTGCCAGCGCAAAGTTTTGTTTGAACGAGAGTACAGTTCTGAGCAAGACGCAATGATTTATAAGTGCGAATATGTTATGCGGGCAGTAGCAATCAACTGCAAAAGCTTGACGGCAAACCAAGCGGAGCAGATGGACAAGTTTGCGATGATGGGAATTTATAACGGCGGCTGTTTTAATTGCCCCAAAAATCAAGGAACGGAGGGATGATTATGGGTGCTACATATAAACCGAACGTTAATCTAAACAATCGCAAAAGTACCAGAGAGATGTTTATGCCAAGTAGCCAATCTACATATAAGGAAGAGGGTTTTATGACAATTCAGATTACGGGCAACGCCAAAGAGATTGCGGCGCTAATTAAAGAATTACAGGGGCAGGAAAACGCCAATAACAACACACAGGATGTTGAACAGTTTTTTGAAGAACTAAAGGAAGGCTTATCGTCAATCTTCAAAATTTAAGACGGAGGGTTACAACGGCTACATGGCGTGTAGTATTTTCGTGCTTCTGATAGATCCATAGCCATACTGCTTTTACGAAGATAGGAACAACCTGCACGATGATATTTAGAGCCTGTTTTGGTAACATAGACTGTGTAACTATCGGTAATCACAAATGCTGAATTTGTTGTTTCAGAAGAAGTGGGAGCAGAGTAAGATTGAACCGATGATTGACCAGCAGAGTAACCGCTGTTGTATCCGTCTTTTTTGCCAGCCTCATATCCTTCGTTATATGATTCTTTGCTGGCTTCTTCCTTGCCGTGTTGTTCTCCAATGGAATAGCCTTGATTATATCCTGCCGTTTTCCCGTCTTCGTATGCGGAAGTATAGGCTTTCTTTTTACCGGCACTATAGCCAGCATCATAGCCGTCTGACTTGCCTTTATCATAACCATAGGAGTTACCGGCGTCATAACCGTTCTGATGTCCTATGTCGTATCCTTCGGAGTAGCCTTGATCGTACCCCGATTGAATTAGAATAGGCTTTTGGTTATCATACCAACCAAAGAAACAAAGAGCGGCGATAGCAAGCGTTGTAATATTTATAAGAACAGCAGGAATGGCAGAACGGATAGTAGGTAGCCTATGTTTTTGAGGTGCAGGAGATTCTGTATTTTGAGTCTGAAGCTCCTGTAGATTTTCGTCAGGTGTCATGATTTATTCCTTTTATGAGGTGAGCTTTATGGACGGTGGAGATTTCGCTTTAGCTATTTTATGTTTCTTTGCGACCATAGGAATGTCGTATATGTTAATGTCTGTTATAGTTCGGTAATACCGGTTTAATGTTGTATTAACTACACACCTATGCTATTATATAATTATTCTAACAATTAACAAGGAGTAGTTATATAATGACTGAGCTTGAAAAGAAACAAGAAGAAATCCGCCGCCAACAATTCACTTATGTTCCTAAGAATAAAGGAACACGAAAAGAGGATATCCAGAAGCCACCAAAACCAAAAGATAATAAGGAGTGATATTGATTGACAGCAACAGATATAATTAGTTACATTGAAGCCGTACCTTTGGTGCTTAAATACATTGTACCGGGGTTCATATTTTTGTGGCTTTACACGCGGTTTCACGACAAGAAATTACCAGAACATTATGTTACATATTCTATTGTGGTTAGTTTTATTCTTGTTCTTTGCATCAACAATGTAGTATGGGATATCATCATTGCAGTTGCAGCGGCTATCATTATATATATCTTGAGCCGCGCTACTTGGGTGAAAAATCTTTTCAAGAAAACGATAGCCTTTTCGCCTAGTAAGACTATTTTTGACGACGTGATAGACTATGAAAAGGGGACCTATATTTACGTTAAAACTGATAAGTGGATTATCAGCGGCATATATATCGGGATTGATAAAGACGCTATGGGAGTAATTGTAAAGGATTACAAGCTCTATAATGCGACAGGAGACGAGTTTGACACGCCGGAATGCAGTATAGCCACTGTGCCGTTGAACAGAATTGAATATACGAGCTTGACTTACCCTGAAGATTCTAAGGTAAAGAAATCTTGGTTTGATAATTGATAAGGTGTGTAAAGAACTCAACAGTGGCTATGCTGTTGGTTTTTTCTTATAGTTCGCCTTATCCTCAGAACCTCGTCTTACACTTCACGCACACGCGGTTGATATTGTTGGATGTTAATATACAGGCCAGTCTTTCCCGATTATACCAATTACAACAAATCCAGTAGTTTCACCATACAAGGTTCCTTCTTCATATTCGTCGTAACCATAATAAGTTCTGCCATAACCAGTTTGATTGTTGTATGTTTGCCCGCCAAGACGAACAGGGTATTCAAATGGGATTTTATCTCCAGCGTTTATTGGTTTAGTTATGACTTTATATAATTCTTTGTATAGGGCAGACATTCTGGTTTTTTGATCTGACATGGCAATTTTTTTAACACGGCTTTCTGAAGAACATCCTTCCTGTTTTAAGTCAGTCATTGTCATGCCGGAATCAATATATTGTATACCATAATGATATTTTGTTACAACTAATAAAAAAGCTCTTGGATACATAAATTCTGGAATTGTTAAAAAACTCTTATCAGAATCACAGAATTTGCTCATAACAGGGGTAGTTCTAGTGTCTTTGGATAACCAAACTTGCATGGAATTTTCTTCTGTTACATCATTGATAGAATTAAGAACTCGATATGTGCTTGCTTGTGTTTCTAGGTCAGAAATTTTTTCATCTACTTGCGACTTTTTCTCTTCCAGCTCCTTGATTTGGCGCTCGTACTCGTCGCTTTGCGCTTCCAGTTCTGCAATGCGGGCATCAATCTCTTGCAGTTCTTTTTCTGTCATGAGTTACTCCTTGGCAATTAGCATCTTTTATAAATATAAATTTTCTTTCACACCTTGGACATTCCCAGATATTATACGGACGGTGTTCAAATACGCAACGCGAATGTGTATTTTTTAATTCTATATTACAGCCAGGACAGGGAGCTGGTGCATGTGCTTCTTTTGACTTTGCAACATTCTGAGATGAATAATTATCGTAAATCTCATCATGTGCATAGTAAGGAATAAGATAATCCGAATATCCTCCGTCTTCACCAGAATAATAAACTCTACCACAGTAGTGCATTCCTACAAAATGTTGTTCTTGATGCGACACACAGATTCACCTTCTACACCGCGCTGCGCAGCATTACCATTCATACCCACAGCTGTTACAATGCCAAGTCTTTTTCACTTTCTGGCTAAAGATACCGAACAGGCCCACAGACACAGCCTTTGCACCCACGGACACTTTGCGCAGGTCGGTGCTGCCGCAGGTGGGGCATTTGGGAGTATGACAAATACGGTCGTATTCTTCTTGGATTTTTTGTTTTCGCTCCTCAACATACTTGAGCATATCATTGTAAGCTTTTTTGCTAAAGTGTTCACTAGAATAAACGTATTTCTCGCGGAGAGCTTCATAGGCGCTTGCATCAGGATCTTTAGCTTTAAGCTCTTTTTCAAGCTGTAATAAGTCGTTGTTATCAATAATAACCGGATCTTCATAACCGCAGCATTCGCAAATAGGAAATTTACTTGGATTAAAATATACTTGAATATAGCCGCAATGCGGGCATATAGTATCTATAGCGTTCACTGCCATGTACTTTTAACCTCCTAAACAGTAATTATAACCTTGTAATGATTATATCACACAGTAGTCATTTACACAACAAAAGATACAAGAATTGTTTGGGAATCTTACTGGTTTTATGAGTAATGACCAGGTGGCAGCAGACACGGCAGCACTTCAAAGTTATGTTGAGCAGATGAAAAACATAACGGAGGAAGGAAAGGCTGCCGGTAAGGGCGCTGAGATTTTCAATTCTACCCTCAAAGATTCCAGCCAAGTAGCCAAAGACGTTGCGCGGAACACCAACAACCTGGACGACGTGATGAAGGTTTATGCGGCCAGTACACGGACGGCTACCAGCGTGACAGCGGCGTTGGGGGCAACGTTAAAGAGTATTGGTTGGAATATTGCAATAGCGGCTGTAGTGGCGGCTATTGGTGTTGCTGTGAAACTTGCCGATGAATACTTGTTTCATCCGTATGAGCATGCCCGCGACAAAGCTGCCGAAATGAGCCAGGCCCATGAGGAGGCTGCTCAGAAAGTTGAAGAGCTAACTAAGCAGATTGAAGAACTTAAGGCTAAGATGGATGAGTGCCGGAGCACTACTACTGGTGATATTGTAGATAAACAAAGTTTCGGTTATTTAGTGCGGCAAAAGCAATATCTTGAAACCAACCTTGAGCTTGCAAAACAGCTGGCTGAAGAAACTGCTCATGATGCCCGTGAAGCGGTGTATGATCAACAAGACAAGTCTTCGGGAAAAGTTATTCCTAGTATTCAGGCAACATATGAAGGCGATCAGCATGAACGGTTGCAGCAAGTTATAGCTGATTATAAAAAAACGGACTTAGCCATAAAACATCTTGATGAAGATCTTGCTAATAAAAAAATACCTCAGGAAATATACGATGCACGAATTGCCGGATTTCATAAGCTTCAGGAAGACTTGCGTAATTACATTAAAGAAATGGGCGACGATTTTAATACCGAGATGGATACGTTGCTCAATAACGCCCCAAATGAGTTTAGCTCAGATGACGACAAGAGCAAATACCAAGAACGTATTAAAAATTTGTCGGATGACCAGCAAGCCTTCTTGAATTTCTGGAATTTATACATTAACAATATTCCTCTCATTACCCAGGCTACCAACGACTTTACTCAGTCTGTTGCTGATGGCGAGGATAGTGTTAAGGCGCTGAACGATGCTATCAATGGTGGGCAAGCGATTAAAGAAGGCAGTGATGCTTATAAAGAAGCTGCCGACTTGGCAGATAAATATGGTGTTAGTACTGAAGGACTTATTGCCCAGTTGCAAGCATTACATGAGGAACAAAGCAAGGGTAATGGCGATGATAGCGACTGGCAGTTTGATGCAGCCGGTGATTTACAAAATTTCTTCTCTAACTTTACTGATAGTACCAGTAACTGTTACAAACAAACCAAAGCTCTTGAATCCGCATTTAAGGATATGGGCGAACAGGGATACTTGAGCAGTGAATCCTTACAGGCATTGTTGGCGGTTTATCCTGAGCTGATCAACGACATGGAAGTTGAGAATGGTGTTGTAAGTATCAGCCAGAGTATTTTGGAAGGCAAATTTGGCACGATGAAGAGCGCCATGATTGCTCAAACGCAAAGCCAGATTGATTCTACAAAAGCAACTATTCAGCAGACAAATGATCGTATTAAATGGTACCAAAGAGAAATTGAAATTCTTACAACTTTGTATGGCGCGATTGGTTCTATGCCTTCGGCTAGTTCTGTACTTAGCAGCGACTATCTCAGTCAAAAATTAGCCTTTAATCCAAATTTAGGCTTCGGAAATAGTTTGCAACTTCCTGATGTTGAACAAGCAGCGGGTAAACTTGCTGCTCTTAATTCAAATCTAGAAAAAGAGAAAGCCAAAGCTAAAGATGCTCAGAAACAGCTTGAAGATCTTGAAAAGAGTTTGGCCGTAATGAATGGCTATGGTCTTAGCGGCTTTAACGGTGCCCAGCCCAAATCCGGCAAGAGCAGTAACAAAGGTGCCACTGATGCCCAAAGTGCGGCGATTGACGCATTGGACAAGAAGGCCCAGGCGCTGAAAGAAACCTACGAAGCACAGAAAAAGGTGCTGGAAGACCAGAAAGAGGCCATTGAAAAGGTTATTAAGGAACTGGAAAAAGAGCAGACGGTTCTGGATGGTATTATTAAGACTGTAACCAACCGCATTGACAAAGAAATTGACCGGCTAGAACACCAGTGGGATGACCTGAAAGAAAAGCTGGAGAAGGATAAAGATAACCTGGATTCCGCCATCAATGGTGCCAACTGGGTAATTGAGCAGCGGGTTAAAGAGCTGGAAAAAGCCAATGACGAATTGGAGGACAGTTACCAACCGCGGATTGATGCGCTGCAGGATGAGATTGATAAGCTGAATGAGGCCAACGATGCACAGGAAGAGGCTATTAGTCTGGCACAGAAGAAAGCTGCGCTGGATGCTGCATTGGCCGCCAAGAATGTGCGCGTGTACCGTGAGGGCAAGGGCTTTGTTTGGGAAGCCGACGAAAGTGCTGTTAAGAGCGCCGAAGAAGATTACAATGATGCCTTGCGAGACAAAGAGCACAATGACGCCATTGATAAGCTGACCAAGGAAAAAGAAGCCCTGGAAAAAGAGCTGGAGGACAAAAAGCAGGCCAACCAGGACAAGATTGACGCTTACAACGATTACAAAGAAAAGCTGGATGATGCCCAGAATGCTTATACTAATGCCAAAAACCTTGAGATTTTGCGCAAGCTGTACGGCGACAATGCCGATCAGATGATCTTGAACATGGACCAGAGCATGATTGATAAAATCACCTCTGATTACACGGAAAACATGCGCCAGACGGACTATGTGGAAGATCAGATTGAGCAGAACAAGAAGCTGATTGACCAGCTGGAAGAGTATAAGAGCAAATGGGAAGAGGTTGCGGATGCTTACGAAACCGAGCAGAACCGAATCAATACCGTAGCGCGGCTTGGAGCTGACTGGGAAGAAAAAATCCTGGGCCAGCGCATGGATGTGCTGACGGACTTTAAGAACCACTATGTTGATGTTTTGAAGCAGATTAAGGATAAGACCAAAGAGGTTGAAGACCTTGAGTTGCAAATTAAGGTAGTGGAAAAGAAGTACAACGAAGATAATGCTGAGATTGAAAAACAGAAGAAAGAGCTGCAATGGGAGAAAAACGAGATCACTCGCGCTAACCATGCAACCGGCATTATGAACGTTGCGGCCTTTGAACGTGCGCGTGTTGATGAGGCTGGGCCTGAGATTGTTGTACGGCAGCCGGAAGCCGGACGCTATACCAGCCTGGAGGTTGGGGACGGCGTTGTGCCGGGAAACCTGACCCGCCGGTTGTTCAGTGCGGCAATTAACCCGGAAGCTTTTGTGGAGAGTGCTATTTTGAAGCGGATGGGGAATGTGAACGCTGAGTTGGCCAGTGCTGGCAGCAGCGGCGTACACATTGGCGACATTAACATTGTGATGAACGGTGTGAATGACGTTGAAAATTTTGGCCGCATTTTGCACCAGAACATTGGCTCCATTATGGCGCAGGAGTTCAGCAAGCGGTAATTACAAACAGGACAGAGGGAAACCAACCGAGAGGAATCAGCGGTTAGGTCCCTTATATAATTAAGTCAATTTATACCGGGTAACAGATTGTTGTTGTCCGGCTTTTTGTATGGTATAATGACCCTATTATAATAAGGTGGGAAGTGTTGTACCGATGGCAAAGACTGAGAGCCAAAACAAGCCGAACACGGAGTTTACTTTTAACCCGGAAGCCAAGAACAATAAAAATAGCTCCTCTTGGAAAAAAGCAGAGGACAAAAAGGAAAATAAGTGATGGAAATAACACAATACTTAAACGAGCTAGTTGCCATGATTCCTGCTATTTTGCAGTATGTGGTGCCTGGTTTATTGATGTTATGGATTTATAACAGGCTGCTTGACAAACAGTTGCCTCAACATTACCTGGTTTATTCTGTGGTAATTAGTTTTCTGCTTATGCAGGTGGTACCAACCAAGAAGTTACAGTATGTCATGGCTTGCGTTATTGCTGCCGTTCTTTCTGTTATGCGCAGGAACGTAAAAATTAAGCAGGTGTTGCATAAGCTGTTCAAATGGTCCCCAAGCGATAGCGTGTGGGAAGATGTTATTGACTACAAACGTGGAACCAATATGGTAGTCTATACAGACTGCGAGAACGATTTCAGTGGTTCTTATGTTGGAATGGATGATAAAAAGAACGTATTACTTTTATCTGGATATGATGTTTTAGATAAAGAGGGTAATGTTCTTACAACAATGGATGACCGAATTGTTATGATTCCCAGAGGAAAAATTAAATACGTTGAGCTTTGTTATGATGAAAAATCAGATGTAAAGAAATATTGGTTTAAGCGACAAGTACGATGACGATATACCGGGTGGCCTATGTGGCTGCCCGGCTTTTTTATTTTGGAGGAAAAGCTATGGCAAAGAACACATTGGATGATGCCATTGCGGGGCTGAAAGACCTGGCAAAAGAGGTGAAGCGTTACTGCGAGAGACTGATTAGCAATGCCAAGTTTGACCGTACGGCTGTTGGCACGATTGTGAAGGTGCTGGACGACCACAGCGGCTATGTAGTGGCGGCTTTTGGCAAGGAATACACCATTGCGAGTAATGCGCTGTTCCAGGTGAACGATGCCGTGGCTGTGATTGCCCCGCAGAATGACTTTAAGCGGCTGTACATTAAGCCGTATGAAATTGACCGGAACCTGTTGAAGCAGGACAAGGTTGAGGAAGACCTGAAAGATTATGTGAATAAGGTTGATAAGCTGCAGGAACAGGTGGACGGCAAGGTTGAACAGTATTTTTATAACTATGACCCGACGCTTGAGAACTGGCCTGCTATGAGCTGGAAAGACGACACCACAAAGAAAGCGCACAACGGCGATTTGTTTTATAATACCGACAGTAAGAAAGGCTGGCAATGGACATACAACGAGGAAACAAAAACCGGCAGCTGGGTAGAAGTGACAGATAAGGAAACGCTGGATACGCTGGAAGCCGCAAGCAAGGCACAAGACACCGGAGATGGTAAGCGCCAGGTGTTTACGGCTGATGCCAGCAAAGGGGAACACCCAGAGCCGCCGTATGACACGGGCGATTTGTGGTTTAATGGAGAAGACATTCTGGTTTGTACGGTAGCACGCACGGCCAGTGACAAATATAATGCCAGCGACTGGGTAAAAAAAGATAGTTACGCCAGCAAAGATGACATGAAAAATTATGTAGATGGTGTAACGAAAGATATGCAAGACCAGATTGACAGCAAGGCCGAGCAGCACTTTTACGCCTATGACCCTACGCTGGATAACGAGCCGGCCAAGAGCTGGACGACAGATGAGGAAAAAGAAAAACATGTGGATGACCTGTTTTATAACACAGAGACAGGCAAAGCATACCGATTTATGAAAGGTGACGATGGCAGCTACAAGTGGGAGCTGGTACAGGACAAAGATGTAACCAATGCACTTGAGGCGGCCAGCAAGGCACAGGATACGGCGGATGGAAAGCGCCAGGTATTTACAGCAGACGCCAGCAAGGACGAACACCCCGACCCGCCGTATGACGAAGGTGATTTGTGGTACACGGGGGCAGAAGTGCTTGTTTGTGGAAAACCCAAGGCGAAAGGCGAGGCATATGATGCCGGAGACTGGGGTAAGAAAGACAATTACACGAACAAAGACGAAGTGGTTGATGCGGTTGATAAAAAGCTGACGCAGGAGGACATCTTTAACCGACTGACCAATAATGGAGCAAGCCAGGGTATGTTTATTGAAGATGGGAATGTGTATTTTAATGCGACCTACATTAAGTCTGGTGAGATTAACTCTGACCTGATTAAAACTGGTAAGATTAGCTCCAAGGATGGAAGCGTTTATTTTGATCTGGATAATTCAGTAGTTCATACGACTGATGGGCAGTTTATTACAACGCTTGATAAAAATTCTATCCTTATTAAATCTGGAGATTCTACGCTAGTACACCTTTACGGTGAAACCCGTGACTATAAGGGCAATCCTTGCTGGGACGGTTCTTTGAAAATAAACGGTCATACAGGGGCAACATTTGAAAATATAAATTCTGAAGCTTCCTTGAATAGTTATAATATTTCTTTTCGTGTAAAAGACGACGATGGCTCTGAACATTCAACCACTCTAAGCGCTGAAGGTTTAACAACTACCAGCATTAGCTTTGGTGTTAGTAGTGATGATGGTGCCCCAACCCAATATGGGAGCCTTACATGTAATAGTTCTACGCTTGTAGCTTCTTTTTCAACAATACAATCCGAAGCAAATATTCAATTATATAAAAGAGGAAGCAGTATTCCTGCTTTTTATGTCTACGATGGTACCACTAACTGGGGCGGACAGACGCTTGGTTGGGACGGTAGCAAAGAAGTAACCACTCTTGACGCAAACACCCAGGCCGTACCGTTTGTTTATGGTATTGAGTTGGTGAAAAACAGCCAGGGCTATGTGACAGACGTGAAGCTGAAACAGCATGGACTGCGGTTTATTAGTGGCATTTTGGTTTAATTTTGATGAGGAGCTTTTATGATGGAAAATTTTAATTTGAAATGCGAACAGTTGAAGACTTACATTTGTGATGGTGTGAACCAGGTTGGGTTGCCGCCGTATGCAGTGGAGTTGATTTTGGAGAGTTTGCTGCGTGATGTGCAGAATATCCGCAAGAGCGCGATACAGGAAGAGATGGAAGCGGTTAAGAAGCCTGCGGCAGAAAAGGCCGAGAAAACACCGGTTGATGCAGCAGAGGATAAGCCGGAAGAAAGCGTAAAATAAACATAAGCCAATAGCATGATTGAAAGATGAGAATAACCGCCTGACCTTGATTGGTTGGGCGGCTTTTGTTGTTTAGAGAGGGAGGGGAGTGGCGGGAGGATGAGCAAACCAGCATTATATACCGTATCAGCATTTGATGCGACAAAAGATTATACATTCCGGTTCCGATACATTGGTGTGATTACCAAGGTGGAGGCACAGATTTGGGCCAATGCCATGAGCGCAGAGGAACTGGGCAGCCCAACTTACCAGAGTGGTGAGGTGAGTACCCAGAGATCCGAGTTTACTTTGAAGGCCAGCAGCATTACAAACAGCAGCGCGGCGTTTGGCATTAAGGTACGGGTGTGCGGCCAAGACAGTGTGTGGAGCGAATGGAGTGACATTCTGCTGTTTTATTGTGTGGAGACACCGGTATTTAAGTTCAAAGAGATCAGCACCAAGGACAAAACCAACATTGAATACAGTGCTTTTGAGTTTACAGTGCAATACGAGAGCACCCAGGGCGAAGAGCTGAACGAATATACGATTGAACTGTATGATGCCAGCAAGAGCCTGGTGAAGAGCAGTGAGACGCTGCGGGTGCCGGACAAGGCGTATATTATCAGCAACTTACGCAATGACACGACTTATTACGCCAGAGCACAGGGTATTACCCAGCACGGCATGAAGCTGGACACTGGATTTTGTGAGCTGCTGATTGGCTATGTGGGCGGTGATGGCTATGCGGCTGTGGCGCTGGAAAACCATTATGAAGAGGGCTGCATTTGGGTGAAATCTTATGTTGTGACGATTGAGGGCAAGGACCGCAACGACAACAAAGATGATTACCACTATGTAAGCGGATCGGCCGGGGACCAGGCAGTAGACCTGACAGTGGACGACACCGACCCGGTTAAGGCCGACATGACGTTCAAAGACGGATTTAAGGTACAGGGCAGCCATGTGGAAGAAGGAAGCGTGGTGGACAGCAGCTATGCCCTGGGGCTGAACATGAGAAGCGACCGCTGGAACAAGCTGCTGATTGGGCTGTGGAACAAACGGAGCAACGGGATCAGTATGCCGACAATGGACGAAGATCCATATGCTTTGAAGCTGTTTTTATGCCGCCGCGACATTGCGGACGATTACAGCAGCAATGCCTACAACTACCAGACGAACGAAAAGAAAACATGTTATTACCTGGAACTGACCTGCGGCGGATACTGTTTGCAGAGCAATGTAAAAACCAGTGCGCCAAATGGTTGGTTTAAGGTGTATTTGAAAAACCAGGGCGGCCTGTTTGAGCTGCACTGGGAGTAAAGGAGGGGTGTGGAATGATTGTGGGAGCCGATATTTTGATGGGACAGAATGCGATTTTGCCATACCCGCCCTATAATGAGGCGCTGAATGTGTTGAAACTGCAGAACGGTGTTTATGACGACCTACTGTTAAGCCGCGATGCCGACAAGGATTACGGCAAGTACAATCTGGACAATGGATGGCAGGCACAGACGGCCATTTATGCGGCTTTTAACGGTGATACCCTGGGCGGCAACCTGCGCTACCGGGCAGAACAGATCAGCGAGATGCGGTTAAAACGACGCCGGGTTGGAACCTATAACTGGATCACCCTGGCGACCAAGCACCGGCCAACCCCAGTGAATGATGAAACCCTGAAGGAATGGGAAAAAGAACTGAACAACTGGGTACACATTGATTGGTACGCAGACGGGCGCAACACCGAGTATGAGTATGCGTTTGTGCCGATTATTGACGATGCCGAGCAGGATATGTTCACGAACAAGATTTTGAGCAGCTTTGACGGTGCAGTGCTGACGGACGGAGACATTAGTTACCACCTGTTATTTGATGCCAGCGTGACCAGTACGACCAGAACACAGCCAAACAGTGTGGTGGAAACTATGAGCAGCCGTTACCCGTATGTGATTTACGGTAGCGACCTGAACTATGAGCAGGGCAATTTTACGGCCACTGTGCTGAAATACAGTTTTGACACGGATGATTATGACGGGGATGGCGGTGCCCGGTACCGCAAGCAGTTTGTGGACTGGTGTACCAACAAGAAGCCGAAGATTTTGAAGCTGTTTGACGGACGCAGCTGGATGGCGAACATTATTAACCAGCCGAGTATCAGTTACAGTGACCATTATGACAAGGTTGCCGTGGCGTTTGATTTTGTGGAGATTGGCAGCTTGGAGAGCAGCACCGATTTGTACCGCAACGGGTTTATTGCAGAAGATATTGAAGGGAGTTGATGCGCGATGTATGTGCCAAGCACAGAAGACATACGAACCTTATACTCCCATAACATTGAGCTGTACACCCGCATTGACCTGCTGAACGACCGGATGAAGACGATTGACAGTTTGCAGGGCATTACGACCGAGGGAAGAATTTCCGTAGATGCAGATGCGGACATCCGGCGAACGTACACTTCGACCATTGTGCTGGACGAAAAACATGCGATCAGCCAGTACAGCGAGAGCGAGTGGATGAACAAGTACGTTTGGATTTACATTGGTGTGAAAACCCCGATGCTGGACGATATTATCTGGTATAGCCAGGGGGTATATGTATTCAGCCAGAACGGATACAATTATGACACGCAGACCCGGAGCTTGACTATTAACTGTATGGACCTGACAGCAATGCTGAATGACACGTTGGCCGGACAGCTGACAGGTATTAAAACCGTGTTTAAGGCCGGGGGCGGAATCCGCAGGGCAATGGTGGAGCTATTACAGGAAGTGGGGATCAACAAAGTATTTGTAGAATATTGGAACCGAACGATCCCTTATGACCAGGAGTTTGATGCGGCGACCAGTGTGTGGACAATTTTGACACAGTTGCGGGATTTGTATTACCCGTTTGAAATATTTTTTGAGGATGATGTGTTCAAATGCCAGCAGATCCCAAGCTGTGAGGATGACCCGCTGGTGCTGAATGCCGATGTGTTCAATGATTTGATCATCAGCGAAGACGCAACGGTGGATTACAGCGAGGTGCGAAACTGCGTAGAGGTGTTTGGCGCTGCGGCAAGCCCAGATGTGAGCTGCACAGACCTGGTGGTGGACACGACAAAGAAAACCATAACATTAAACGTGGTTGGATTGGCATTGAGCGGTAAGAAGCTGATTTTGTTTACGCCGCCGGACAATGTGGCCGACCTGTACGATGCCGACAAAGGGTACCAGATGAAGATCAGCGCCAAAGCAACAGAGAGCAGCGATGCGGTTGTGACCGATGTTTTGAGCCTGTATACCATCAGCACAGATGAAGCCGGCAATAACAAAAAGGCCAAGCAGGACTGCATGAAACCAAAAGTACAATATGTGGTGCGCTACGATGCCGATTATTCCCCGAATGAGAATGGCGGCAAAGGGCGCTTTTATTTTTATGGGCAGGTACAGCCGCACGCCATGGTGATGCTGAAAGATGCAAAACCGAGCGAGGAAGAGCTGGACAAGCTGAAAGAAACTGAGAACTGCCAGAATTTGGAAGTTGTGAGTACCGCCAACCCGAATATTGAAGGGTATGAGGAGGACGACCAGTTTTTGAACAGCCCGTTCAGTATTGAACGAATTGGCCGACGCAATGTGGTTTTGAGCGGCGGTGAATACGACAATTACACCACAGATGACGGCATTTTGGATGTGGCCGAATACGAGCTATGGAAGCGGGCGCGATTGACCGATAGCATTACGGTGAAGATGCTGCTGGTGCCGTGGCTGGATGTGAACACCAAGGTTGAATACTGCCCGCGTTACATGGGCGGCAAGACAGCCGTGCAATTTATTATTAAAAAGATTGATAAGAGCTTGGGGCAGGGAACGATGAATGTGACGCTGATGAGGTTTTACCCGTATTACCCGTACCCTGTAAAAGATGAGACAGGAGAGTGATAAGCAATGGCAGATACCTATACAAAGTTCCCGGAAGGTATTGATACGTTTGAAGACAATGCCGACCTGGATAGCAGCCATGCCGCAGCGGCAGCCCAGTACACCAAGTACCTGGCAGACGGCAAGTATACCGAGGCCAGCAATTACCTGAACCAGAACAGCGGCCTGCGCAAATACATTATTAAAGCGGCGGACATTAACCATGTGAAACATGCGATTACTGCATTGGAACAGCACTATGCCGGAGCGGTGAATTACATCATTGATGGCAAGTTTGACCCCGACATGATGATCCATGAATACAGCTACAGTTACAGCGGCGGGACCCATACCCTGACATGCAAGAGCGGCAGCAGTTACAGCAACGCAGCCAACGGCAAAGCATATTTTACCACGGCGTTCAGTGACGGGCACAGACTGGTGATCAATGGCAAAGACATGACCAGCAACGCCTACTGCGGCACAGAGAAACTGGGTGACGGTGCGATTGGTGCTGGGCAGTGGGTGATTTTTCAGTACGATACGAGGAGAAACATTGTAAATTTTACTAACGGCAGCGGCATTGGGGCTTCCAAGCTGGCTGCCACAACTGCTTTGCCGGACCAGGTGCTGGCAGGACAGACATTTTACAGCAAGAACAAAACCCTGAAAACCGGCACCATGCAGAATTACGGCAATGTAACGGCAGAGTTGGCCAACGGCGAAAGCTACCAGATCAAGGCCGGCTATTATAGCGGCGGTGCAATCAGCGCAAGCGGGCTGGGCAGCAATACGCCGGGCACTGCGGATGAAAAATCTATCCTGGAAGGAAAAACTGCCTGGGTAGATGGCAAGTTGGTGAAAGGATCTATCAAGACTTATTCTGCCACGACCCAGCTGCAAGGCGGCGAGCGCGAGAGCACCAAGATGACCGTGCAGAAAAAGGACGGTGTGACCCGGCTGTGTGTAGCCACAGATAACCAGAAAACCAACGATATTTACAGTGGCTGCTATTACGATAACGTGATGTGGCTGTGGGGAACCGCAAGCACGGCGGCCAAAGCCCTGTTGGAGGATGATACCACCAATGCGGCAACCGCCAATGATGTGGCCAGCGACAAGAAGTTTATTGATAAGAATGGCAACTGCACGCAGGGTACCCTGACCAGGCGCAGCTATGGCTTTGCCCATGACATGGGTTTTGGAACCGATAGCGAGTATTTTGCGCTGCGTAATATTGACGAGGGTGCATACAAAAGTGACGGTAATTTTTGGGCACCGGAAGTGCGCGTGAACCTGGCCGATTTCCGCAAAGGGATTGGCTGCACAGAAGATAAGATTGTGAACGGCGAAAGCATTGCCGACCTGACTGGTAAAGCTGGAGGCCGAATTGCAACGATTGATAAGGATACAACCAATGGCGACCATTACAGCAACGTGGTGACGACTGGCGGTTGCCAGCACGCATGGGTTGTGGTCAGTGTGAGTAAGACCGGAACAGAAAACAGACTTAACCGAGTGTGGGTGCAGGCCAGCAACGACGGCAGCAACTGGACGGACGTGTGGGACAGCGGAAGCGGACTGCAGGCTGTATACAAGCAGCAGGCTTTGAACACATCCACAGTGTACACCCAATGGCGCGTGAAGCTGAACAGCGATGGCGATAAGTGCCACGCCCATATTGTATTGTTTGTTTGAAAAAATAGAAAGGGGAGGAGGAAAACATGGCATTAAGTTTTGAAGAGTCGAAACGGATGGCGGCTGAGATGGCAACCAAAGCAGAGCCAGTGGCATTGCAGGCTGAGGCTGCCCCCATGGTCACGATGGCTGATATGCCGGAGGCGCAGGCCAATGATGACGGCGGCTACACCCGCAGTGAAAAATACCTGTGGTACAGCCAATATAACGACGATGCGTTTTCGAGCATTGACGAGATGAAAAATGTTGTGATGGACGAGAGCCAGATCAACATTACCCAGGAAACCAACAGCCAGGTGATCCCGTTTAAGATGCCGCGGCGATATGACGGCATTGATTTGATGCAGATGATGCTGCAGGTACATTACCTGAATGTGGACGGGCAGGAAGCATATGCCACGCCGATCAATGTTACCTACAACGAGGATACGATCCGGTTCTATTGGCTGGTTACAAATAGTGTGACAAGCAAAAAAGGGACAGTGCGCTTTGAGATCACTGCAACCGGTGTAAATGAACGCAGCGAGACCTATATGTGGCGCACACGACCAAACGGTGAGCTGAATATTCTGGAGGCTTTGAGTGGCACCAAGATGGTGGAACCGGACAACGACTGGTACACAAGCTTTGTTGCCCTGATGGACGAGAAGGTTGGCCAGGCTTCCAGCTATGCCAGTGCCGCACAGGCCAGCGCCCAGGATGCAGCCAACGCTGCGGCGGGTGTGGATAATAAGATCCAGAATGCGGCAGCAGGAATTAAACAGGAGCTGCAGAGTGACCTTGACACCAACTACACCAAGAAAACTGAGCTGACCACGGAGCTTGCCAAGTATTATAACAAGGAAGAAGTGGACGGCTTTGTTACACTGTTGGAAGGCAAGATTTCCGGGATCGACGGATTGGCGGCTTTTAACTGTGCGTATGATGCGGGCACCCGTGCTTTAACATTTTATAACGGCGATGCGGTGATTAAAACTGTAACTTTGAGCACCGACCCCAGCGCAGAGTGGACGACCGCATATGGCAAGACGGTGGATGCTAAGATCAGCGCGGCGGTAAACCCGGTAAGCACAGCGTTGGATGAATATAAGACCAGCAACAACGAAGCCGTGAAAGCTTTGCAGGATAGTGTGGGCGACCTGCCGAACACCTTGCAGAGTGATTATTATAATAAGGAAGCAACCAACAAACTGCTGGCTGATAAGGCAGACAAAACGGCTCTGGATGGATTTACCAATGATTTGACCGTAACCAAGAAAACCGTGACAGCTTTGCAGGGCAGTGTGGATACGGCCAACAGCGACATTGCAGAAATCCAGGAAAAGATCAAAGATATTAAGCCCAGCAACGGCCATGAGTACGACATTACTTACACCAGTGATGACGGTCATTTGAGCCTGTTGGAAGACGGCACAACCAAGACTGTTGTTACCATTAAAGGCGGTGGCGGTGGTGGCGGTGAGACAACCAGCACCATTACCATTGAACGAATTGGTGACAGCAGCCTGACGGTAGTTCAGGGTGACAGTGCATTGATCAGCTTTAAGTTTACGAGTGTGGACAATGCTGGCGATGACACCGGCAATGCGACTGGCAACTGGTATGTGGGCAACACCAAGGTGGCAACTACGACCATCATCCAGGGCAAGAACACCTTTGATGTGACGCAATACTTGCACAGCGGTGACAACACCGTGCGGCTGCAGGTTACGGACAGCATGGGCAGTGTGGGCAGCAAGAACTGGTCGGTTAATGTTGTTGAGTTTTATTTGGAGAGCATTTTTGATGACTCTCTTTTTTATTCCGGCGAAGTAACTTACCGGTTTACTCCGTATGGCAATATTGCCAAAAACATCAGCTTTAAGTTGGATGGCAAGGCGATTGGCGGAACAAGCACTGCAGTGACAGGCCGCCAGATGACCTACAATTTGCCCACCCAGAAGCACGGCAGCCACCTGCTGGAAGTGAGCATGACGGCGGAGATCAATGGCAAACAGGTGACAAGCAACACCCTGCGCCACGATATTATGTGGGTGGAAGAGGGCAATAATACCCCGATTATCAGTTGCGCCGTGCTGGATTACAGTGCCAAGCAGTACAGCAATGTTGCGATCAGCTATACCGTGTATGACCCGGCCAGCAGCAACACCAATGTGACCCTGGCTGTGGACGGCATTGTTGTCAGCAAGCTGACGGTAGGACGCACCAAACAGACCTGGACGTACAAGAGCAGCGAGATTGGTAGCCATGTGCTGACCATTACCTGCGGCGAGACGGTAAAGACCATCAATGTAAAAATTACCGAGCTGGGTATTAACATTGAGCCGGTGAAAACCAACCTGATGTTTGACTTTAACCCGGCTGGCCGAACCAATGCGGACGAAAACCGCCTGTGGACTGATGGCAATACTGCGATGACGGTAAGCGACAACTTTGACTGGAGCAATGGCGGCTACCAGATTGATGAGGACGGCGATACTTACTTTTGCGTGAAAGCCGGAACTACCGCCACGTTGGATTATAAGCTGTTTGCGGACGATGCCAAAAAGAAGGGTAAGAACTTTAAGCTGGTGTTTAAGACCACCAATGTGCGAGACTACGATGCTACGGCACTAACCTGCGCAAATGGCAACGTTGGTTTGACGGTACAGGCACAGAAAATTACCCTGACCAGCCAGCAGAACCGCATTGAGCTGCCGATTTGCGAAGATGACTTTTTGGAGTTTGAGTTCAATATTTTGCCGGACAGCAAGTATAAAGAGATGGTGCTATGGTGCGACGGTATCCCCTGTAAGGTGGAACTGTACGATGCAAGCGACAACTTTACACAAGCAAGTCCGGTTGGCATTACGATTGGCTCTGCGGCCTGTGATGTACAGGTATACCGCATGAAAACCTACGGCATGGAGCTGTCGGACGATGAGATCCTGGACAACTTTATTGCGGATGCCAAGAACGCCGAGCTGATGATTGAACGCTATAACCGCAACGATATTACCAACGTGAGCGGCGAACTGGATGCTGACCTTTTGGCCGAGAAGTGCCCGGACCTGCGCATTATCAAGATCAGTGCTCCGACCTTTACGACCGGCAAAAAGAATGAGGTTTTTAATACCACCATCCAGCAGATTTACAAGAACGGACGCGCTGTGGAGGATAACTGGACCGCGACCGGCAGCCATAAAGGCCAGGGCACCAGCTCCAATGCGTATGGCGAGAGCGGCCGAAACATTGACATTAACTGTTCCGGCGGATTTACGTTTGGCGACGATAGCACCGGCAGCACCTATACATTGACCGAGAACAGTATCCCGGAGAAATATTTTAATATCAAGGTAAACATTGCAAGCTCTGAAAACGCAAATAACGCCTGCATTGCAGATGATTACAACACGTTTAACCCGTATACCCGTAAGGCAAAGAAAGAGAACCCGAAGGTGCGCGATACGATGGCGTTTTACCCGTGCGTGGTGTTTATCCAGGAGACGGACGTGGAGAACGCGACGGTGTTTAAGGACGGCCAGTGGCATTTTTACGCTTGCGGTGATATTGGCAACAGCAAGAAGAACAATGACACCCAGGGCATGGACCCCGCAAACCACAAGGAAGTTATTGTTGAGATTGATAACAACACCGATGCCCAGACCCGCTTTTTGAGTGATGATCTGAGCCAGGAAACTTGGGACGGCGACCACAGCTTTGAGTTCCGCTATATTAGCAAAAACTGCACCGAGGAAGAAACACAGGCGGCAAAGAATGCCTGGCAGAGCTTGCTGACCTGGGTGGTAAATGCAGATGATGCAGAGTTTAAGGCCCACTTTGAGGACCACTTTATCAAGGACAGTGTGCTGTTCTTTTATCTGTTCACTGAGCGCCACACAATGGTGGATAACCGCGCCAAGAATGTGTTCCCCCATACAGAAGATCTGATCCATTGGGATTTTTGCATGGATTATGATAACGATACCTGCCAAGGCAACGACAATGAGGGCGGATTGACACTGACTTACGGCTATGAGGACACCGACACCATTGGCACCAAGAGCGTGTTTAACGCGGCAGACAGCAAGCTGTGGTGCAAGGTACGAGATCTTTTTGCGGACGACTTGCAGAAGATGTACCTGAACCGTGAAAGCGCTTTGACCTGGAGTGCAAACCGTATTTTGCGCAAGATTGAGGCGTACCAGGATGTGAAGCCCGAAAAGCTTTGGATCATGGACATGCGGCGCAAATATTTCCGCACCTATGAAGACAATGGAACGACCAATTACCTGCCGATGATGCACGGCAACAAACGCCATCAGCGCCGCCAGTACCAGAAGTACCAGGAAAAGTATATTGCGAGCAAGTACAGCGGTACGACCTGCACGGCTGATGATATGACGATCCGCGGCTATACCCCGACCAACTGGACAGGTGTGCAGCCGGACGGTACGTTCCATATCCGCCCGTATGCAGATACCTATGTGAGTGTTTTGTATGGCTCCAACCCGGTAAAAATGCGCGGCAAGCGCGGCCAGACCTACACGATTGAGTGCCCGATTGCAGCCATGAACGATACCGAGGTTTATGTTTACAATGCCAGTCTGATACAGAGCATTGGCGACATTAGTGGATTTTACCCTGGGTATGTTGATTTTAGCCATGGTGCGAAATTGACCGACTTGCAGGTTGGCAACGGCACCGAAGGCTACCGCAACACAAACCTGACCGACTTTGCGGTTGGCAACAATACGCTGCTAGAACACCTGAATTTGCAGAATGTGCCGAACCTGAAGAAATCCATCAGCTTGGCGGGATGTGTAAACCTGACCGATTTTTATGCCGGCGGCAGCGGTATTACCGGTGTGGCGTTTGCCAAGGGCGGCAAGATTGAAAAGGCTGAACTGCCTGCGATTGCAAGCCTGACGGCACAGAGCCTGAACTACCTGACCGATTTGAAGATTGACGGCTATGAGAACATGACCACACTGGTTGTAGAAAGCTGCCCGACCATTGACCTGAAAGCCATGTTGGAAAAATGCACAGGTTTGAACCGCGTGCGCCTGACTGGCCTTGATTGGGAATGCGAGGACACAGCGCTGCTTGACCGGCTGTACACGATGACCGGCCTGGATGAGAACGGCTATAACACCGAGCACTCTGTATTGGAGGGCAAGGTACATGTGCCCATTATGCGTGAAAAGAAGCTGGCAGAGTTTAATGCACAGTGGCCGGATTTGAAGATCAGCTACAACACGCTGGTGGAACAGTTTACCTGGACCTTTGTGAATGATGATGACGAGCACACAGTTTTGGATGTGCAGTACATTGACAAGGGTGGTAAGGCTGTTGACCCTGTGACCCGTGCGGAGAAGCCGATCCCGAAGCCGACCAAGAAGAGTACGGTGAGCACTGACTTTACCTATGCTGGATGGGACACAGAGTTTGTTACAGTATTTACCAACCAGACCGTAACGGCCAAATATACCGAGAGTGTGCGGAAGTATACCGTGCGCTACCTGAACAATGGTGCGGAAAAGCAGAAAACAGTTGCCCCCTATGGCAGCATGGTGTTGTACGAAGGTGATACCCCGGCCTACACGGCGGAGGAAGGTGCCTATAAGTTCTACCTGTTTGACCATTGGGACAAGGGCGGATATGTGAACGGAGACAAGGACATCAATGCGGTATATGACAGCTGCGAATATACCTCTGGTTATTTTGACGGCAAAGAGATTGGCAGTTTGCGCCCGGTCGAGATTTACGCAATGAAAAAGGTTGGTGTGGAGAATAAGGTGGTTAGCCCCAAGGACGCTGTGACCATTACAATGGGCAACGACTTTAGCTACTCTGACATTGAAGAGAAGGTTTTGATCAACGAGAAAAAGACCTTTGATGGCACCAACTATGTGGATACTGGTGTGCAGCTGTTGAAGGAAGACCGAGACTGGGTGCTGGCGGTAGATTACCGGATGACCACAACCGATACGGCCAATGCTGTGCTGATGCAGTGTTTTGAAACTAACGGCATGAACGGTATCCGCATTTGGAACAATAATGGAGCCAAGATCAGTTGGGGCACCGAAAGCGCAACAGCTGCCACAGTTGGAACCCGTGACATGGTGGTAATGCGCCACAAGAAGGGCGAAAATAACCTGCATGTGTATACGGCCAACATTTACGGTGACGACATTGTTTACACCGAGATTAACCGTGGACGAATTACACAGACCAATGCAACGCTGGTGTTTGGTTGCGCCAAGGCCGATGACGGGGAATATGAACGGTTTGCCAAGGGTGATGTGTACTGGGCGAAAGTTTGGTATGCAGACCTGGGCGACAATGCCTGCCGGAAGCTGGCTGCATGGCCGCATGAAACCCGCGAATTTGAGATGTGCGGATTTAAGCAGTATTATTTAAGTGATAACACAAACAAGCGCTGCGCAATGACGTTTTTGGCGAAAAATACGCTGGCACGCAAGATGCCGATTACCAGCAGCTATTACAACAATGGCGGTTGGCCCGCAGCAACGCTGCGCACTTACCTGGACAAGCGGCTGCCGAATGCCTTGCCGATTGGATGGCAGCAGTTGATCCAGCAAGTAAAAGTGACATCCAGTGCGGGCGGAACATCCAAGGAAATTGTGACGGCGGATTGTTACTTCTTTATACCGGCTGCATATGAGCTGAACCCCAGCATGAACAGTGAGCCGTATATTTATGAAGGTACAACGATCAGTTACATGACGGATAATCAGAGCCGAATCTGCTATGACGATGATGGCGCGGCCACCACTTATTGGACACGCAGCCCGAATGTTCAGTATGCAGATTACTTTTTGCAGGTTGCGGCGGACGGCCAGATTTACAGCTATGTTACCCCGAATGAGCAGCATGGCGTGCGCGTGATGTTCAGCGTGTAAAGGAGGTTGAGGGACGAAATGTATTACAAGGTGATATATAACGGCCAGGTGATTGATACCCTTGACCACCTGAGTTTTGTGAAATACCAGGCGAAACACGGGATTATGGTGAACTGCACAGCAGATGACGCCGAAGGAATTGTGAGCAGTGATGGGCGCTACATCTGGCATGTGGACGGATACTATAATATTCCGGCGGCAGGATACGATACCGTGCAGCTGGAAGAGATCAGTGTTTACGAATATGACAAGCTGAAAGCCTTGGGGGCCAAAACCCCTGAGGCTATTATTGATGCTTATACCCTGAGCCTGATTGAAGGAGGTGTGCTATGAGCGACTTTGTGGAGAGTTTGCGGCGGCTGTATTTGGATCGCCGATTAAAAGAAGCGACCCTAAATGCGCTGTGGCACAAGGGCAAAATCAGCCGCAATGAGTTTGACTACATTGTGGGCGGAAAGGAGACGAGCAATGTACACGATCCTGATTAACGAGGACAATACCCTGACCGCCAGTGTGGTGGAGCGCGTGATGCAGCAGAGCAAACTGGTAGACACCCTGCATTTTTTGGCTGACCCGGAATATAAGGGCAAAGACATGCGCGACTATGTGGTGATGCTGGAATACCGGTTACCGGTGAGCAAGAAATACCGCACCGAGTTTTTGACGCTGAGTGACGAGCTGTATAAAAACAAGCTGGAATATAAGCTGCCCTTTGACACAGCGCTGACCAGTGAGGCCGGTGTGATTGAGTTCCAGCTGACATTTGGCAACATTGAGATGGATGCTGAAGGCAGGACCACCCAGTACATCCGCAAGGTTGGGCCGGGGGAAATTAAAATTATTGATGTTTACGACTGGGCGGCAACGATCCCGGATGAAGCACTGAATGCTTTGGACCAGCGGATTATTGCGATGCAGGCCATGCTGAAGGCCATGATTGATAAGAGCAACGCCATGATGAACAGCAAGGCCGACAACCTGAGCTACAAGAATGACATGCTGCAGCTGACCGCCAACGGAAGCCCGATTGGCAATGCGGTAGAGATCAAGAGCGGCGGCGGTTCCGGCAGCGGTGGCGATGGTACAACTGATGGAAATATGCGGGTGGTTGAGTTTTAAGGCTTGGCCGCCTGCGTTTTTTCTATATAGCGACAAATGGAGAAAGGAGTTGGGAGAATGGCAACTACAAGCAAGTTGGGCTATGGTAACGCGGAAAACCTGGATACAGCGATTACGAATGGAATTATTGACGAGAAGGACCTGGTTATTACCAAGGATACATCGGAGTTTTATTACATCCGTGACGATAAGAGCAAACAGGCGATCCGCCCCCGAACCCGTGTTTTTGACAGCAACGGACAAGCCAATGAACAGCTGAACAATAGCAGCGACACTTATGCCGGGCAGACCGTAATGATTAAAAACACCGCGGGCAAGTACGAGCCGTGGATTGTACAGCTGTTGGACACCGGGAAGTTTGCTGTTGAGCCGTTCAGCACTGCAAGCACTGGATTTGTTTGGCAGGAATTTTAACCGACAAAAACAACATGAAATTCAAGGAGAGATAATTATGGCAGAAGTAAAATTTAATTATGGCACCAAAGCTAACTTTGAAGCCCTGCAGGCAAAGGACAACGACACCCTGTATTTTTTGACTGACACTTTGCAGATTTTTAAGGGTGCAGTTGAATACACCAAGAGCTGCAAGCTGGTGAGCACCCTGCCTGGTTCCGGCCAGGTGCAGGGCGTTGTTTATGTGCGCACCAGCGACTTTACCCTGCATGTGTTCAATGGCACCAGCTATATCCAGCTGAACAAGGCCACCGTAACTGAGATCCCGGCTGCCGACGCCAGCGATGACAATGTGCCGACCACCAAGGCTGTTGCCGACTACGTTGATGCCAAGATTGCGGGCGTTGTTGGCGGCAAGGGCGTGTTTGTTACCGATGTTACCTACAATGAGGGCGTGCTGAGTGTTGCCAAGGGCGGCGACCCCGTTACTACCACCCTGACTGGCGTTGTGCATGCACCGACTTATGACGCAAGCACCCGCACCATCAAGCTGCCGGTATTTGGCGGCGACGAACTGACCATTGCGCTGGGCAAGGATCTGGTTGTGACCAGCGGTACTTATAATGCCAAGGACAAAAACATTGAGCTGACCATTACCAGCGGCGATGTGATCAAGATCCCGGTTGGCAGCCTGATTGATATTTACACCGGTCTGGCAACTTCCACCGCTGAGGTTACTGTTTCTACTGACAATAAGATCAGTGTAAAGGTGAAAGTGAGCGCCAAGGCTGACAACTCCATTACCCTGGAGGAAGACGGCCTGTATGTTGCTGTGCCTGATGCTTATACCAAGGCCGAAGCTGACAAAAAGATCAAGGCTGTGCAGACCGCCCTTGATACGCACGCTGCGAATGCCGACATCCATGTGACCAAGGAACAGAAGGCCACCTGGGATGCCAAGGTGAGCACTGAACAGCTGGCTGCTGCCAAGAGCGAGGCCATTGGTGCTGCCGCTACTGACGCAACCGCCAAGGCTAATGCTGCCCGTGATGCCGCCAAGGCGTATGCTGACGGCCTGAATACTGCCATGGATACCCGCGTGAAGGTTGTTGAGGGCGCTATTACCTGGAAGACCATTGGCTGAGACGACCAAGCGGTTAGTTATTTCAAGTTGACATAAAAAATAGCCTTCGCTGCAGGGCCAGTGTTTTGCGAGTAGGAGAACATGCACTGTGCAGCGAAGGCTTTATATTGTATTGACAAACAACGATGTTGAATATATAATAATAGTAGAACTAAGGCACCGACATAGACGGTCGCGTCTCAGTTTACGATGAAACTACAATGGCTAAACCATCATAGCAAAAACCGTTCTGTGGGCGACAGGGCGGTTTTACTTTTTATTACCACGAAAAAACGTGATAACTGCTACGACAGTTCGTACCCCAGTGAACACAACGCCAATAATGACGATGGTATCAACAAAGGATAGATCTGGCATAAGCATCACCTCCTGGCAAAAATGAATTTACCGGAAGGCAAAGTAGGGGCGCTCCACAATACCTTGCGGCAGATGGGAGGCTTGACCGCCTATTACGTTTATGAGGAAGATATGGCAAAAAGGAATAAACGTCGGTGCCTTAGTTCTGCTATTATTATACTGTCAATGCAAAATTTGTCAAATTAAATACTGAATCGAAACCGCTTATCTGTACGCAGGTAGGCGGTTTTTTTATTGTTACAAAAAGGAGTTTTACGATGTCAAAACTTTCTTTATGCGAGATCCAACAGTCGCAGCTGGATAAAACTCCTATTGTGGATGGACAGCTGGTATGCTGCTTGGATACGGGAAACACTTACCGGGACACAGCCGGTGGGCGAGTTCGGATTGGAAGCGATCTGGAACGCGTAAGTGAGCTGCCATTGGCCCCGCTGGCCGGGAAGATTTATTACCTGCCGCCCGGAGATTTATATATTTATAACTCTGGTTGGGTAATGCTGAATACCGATACTTGGCGCGGCATCCAAAACAATTTGACCAGCGACAGTACGACCGATAGTTTGAGCGCAGCGCAGGGCAAGGCGCTGAAAGCTTTGGTGGATGGGAAAGCTGCCGCAAATCATACGCACAGTCAGTATCTTACCGCACATCAAGATATTAGCGGAAAAGTAGACAAGTCTGAGGCTGGGGCAAATAGTCTGTTGGCAACGCTTACAACTACATGGACTTCAATTCCTACAGATAACACTTACTTTGTACGACAAGATACGGGAGGCGGCAATACTTTTGGACGTGTGAAATTCTCTACCCTGTGGAGTTACATCAAGGGCAAGGGTGACGCTACTTATCAGCCAAAGGGTAGCTATGCCGCATCAAGCCATACACATGATGATCGGTACTATACAGAGAGCGAGATTGACGCGAAGCTGAAAACCAAAGCTGATACGCACAGTCATCCATACCTTCCTACTGCGGGTGGAACTGTGACGGGTGTGACTGCGTTTACAAATACAACTGCGTCTACGAATAAAAGCACTGGTGCTGTGAAGGTAAGTGGCGGTGTTGGTGTTGCCGGACGCATGAGTGCCAATGAGGTTATGATTGGCGATGGATGTACACTGCGATACGATGCAACAAACAAGTGTGTGAATTTTACGTTTAGTTAAGGAGGTGGCGCGATTTGGCTTTGCAATTATGGCTGCCGCTGAATGGAGACACCCGGCAGCTGGGGCTGAATGGAACCACAATAAGCGGTGCGCCAAGCAGCTGGGGCAACGGCAATATGGGGAAATGCGCCACGTTTGCTGGAAATGCGGTGATTAAAACCGCCAGTGTGCATGATTTTGACTATCTGGATAATTTTAGCTGGGTGGTATGGGTAAACACGAATTATACCGGAACGGCTACCCAGTATGTGTTCTCTGTTGGACGAGTAGATTATTCTACATTTGGCTATGGGCTGGAAGTTAGAAGCATGACACAATGCCTGGCGTGGTTTGGCAGTACAACTTGGACATTTAGCGTAACGGGCGGCCAGTGGACCCACGTTGCGTTTGTTAAAAGTGGAACGAACATCAAGATTTATGTGAACGGTGTGGTACAGGTTAATGCGGCTTTTAGCGGAACGGCACCGACATTTGCGGACAGTATTGGTGTTGGGATTGGGTGCTTCCATTATTCTGGAGGTAATATTTATTATTATAACGGTTCTATCGCTGATTTTCGTATTTACGATAACGTTCTCACCCCTAAAGAAGTTCACGAGATTGCACAAGGGCTGTGCTGTCACTATCCGCTGAATGACCCGTATGCAACAGGGAGTATTAACAAATATAGTGGAGATAATTTTGAGGGGAAGCCGAGCGGTAGTAGCTATACTGTGACCAAGCTGGCAAATGAACGCGGGTATAATTACAAGCTGAGTTATACAGGAACCGGCAATAATACCTGGCCTAATTTTTACTTCCCTACTTTTAGTTTTACTGCGGGCAAGACATATGATTACAGTTGCAAGGTACGGTGCCACAGCAAGAACTTTAACATTAGCTTTAGAGCGGCACACATCAGCAATGACTGGGTTACGAGTATGAAGACGATCACGGTGGCGGACAACCAGTGGCATGAATACCACATCCAGATCAAGCTGGACGCAAAGTACACAAGATCCGGCACAGAGTATGATACGAAACCGCTGGTTGAATTTTACTCAGAGAGTTTGGTGACCAAAGACAAAGTTTATACATGCGATTTTGACTTGAAAGACGTTTGCGTAAGTGAATGCAGTACGGCGGCAAGTGGAAGCAATGGCAGCTGGGCGGATAACACGGTGTATGATACAAGCGGGTTTGGAAACCATGGCAGTGTTACAAGCGCTTGTCAGCCGGTTTTGGCTGGGAACAGCCCGATGTATGATAAGTGTTATGAGTTTCCTTATAAAAATTATATTACTGGGAAAATGCCGTTTGGCGGGCAGGCTGCGAGCAACTTCACGATTAGTGTTTGGCTGAACCAAATTGAAGGCGGCGCATATTCTACTTGGTTGAACAGTAACGGTTATGGCGGCTCCGGTTTGTGGCTTGCCGTGAATACTGAAGGCTGTGCGCAGTGGGGATATCGTGAAGGCGTTAGTCCGAATTATGTGAAAGGCGGAAGTAATATTGCAATAAATACCTGGCATTTGTTCACTTATGTATACAAAGAAGGTGTAGCGACCTGGTATTTGGATGGCAAGAAAAATTGCAGCGCTGCCTATGCAGATAAAACAATAATGCCTGCGGGCACATTTACATTGGGTGACAGTTATGCGGGAAATGATTGGAATACAAATTTCCATGGCAAGCTTTCCGACTTCCGCATTTATGCTACTGCTCTATCGGACGCGGACATTGCAGAGCTATACAACACACCGGTTTCGATTACAAGCACCGGAACGATGATGACGAAGGGAGAGCTGATTGAAACATGAGTGTGAGAGTAAATAAAAGTGGGGTTGTGAATGCGGGGCGTTTTGTAGAGACAAACGGCGCTATGCTGAACACGTTTATGAGCGAAGGATATACACCAACTGCGTCTGTTGATAATTCATGTATGGAACGAAATATTACCGGATTTGAAAAAGGTAAAAGCTATGTAATTGATATGACCGTTATTTGGAGTGGTTTCAAAACAGATGTGGCGGATAATTTTAATATTGGTAGTCAAGGTTCTTGTTATGACGGAACCAGCTGGAGTTGGAATTATGGTAACCCAATGTGTAACGCGATCAACAATCTAAAAGGATTCAAAGATCTTGTGTTAAGCGCTGACAGCGGGAGCAAGCGATATGTTGCTACGTTCAGCATAACCAACGACTGTACAGGGTTACAGCTTGGATGCCGGACGAATTATTCCAATGGAAAAGGCACGATTACATATTCTAATATCCGGGTTGTGCCTGCCGATAGTTATGTTGATGGCTCAACAAGTGCTGGTAAACTCACCGATGATTCAATCGTGATGGATAACTTTATAGAGATGTAAAAAGGAGATGATAGGATGGCTCAGTTAGGCAACCTTATTGTAAACGGAGTGTCCCGCTTGCTGTCCAAATTGTATGTGAGCGATTCTGTAACAGCTCCGAGTTTTATTGGCAAGTTGACCGGCAATGCAGACACCGCCACAAAGTTGACAAGCAGCGCAGGAAGTGCGACACAGCCGGTTTATTTTAATGATGGAAAACCTGTTGTTACAACTTATACTTTGGGCAAAAGCGTGCCTGCGGATGCCAAGTTTACTGATACGAATACATGGCGTGGGGTACAAAATAACCTGACAAGCACGTCCACGGATCAGAGCCTGAGTGCCGCACAGGGCAAAGTTTTGAAGGCGTTAATTGACGGCAAAGCAGCGAGCAACCACACCCACAATTATGCTGGGTCCAGCAGTGCGGGCGGTGCTGCAACGAGTGCCAACAAGGTGAATGCAGCCTTGACGATTAACCTGAATGGGACAAGCCAGGGTGCATGGGATGGCAGCAGTGCAAAATCGATCAGCATTACGGCAGCCAGTGTGGGCGCAACAAGTGTGACAATTAGCAGGTGGTGATTTTTTATATGGGAGTTTATTTAGGAAGTACGCAGGTAGATATGCAGGGCGGTTTTGTGACTGGTGGTGCCAGCGGGGCGAGTTTGCAGAGCAAGACAGTCAGCCCCAGTGAGAGCGCACAGACGATCAAGGCAGACAATGGCTATGACGGTTTGAGCCAGGTTACAGTAAATGCAGTATCGAGAACTTATGTGGGAAGCGGCGTAACGAAAAAGAGTGCTGCGACTTATACGCCGGGAACGAGTGACCAGAGCATTGCATCCGGCCAGTATTTGAACGGGACCCAGACGATTAAGGGTGACAGCAATTTAACCGCCGGTAACATCAAGAGCGGTGTGAAGATTTTTAATGTGACAGGAAGTTATGCTGGGAGCAGCAGTTCTGGCGGTACGAATACCAGTGATGCTACGGCGACAGCGAGCGATATTGCCAAAGGCAAAACAGCGTATGTGCAGGGCAAAAAAGTTACGGGCAAACTTACAGAATACCTTGCAGGGGAAACACTAAGTTACTATACCTCCGGCGATGAAGAGATCACGATTAAGCGTGACAGCGACAGCGATAACATCAGCATAAAAATCCATTGTTTTGACGATGACAAGATTATGCGGCACAACAGTTACATAAAGCTTGGAGCCGATGCTATTCTTTTTGGCAACGCTACTGCTGCGGATGTTGCAAAAGGCAAAACATTTACGAGTGCAGCGGGGGTAAACGTTACCGGTACTGCGGAGCCTGCCGAGAGCAATAACAACGTTGAGGCATACGTCATTACCAGCACCAACCCCAGCGTTAGTTTTAAGCGCACTGACGGGACAATCAAGATTTGGGGCTACGGCACCATGACCAGTCAAGGCGGCTGGGGCCAGCAGACTACGAGCCTGATCGCGTTTGCGGGCGACAAGTACTACAAGAGCGCCATGTACGGCGGCCCAAGCAGCACCGGTCTGAGCCTAAGCATCAGCAACGGCAAGCTCTCCGGCCTGCCGAGTGGACTGACGGCGATCAGCGCGATTGTAACAAGAGGTATATGATTATGGCGACAAATACAAAGCTGGACAGTTTGGTAATTAACTACCTGACACAAAGCCAATATGATACGGCTAAGACAAATGGAAAACTGAATGCAAACCAGATTTATATGACACCGGCGAACACAGGAATGGCAGTTGAGACTTGGGAACCCACTATAACAGCTGCGAGCGGCTGGAAACTCGGCTCAAAAAAATTTTATAAAATCGGAAAAATGATTTATTTTGAAATCAACGTTGGTGTTACCAGTAATAAAAGTCTGATCCAAGGCATGACATACGAGTGTTGTACTTTAACAAAACCAACCGCGGACACGATTCAAAGTTTTGCTGGAACACGTTACGGTACTATGATTAGCAATGCCAGCAGTGACGAAGATTGTCATGTCGCAAGTTTTGTCTTCTGGAAAAAGCAAAGTAACGGAACAGATTATAAGTGCAATATTTGCTGCACAAGAAAATTCACGCTAAATACTCCCGATGAAGGAGTGTTTTACAACTATAACTGGCTACAATTATCCGGCTGGATCTTTTTAAGTTAAGAAGCGAGAAGTATACAGTATGGCGACGAATACAAAGGTGGGATTATTAACTAAGCTGAAATAACCGTGAAGCAAAATTACTTTACAATACGATGGAATGTTAAAAGGAGGCTGATGGAAGATGCGGCTGAAGAATGGAGAGGTATGTTTTGGGTGGCCATTGGCGCAGCATGTGATTACGGCCGGCTGGAAATATAACAGTGGGGCGTTGCACAGGGCAATCGACTTCCGCGCTTTGGTGGGAACACCGGTGTTTGCGGCGGAAGACGGAACGGTGCGCGTGGTTTACCATTGGAATGGGCGAGTGACCCAGGGCGACACCAACAGTTATGGCAATATGGTGAAGATTGAGCATACGGCGTATAAAGGCGGCAAGCTGGAAACGTTGTATGCTCATTTGAATTCTATCACGGTGAAGGTTGGACAGAAGGTGAAAACCGGCGAAGTGATTGGCTACAGCGGCCAGACCGGCAACTGTTTTGGTGCCCATTTGCATTTTGAGGTGCGCTGGAAAGGTGTGCGCGAGAACCCGCTATGCTGGTTGGATAACGACTTTAAGCCGGCCAGCCGCGGTGTGATTTTGTGGGCCAATGCAAACCAGCACAGTGTACAGGTGGACAAGCAGGAAGCGGCTGAGGAGCCGAAGGTTGAACCGGCAGTGAAAAAGACTGTGACAAAAGCCATTACCCTGAACAACGGCAAATGGAATGTGCGCAAGGGTGCCGGAATGCAGTACCAGTCCGTTGGGGTGATCAGCAGCCCGGATGCCAAGACCGGCAAGCCTGTTTGCATTGGGTATGAAGCGGTTGTGGACGGCTGGTTCAAAACGGTTTATGGTTATATCAGCCAAAAAGCGGTGAAGAGCCATACCTGAGTGCAGCCAAAGCAGGTGATTTTTATGAAGGAAAACTGGAGCCTGATGAGGTTCAGCAAAAAGATTATTGTTTTTACAATGGGTGCAACGATTGTTTACGCGATTGTATACATGATCCTGTGTTTTAGGACCGGACAGTTACCGGAATCGTCTTTTAACATTGGGCTGTTTGCGGCAATGAGTGCAGAGAATTTGTGTAACGCCTGGATTAAGGTGAGGGAAAAAGTAGCGGAAAAAGAAAAAGCAGAGGGTGACAATGCGCCCCCTGGTGATGAAATTTTTACGCCGATTGATGAGACAAGTGAAACGGAAGAGATTGGAGGTTAGGTATGGAACAGGGAATTGTATATATTGTGATGGGCCTGGTTTGCGTGATTGCTTTTATGGTCGGCAAATATGTGCTGCCGAACGCCCAGGAGACAGTAAATAAGGCGCTGAACCTATTGAGCGGCTACCCGCTGTTGATGCAGTGGGGGTTAAGCGCCTGTAAATATATCAAGCAATATTTTAACGATATTTCCGGCGAGGAAAAGAACAAGCGTGCTGCAGAACTGATTATGGAAGTGGCCAAGCAGGCCGGCGTTACCATTACAGAGGAGCAGGCGCGTGCGATTGCCCAGGCGGCTTACGAGCAGATGAAGGCGGGTGAAGCTGCTGCCGGAGAGAAGGTGAACGCAGATGCCTAACCCGGTATTTACATTTACGGCGCAGGACATACTGATGCTGGTGCTTTCAGCTTGTGCGGCGGTGGTTAGTATTTCGAATGCGATTGCCCAGGGGGTTAAGTTCAACAACTTTTTGAAAAAGCCAAACAGAGATCAGGATGCCCGGATGGACAAGATTGAAGAGCGGCTGAAAACGGTGGAAGGGCGCTGCGACACGTTTGACAAACAGTTGGAGGGTGTGAAGAAGCACCTGAATAGCCTGGATGAAAGCATTAACATGCTGCTGCGGGCAGAATTTGCACAGCTGGGGCACAACCTGAACGGCGACAATGTGGAGCAGATGCAGCGAGCATTTGACGATATACAGGAATTTTTGTTTAAGCGTTAAGGTTGACAGCGAACAACATGTGGTATATAATACAAATAGAGGATTGAAGCTCTTAATAAGCGAACACCTCAGTTAGCTGCAAATGAACCAAATACATCTGCTACAATGTACCCAGTTCAGATGAGGCCGCCTAAGTGCTAGTTAGGTAGCCTCATTTCTTTTTACGGCCAAAATAAATGGCCACAAAAACGCCAGTCCATGTACCGATGCAGCTTACGATTGTAAGCACATCCACAATAGAATTCATGGCATCACCTCCGACAACAAGATTGCCGAAAGGCGAAAATGATTAAACCTCCATTCAGCCTTCCGGCTAGTGGGAGGTGGCCGCCTAAGCGCTTATAAAGTTGGGTGAAATTCAGCGGAGCTTCAATCCTCTGGAGAATAGTATACCATAAAGAGTCGTTGGATCACAAGTAAATTTTACGCTTGAGTAAAAACAGCAAAGAATTATACAAACAGGAATAGGGAGTACCTTTGGTTTGAAACCTTGGGTGCTCCCTATTTTTTAGCAGGTTGGAAGTATCAATACAGTTCAGAGACAGAAAGAACTTTAGCGGGAAGATCCTCGCGCTTGCCGGATGGGGTTGGTGTGGAGATCTTGATGGTTTGAATGGCGGAGTTGATTGCGGGTTCAAAGCCGTCCAGAACGGGGATGGCATTACAGGAAAAGAAAACATTGTTTGCGTTGCCGTCTTTGGTGGAATATTCAGAAATATAATGAGTGCCAAAATCGCTATTGGCATCATGAATATAATCCGGCAGTTCGATGGTGACGAGTTTTTTACAGGGAACACCGGATGGTTTTTGGCCTTGAAGAACCCAGCCAGCCGGAAGACGGTGGGCCTGATACGGATCATTTGACACAAAGGTAAAATAGGTTGTTGTGACGGGGCCATGTTCCGAGGTGCTACGGGTACAGGCAAGAACCCCTACAATAATTTCAGTTATCATGATGGTTCTCCTTTTGTGTTTGATAATTTTTTATAACGCCCACGTTTTATGTCCTTATGGTATTGCTGTTGTTTTTTAAGAATTGCTAAACATTCAGGAGAACAAGCATTACTACGATCTACTGCAGCAAAAGTTTTTCCGCAGACAACACAAATTGTTCCGTTTTTCTGCATGTTCTTTTTGTGGTCTGGGTTTTGTTCACGGTAATTGGCAGCCCAGGCACGTTTTAACGGCTCGGTTTTTTCTTTTAAGGAGATCGGGGCGCATTCTGGACAATATTTTTGAAGGCCACCTTTTACGATATAAGGTTTGCCACACCGCTGACAGATATCGGTAGATCCAATTTGGCGAGTGGTCTTGTTTTTAGCAAGGTTCCGACATTTTTTTACAGCCTGCTTATCACGTTCCGCCTTACATTCTGGGCAGAAAGATGCACGAGGACCACCGGTAAAAGTAGCACCACACGACTTACAAACATGAGATATCATGCGTGGTTTATGAGCGGCCTGTTCACGACATGAGGGGCATAGGCGCTGTTCTTTTTGCCCATCAAACGAATCTCCGCACCGAACACAACGACGAAGCATGAAACGACCTCTTAAAATAAATCATTGACAGAGCATTGAAACAGCGAGGCAAGAGTTTGTGCAACCTGAACAGTAGGTTTACTTTCGCCGGATTCAATGCGTTGGTATTGACGGAGTGATACACCGAGTTTATCCGCGACCTGCTGGGCTGTAAAGTTGGCACGGGAACGCATGGCTTTGAGGCCGATGGGCTTGATATCCGAATACTTTTCGGCCTGGCCATGATAATAACCGAGAGCGAAAGAGCCTTGCAGCTCGACAGGAAGGAGCTTAGAAAACTCGTTTTGCATATCATCTTCGGTAATTGTGGAGTAAGTTAGAGCAATGAGGCGGTCCAGCTCCGGTGTTATGCGGTGTTCTGTGTGGGCACGAAGAATGAGCTGCGCGATTTCCATTAAAGGATACATGGTGGCGTTTTGGAGGTTATTGGCCTTGGGGCCATCCTCGCCATAAACAATCGTGGCGAGCTTGTTATAAAGAATACCCAGTGCAAAAACCTGTTCCGTAGTAAGAGCCATAAGAAAGCCTCCTGTTCACATGACGTTTTATGTCGTTCCTCTGGTTATAGGACACGACATTTTATGTCATATGTCAAGGAGGTTTTGAAAATTATTTGAGTTGCTCCCTCCTCTATGTTTCGCTAAACTGGGCTTTAGCGAAGTTGTGTATATATGGATTTTGTTTAGGGCTTCGATTCCACCCTATCGGATTGATTATTGTTGTATTGGCGGCATGACGGGTGTATACTTTTTGGTGTATAGTCCTATGGTGCACATAACTAGCTTGCCGACTGACATGAACGGTTTATGAATTGATAGATGATACATGCGACAAGATTGAATCCGGCCGGCGCTGGCTACTGCAGCTATTACGAGTTTGTTTTACCTTGAAAATTGCAAAAAAATCAAAGACTTCACACCTGCTATTGATCCATGGTTAGAACGCTTGAGCTGAACTACGAGTTTCTTTTACGGTGAAAAAACACAAAAAAATACCGATTGTAATAAAGCCAGGACGGTATGGACGGGCGGCGCATGGCGGGATTTGAAGTTGATTTATGACCACCCATAGCCAGAATTACGAGTTTGTTTGACCAAAAGATTGAAAAAATATGGTTCAGACGGCCAGATATGGATGGTTAATGCAGCGGTTTGAGCTACGAGATTCTTTGATTTGAAAAAGCGCAAAAAAAAAATAAGAGTGAAAGCATTCCCCTACCCTGCCCGGTTTGGTTTTGAACTACGAGTTTGTTTGACAAAGGGCGCAGGAAACAAAAAATTTAACGTGAATTACGAGATTGTTTGATGCGAACTGCGAGATTTTTTGACGGCAATTACGAGGTTGTTTGACAGTGAAAAACGGGATTTTGCGTAAAAGAAACTCGTAGTAGGAATAAAAGAAACTCGTAGCTTGTGTAAAAGAAACTTGTATGTAGAATAAAAGAACCTCGCAGCTCGTGTAAAAGAAACTCGCAATATACCTTATATAATATAAATATAAAATATAAATAATAAATAATAATAAGCGCAAAAAAATTTTATTACGAGTTTTGTTGTGAAGAAAAGCGCAAAAAAATTTTGGCTTGACAAGCGAATAAAAATAGGATATGATGCAGATATAATGCGTTAGGTATACCCACCTGTACGATGCGATACATACACTGTGATTTGGAGGTTGAGCCTGACATGGCGGACAGGCTATGCGGGCGAAAGAATTATGAAAGACCAAAAAGTAAATAGTGCAGGTACAGGCGCGGCGATTACCGGAGAGGTGATGACGGACGAAGAGGTTAAGGCGAAAAAGGAGCAGGAAAAGAAGACCGGCTCCCCTTTTGCCGTTGGCTCTTACATCACCAAGAGCAATGACCTGATCCAAAAGACCAAGTATTCCCTGCCGCGCAACGAGCAGAAAATTTTGTTCATGCTGCTTTCCAAAATTGACCAGAAAAATGACACGGATGCTTCGAAGTATTACACGATTACGTTCAGCGACTTTTCAAAGCTGACGGGTGTGAACGCGGAAAAGCCGGCCTATGTGGCATATTTGCAGCACACGATTGAAAATTTGGAGAACCGGACGTTTTGGGTGCCGATTGCCCCGACCAAGTACAAGAGCATGAGCTGGGTACGCAAAGGTTCGATCATTGATACTGAGGGAAAAACCATCAGTATGCGGTTCAATGAGGACATTTGGAAAGACATTGCACAACTGACAAGCAATTATACATCCTATAGCATTGAATACCTGCTGATGATGCAGAGCACCTATTCTATGCGGGTGTATGAAATTATCTTATCTTATGATAACGGCAACCGGGACTACGAATACGCCAATGGGCTGGTGTTTGAGCCGGTGACGGACGAGGTACTGGGGATGTTCCCCGCCAAGCGGAACCAGCTGCGCGGATACAAGTACAAAAAGTTTGGCATTGATGATTTCAAAAACCTGCTGTCTGTACCGACCAAAGAAGAGCGCGGTATGAACCGCAAAAAGTCCGATGTGGATAACAAGTATGACCGCGAAAAACCGTTGACAGAAAAATACCCGAATTTTTCAGACTTTGAACGCAATGTTTTGAAGCTGGTAAAAAACGAAATCAACGAGATGACAGACCTGTGGTTTGATTATGAGCCGGTGCGAACCAAAGGCGTGCGGAAATACACCCATCTGTATATCTTTATCAAGTACAAATCACGCAAAGAGATGGAGAAGGTACGGGCGTTTTTGAGCGCGAACCAGCGCAGCGACCAGGAGGTGGCACGCAAACAAAAGGCGAAGAAACAAGCTGTGTTGGCGGCTGAAACCGGAGAGGTCTCTCCCCTGCCCCCGGCTGTGATGAAAATGACGTTCCGCAAGGCGCGGGGCGAGATAGAAGACCGGACTGGATATGCGGGCTACAAGAAGGAGCTGACCGTAGAAGAGCGGAATGTTTTGGCAAATGTGTTTACTTATGCGGCCAAGATATTAACCAACCAGAACAAACAAGACCAGGCTGAAGAAACATTGGAAGCGCTGAACGGAATCATCCAAAATAACCACGGGCTGAAAAGCTGGGCGTTGGGTGAACTGGAGAAGTTTAGCGTGATGCTGAGGCAGGATGTGGAAAAGAAATCTGCGCAGTATTACCGCACGGTGGTGTACAGCGACATTGTAGAAAATTCCGCCACGATCATTGAAAGCGGAAAACGGCGGATGGGACAGGACGGCAAAGAGCCGATGTTCCGGCTGGATGAAACAACATTTGAAGAATAACCAGGGGGAGCTGCTGACGAGGTGGCTCCCCTATTTTTAACTTTATTACAGCAACAAAGAACTGATTCTTTTGCTTGTTGACTTTGAGTGTTGATGTGTTATAATGAAATTAAAATAGCAACAAAGAATTGGTTCTTTTACATGGAGGGCTGTATATGGCTGCAAAAATTATTACGATTGCGATTGAAAAGGGCGGCTCTGGTAAAACAGTTACTGCTTCTAACCTTGCTTACTTAATGGGAGATGAAGGAAAAAAGGTTTTGTGTGTGGACACTGACCCACAGGGCAACCTGACCTTTGCGTTGAGCGGCGGCAATACAATCACGAGCAATGCCTATTCCCGCAAAGCACTGTATGATATGTTTGACGGGTTCAAGTACACCCCCACGAAGGACTATATTGTGGAGACAGAGTATGAGAATGTTGATATGATCCCGGCAAGCAGCCAGACACCGCGGATCAACAAGCGGCTGCCGGACCTATTGGCTGATGCGCAGCAGTATGATGTGGGCGACCCAAGACAGCTGGAATCTACGGCCGACTTTTTGCTATACTTTTTGAACCAGGTGCGGGAAAACTATGATTATATCATTGTGGATACCCAGCCAACCCGTGACAGTATGATCCTTTCAAACGCCTTAGTGGCAGCGGATTATGTATTGATCCCGATGATGTGCGATTCGTTTTCTGAGGATTCGGCATTTAGAACTTATTCCATCTGCAATGAGCTGCGCAAGAACCCAAAGACGAACCTGAAAGGAATCGGCGTGATTTTAACCATGGTGGACAAGGGTGCGGCCACGAGAGAGACGCGGGAAGAATGCCAAAGAGTGCTTGGCCCTACCCTGTTCAAGACTGAGATACCCAGCGCTTTGGCCGTGAAGACATCGGTGAGAAGATGTGTGCCGGTATGTTATTCTGCCAAAACACAACCGATTGGCAAGAGCTATGTGGCGGCTTATAAAGAGCTGAAACAGCGGCTTGAAAAACTGGATAAGGAGGAAAAGTGAGATGGGTTTGAAATCAAAGCCGAAAAAAGGTAACGAAAAGAAACTGAACATCCCTACCAGCAGTGCGGCAAAAGAAGTGAACGATAATGATGCCGGCCGTGCCCTGGTTGGAAAGATCGTTGGTAATAAGACCATTGAGTTTGAAAATAAGGATATCAGCCTGGCAGACATCCGGCTGAACCCAGACAACGAGATTTTCCGCCAGAATGACAACGGAGAAGATATTGAAATATTAGCCGAAGACATTAAGCGCAATGGCCTGCTGCACAACCTGGTCGTGTTCCCGGAGCAGGAAGATGGTAAGATGGTGTATGTTTTGCTTTCTGGCGAGCGGAGATACCGGGCATTGATGCTGTTGCAGGAACAGGATGCGACCTGGAATGCGGCCAAGAACTGTAATGTAGTTACCACTCCCCTATCCCCCAATGAAAAGAAAGTTATTTTGTACAGCGCGAACCTGCAGGTGCGTGGTGGTTTTGGTGACGAAATGATCCGGCGCAAGGCAACAGTTGAATTTATTGAGTGTCTGCAAAAAGAGCCATATAACATGAACCAGGCCGAGGCCAAGAAAGCCCTGAAGGAAATCAGTGGTGCAGTTGGGCGGACGATTGATAAAGACATACGAATTGAACATACGTTAAATAAGCAGCTGCTGCAAATGTTAGATGAAAAGTATCTGACACGAAATGAAGGCGAAGAATTAACAAGGCTCAACCAGGAACAGCAACAGAGAATTGGTTCTTTGTTTGAGGAACTTTTTGCCATTGAAAACCCAGAGGTAAAAGATCTACAAGACGAGATTAAGAATGAAGTTATGGCAGGGTTGAAAAACGTTTGGAAAGGCGGCTCAACGGAAGAGCGCGACCAACTTTTTGAAGATGTACTGACAGAGCTGAAAAACGGAATTAAAACACTGGTTGAAAAAGAAGCGGAAAACGCAACTGAGGAAACCGAAAAACAGGCTGCACTTGAACGCGAGGTGGAGGTAGCTGAAAAGAAAGCCAAAACCAAAACATTTGTTCAGAAAACTTTACAACCGCTGGCCGGTAAGATTGGTAAGAAGATTGCAACGCCGGCATATAAGAGAGGACTGAAAAAGATGAGCCAGGAACAGCGGGCAGAAGACATTAAGACGCTGACAGAGCTGATTGAAAAAGCTGCGAAGCTGAAAGAGCTGCTGGAGACGGTTAAGTAATGGCAAAGGAAGTGAAAATCAACCTGCGGCTGAGTATGCGTGTACGCGAGGTGCTGAACGATGAGGCCGAGGTTGAAGATACCCGCATTGGAACCGTGACAAACCGGCTATTGCAGGAAGAGCTTGGCAGGATGATGGCGGTGGGTGCCGACCGCTGCGTGATGAAAGATACCAAAGAATACCGGGCTTTGATGCCGCACCTGGAAGGAAGCTATGTGCTACCGACAGAACTGGAAATCAACCGGCACATTACAACGCGGCTGGATGACAAGAACTACCCGCAGGTTTCTTTGTACTTTACAAAAGAGCAGGCAGAGTTCATGGCCGGACTGGTGAAAAAGCAGAGGATACGAGGAACCCTTTACTATGACGGCAGTGTGAAATCTTACCGGTATGTGATTGTGGGGATGCTGTTGAAGAACCCGTTGTTCGCTGATTTTGGCCTGAACTAAAAAAGATAGCCCCCGTCCGCTGGGTGACAGTGGATAGGGGCTTTGTTGTTTTATTCGCTGACTTTTACTGCAAAGTTTTTAAGCTTTTGATAACAGTCAACGTAGAGTTCCTGCTTATCGCCGTTATAGGTAACTTCGTAATACAGGCCGTCTTTGACAGGGGTGGTGAAAAGACCTTTATTGTTTTGAAGAGTTTTACATGACCAGACGGTGTAGATATCATCCGGTGACAGATAGACACCAGTTACATCAGCGTTATCATTGAAGTAACGGGAGATGGCGGTGCAGGCAGCCAGTTCAAATTCTTTAGGATTCATGGACGGTACCTCCAGTAGAGTTACAGGTTACATCAGGCGGTGCTATCCAGGGGGTTGTAGTGGGGATAAACGGCATGTTATCAATCGGCTTGGTGTTTGGCGTTACCGGCAGAACTGTTTCGCCCTGTTCGGTTGTGATGGTACGCTTGATGAGATGGCCGGCATCATCAAATTCTTCTGTAAAGGTAAAGATTGTTTTACTCAACTTTCCAGCCTCCTTCCTTATCCCAGGCAATGAGCTGGTTAAGGGTTTTGGGGGTATAATCATGCAGCATACAGCCAACGTTGATGATGTTACCCTTGTTACTGGCGATACCGACCGCGTTATCACGCAGTTCTGCTTTCCACTTGGCGAGATAGGTGTTCTCACGGGTGTTATGGACGTGGCCGCAGAGCATGTAGCACTCCGGCGAATAGGAGTGGTTGTAGAACATGATAGGGTAGTGGCAGAGAATAAGTTTGTATTTGCCGGCTGTGAGTTCATCATAGCCCTTGATGGAAGAAAAGTAGCGCATCATTTCCGGTGAGATTTTATCGTGGTTGCCCTTGATGAGATGAATATGGCCATTGAGCTGTTCAAGGATCATAGGAGCTTCGGACGGGTCCCAGAACATATCGCCAAGGACATAAACATTATCATCCGGAGAGACAACGCTGTTCCAGCGCTTGATAAGCTCCGCGTGCATAGAGGGCAGGTCAGGAAACGGACGGTCATCGAAGCGGATAATGTTACGGTGAGAAAAATGAAGGTCAGCAGTAAAGAAATTCATAGAGAAATCACCTCTGATATGGTAAGATAAAAGAAAAAGGCAAGGAGTGGTTATGAATGGCAGGACCGACAAGCGTAAGATTTTGCAATGAGATGCTGGAGCTGTGCGGCTACCAGGAGGATGCCCTGAATGAATGGAAACAGCGGATACAGGAAGGGGACAGCTGCACAAGAGAACAATACATCCAGATTGAAAAGGAACAGCAGGCGCTGCGAGAGATCCAGGCAAAAATCACGGATTATTTTAAGGTGCGGGCCAAATTTGACGAGGAGTTTGAAACAGCGTTTGAAGTGCCGAAGCGGAGTTTGTTTGGGCATGCACAGCTGCGAGTGGTGGTAAGACGAAGAAAGTAATCAATCCGCCAGGTCGGCTGAAACGGTAACGAGTTTTGCGATTGCGTCTTGAACAGAGGCTGATTCCTTATCTTTGAAGAAAGAGTCATAATCGAACCAGTGGTTATTGATGATATTGCCGATGATTTTAACGGTGCTGCCCCAGCCCTTGGTAGCGACACGAATGTATTTACCTTTCATGTCTTCTAGACGGGAAACACCGACGACATCCATGATGCGCATGATAGCCTCCATACCGATGGCAGAACCCTCGTAAGAATCTTTTTCATAGCTGTCGGGGTAGACTTTGCCAAGGCAGTAACCGCCGTAAACAACATCCCAACTGGCAGCTTTGAGAGTAAGATCAAGAGAGAGACAGCAATAATTTGTGGTTGAAAGAGATACGTTTGTAATCTGAGCGTTCTCAATGGTGTAGCCTTCATCAGTAAGCGTTTGTGCGGTATATTTTTTCATGGCGTGTACTCCTTAATGTTTGCTGCTGCTGATATGAGGCCAGAAGAAGATGCCGCCGATCAGGCAGGTCCAGGCGTATGTGGAGGGTAGCATTTGCGGGGTGAAGGATGCGGTATTGAATAACTGGTTCAATGTGGAGCAGATGGCGGTGCCAAACATAGGCACCAAAATAAACTTGGCGAGAGCCAGGTGAAACCAAAAGACCAAAAAATAAACCAGAACGGTAATAAGAATGCCGGTAAGAATTGAAAGAAGTTTATCTGTATTAGCTGTCATTGATTACATCTCCTGTGCAAGTGCGGCGATACGGGAACGGTAGATTTTTTGGAGCTTGACCTCGCCATAGAAATCTTGACCGCGGAAGACCTGGGAGAGGCGGCGCATGCCGTTGTTATCGCCAGAGTAGATATCGAGATCGACCTGGGCGTCATAATCACCATCAATGATACAGATGGAATCTTCGCCGATACGCTGAAGAGCAAGCCGCATCATTTCAATATCAAGGTTCTGGGCCTCGGTAATATAGACGGCGCAGTTCTTGCCGGTGGTATCAAAGCCGCGCAGGTCCGAGAAGGGGAGAAGCTGGATTTCATTGGCGTCAATATAGCGCTTGAGTTCCAAAGTATCGCCGAGTTTAGCGCCGAGCATGTTGCCGATTTGGCTGTCAAGCAGCTTTTCATTGCGGGTGCCTGGGTAAAAACCAAGACGGGCAGCGCCGGATGTGGCGCAGGGGTTGGTAAACACGATGATTTTATCAATCTTGTGGGTTTCCAGCAGCTTGAGCATGTGAGCCAGAGCCAGATAGCTTTTGCCAGTACCGGCAGGACCGCACAGCATGGTGATTTGGTTATGTAAGAGGCTGTCAAAGGCGAGCATCTGGTAGATATCTTTCTCCTTGGCCCTGACAGCGCCAAATGCCTGCGTTTTGAAGGGCTTATAATCCACCGCGACATGTTTACCGTCTACCCACTTAAACGCCTGTACGGAGCTGTCTGCGGGGCTGTGAACGATAAGATATTGATTGGGGATAAGGCCAAAGGTATTTCGTTCCGGCTGTTCATAGAGGGCAGCGTATTGCTCATCGGTTGGAGTGACCTCCAGAAAGCCGGTATAGCTTTGGCGGGGGAGAAGATCCTTGGAGGAGCAGACGGGCAGGTGGGCGAGGGAAGAGGCCAGGTGTTTACAGCAAAGATCGTCCGTGCAGAAGATCATATCCTGGTTTTGGCTGTATGTTTTCCAGGCCGCATAAATGATGATGGAATCCGGGGTGTTGGGCAGTGTGCTGCGAAACGGGCAGGTATCATCGTTCAGATAATCGGTAGCATTGGAAACTTGATAAAGGTCGGAATCGTGGGCGCTATCGAGATAGTGAGCCATTTGGCGGGCACGATAACGAACGGACTCATCTTTGGTGCGGCTGGTTTTGATGGATTCCAGCTCCAGCAGGGTTTGGACGGAGATAATAAATGGACGATCGACAACATGTGCGCCCATATTGAGCAGGGCGCAGGTATCATAAAAAATAAGCAGAGAGAATTCCCCCTTTGAACGTCTATTGCAGTTTGAAAACCGCTGTGATATACTGAACGCATAAAATATTTTGTAGGAGGTTAGCACCATGCCGAGAACTAAGGGAAGCAAGAATAAAGTAAAAGCTGCCGGTGTTGATTACGAAAACCTGATTGCCGCTGCTCAGAAAGAAAAGGAAGAGGCGGAGGCCGAGGTTGCCAAGACCAATGCCAGCATTGAGGAGCTGAAAACCGACCTGCAATCCATGAAAGAAACGCTGAAGATGCAGAAGGCGGATGTGAAGGCCGCGGAGAAAAAGCTGACCAAGCTGGAAGAGAAAAAGGCCAAGGCGGACATTGCTGCTGAGGCGGAAGCAAAGAAAATTCAAGCGCAGGAAATGATCAACCAGCTGCTGGCGAACGGCATGAGTGCTGATGAGATTTTGGAAAAATTAAAGTAATGGAATGAACCGTGTGGGTGGTTGTGCCTGCACGGTTTTTTGTTTGTGAATCAGGACAGCTCCCAGTAAGATTTGACATCTTTACCGATTTCAACTGATAACTTACGAGCAATCAGACGGGCGTGGTTGTACTGGGCCTTAATACCGTAAAAATAAGAAGCATCCATAAAGGACAGGCTATTTTTGGCAACAGCATCAGCTGTTTCAATGTTCTTACGGTTTTTACGCAAAAGATCGTCTTGATAGAGCTGTAACAGGCGCAGCAGTTCTGATTTTTCTGATAATGTCATAAATAATAAACCCCATACCCACCCGCGCGTTAAGAGCGCAACCTTTAATGTTTTTGTTACTTATTTAGAGCGTTGATTTGATCCATCAGCTCACGAATTTCAGCGGTTTCCTGAACGGGTTCTGCGGATTCCAGAAAGAAAATGCTATGTTCGGTTGTGATGGCAAGCTTGGCATAACCTATATCAAGGATAATTTCGAGCTCTTTAACAAGGCTGGTATGTAAGAAGCCAGACTTGGAAGCGCCGAGGTTGTCTTTGGAGTATTCAAACCAGGCAGGATAGCCGGGGCCAAGGAAAGAAATACCCTTGAAGGTGCTGCCGATGCGGCGAAGGTAATCGTCCTCGGTGCGGGTTATGATACCATCGGGGTATGTAATGTCTGACATAACCCAGGTGGGGGAGATTTTTTCAAGGGCGTTTGGAACAAAAGTAAGATTCATTAAGTGTTGCCTCCGATAAGGTTATGCTCCCGCAGGAAGATAATAAAGTCGTCCATGGATAAGTTTTCTTTGAAGAAATCAAAGTTATAATCCTTGGTGGAACATTCTTTGTATTGCGTCCGGATGATAACAGGAGCTTTGAAGGTTTTGGCTGTGATTGTTAGATTATCTTCAGTACAATGAAACGTAACAAATCTATCATAAAGCAAGGAGTTGCCAGTGCTGCAAAATGAACAATCAGAAGAAGCAAAATCATAAAGTTCTTCAAAAGTATGAAAACTTTTGAAATAGGGAGGCGGCGCACCTTCTTTGAAAATATAGTTGTTGTAAATAGAACGGTTGCTACTACCTAAATCCAAGAAGCAATTCATATGATAAAACTTGTGCATTACTGTTTTCCTGTACTTCCAAAAGATCCACTACCGCGGTCTGTATCAGGGAGTTCTGTGACCTGGGTGACGGTGCAGTGGACAACGGGTTGGACGACCAGCTGGGCGATACGATCCCCAATGGCGAACGCCTGAGGTTCATTGCTGTAGTTATGTAAGGCCACGATGATTTCGCCGGTATAGTTTTCATCAATGACACCAACCATATTGGCGGGGGCGAGGCCGGTTTTGGTGGCAAGGCCGCTGCGGGGATAGACAGCACCGAATGTGCCGTGGGGCAGCTTGATGGCGATGCCGGTATGTACTTTGGCGGTCATGCCAGGCTGGATAATACAGGTGGCAACGATGACGGTACCGGGAGCTTCCACACTGATGGCGTGCAGATCCAGGCCGGCGTCCGTGGGGTGAGCATAGGAGGGGAGGGGAATGTCGGGGGTAAGAGGTTTGACGGAAAGTTCATCCTTAAAAACGACATCGCCTTCATCCAAGACTGTACCAGTAGACACGATTTCACCGAGATGGTCGACTTTTGTATCATAGATGGGGTAGGTATAGTTTACATACGGAGTTTCATAGTGCATAAAGTACCTCCTTTACTTATACAGACCAATCATCTGGCGGCGAAGATAGTGGAACCAGGCGCGGCACATGGCGCGATAATTGGGCTTGGCCGAGGGAATTGGTGCCGGAGTGGTTACGGGTTCGGGAGTTGCAGTCGGTGCCGGAGTAGCTGTGGGCGCAACAGTTGGTTCCGGGGTAGGTTCCGGTGTGGCAGTAGGTTCAGCGGTGGGCGCAGGAACGGGGCCGAGCCACTGAGCGTAGAGGTCCATATTGCCGGTACAGACATATTCCTGATGGGGGGAATACCAGGTGCCGGAGCCGTCGGACTCTGTGTTCCAGCCGTTGAAGGTGTTGGCGCCGTAGGTAGGCTTAGAATCAATGATCTGATAGGTTTTGCCTTCCTCCTGCTCATATTTTTTGGTGGCGAAAGAATAAGTCGGGCGGGACCAGTTGCTCCACCAGCAGCCGCCATTGGCGTGATAGGTAACGGTGTAAGTGGTGACAGCGGTTTCGGGCGTGGAAGACTCAGCATAGGCGGTGGTGTTGAGCCGGGGGCAGAAAACAATCAGAACAAGCGCCGTGAAGAACGCTGAGAAGAGCACACCAAAGCGAAAAAGTTTGTTGCATTTATTAAGATTCATAGTTAATCCTCCTTGAGGTAGAGGCCGCAATGGCACTGGCCGGAAACTTGAGAACGAAACTCCTGACACATACATTTGTTGGCCGGGATATGCTCAATGCGACAGGGACAATAGCCGTTATTGGATTTGATGGAGGCGCGGAATTCTTCGACCTCCTCTTTTGTCCAGCTGGGGTTTGTAATAATTTTCATTTGTACTCCTTTTGAAACAGGATTGTTTTATCAATCGGTACATTTCCTCTGAGTTCATAAAAACGTTGATTCGTTTTTGGATTGTCAAGGCCGCCGAATTCAGAGACATACGGGCCAACCTTGATAAAATTGAAGTATGCGCCGTAATCGCGCGGTCCATTGTCATACATCAGGTGAACAAAACTTGGGTAGTCAAGACCTGTGTAGAGGCATGTTTTCAAGTTGTACTGATGTGCGATTTCGCATGCTTTCAGTAGTTCGATTTTGTTCTGGTCGCCGCCCATAAAACACACGCAGGTAATCATGGACCGGTATTTATTGATGACCGATGGGAGATTCTCCAGCAATGGGTTGCCGCTATACTCCCATAAAAATTTGGAGTGGCAGTCAGGGCAGTGATGCGGACAGCCTGTAATATCAAACACAAGGCTTATCTCTCCGGGAACTTCTTGGAATGTTACATCATAGTGACTATACAGAAGCGGTTTGCAATCAGTCTGCATAATAGCGCTTCGCTGCCTCCTTTTGACGGGCTTCAGAGAAGCTGGATACGCGCTTGAGATAACCAATGACACGGGTTGCATAGTCCAGGTTCTCACTGCCGCACTTAGGGCATTTACGCAGGTGGTGTTTAGAAATGTGTCCGCAGTCATTGCAGATGGTATTCGGCACATTCACCGTCCAGTAGGGGCACCCAGTCTTGATAGCCACATTCATCAGTTTGCAGTACTGCTCCTTATCCAAATGTTCTTCCAGATTCAGATGCAGAGCGCTGCCGCCGTCCAGATACTGCGTCATTTTGGAGCCGTGAAGCATGAATTTATCAAGCGGCTTGGTAGGATCTTCGACAACATAGAAGTAACTGTTGTAGCAGTCACGCGGAACTACAAAGCCATCCTGCTTATCCCACTTTGCGTTCTTGACACCAAGGTTTTCAGCGGGGACATATTCTGTGTTAAACATAATGCCGTCAGAGCGATCTGCCTTGTTCTCGTCATAGATGACCTTGAGCACTTTGTTCGTAAAATCAACATAGTTTTGGTCGTCCGGGGAGATGGTGTAGCCAAGGAATTCACAGCCCTCAACAAAGCCGTTAATGCCAATGGTCAGGAACTGCTTATCCAAAGAGATATATCCGGCATCGTAGATAGGGAGCAGCTTTGCATTGAACTCGTCTTTCAAAATTGCGTTCCATGCCTTGAGGTAAACATGGATGTCTTTGACTTGTTCACGAACGGCCTCGCAAATATCACGGCCATTGGCAACAGCAGTCTGGATTAGGCGATTCATATTGATGGTGATAACACCCTTAGACCCAGTAGCCACGCCGCCAGCACCAAGAGTATAACTGAAGGTATTGTCGCTCATTTCATTGCGCAAACGGCAGCAGGATGCCAGAGAGTCCACACTGTTGGAACGATAGATAAAGAAGCTATGGCCTTTAGAAAGCATTTCGGCAGCATTGTCAGCCCATTCCTTATCGACATAATCAGTGCCATCATCCAGCAGGTTCAGAGTCTCGACAGGGAAGGTGAGAATCTTCTTCAGACGCTCCTGATTCAGCCATTCCATAAAGCGCTTTTGCAGCCAGGATACGGACTCCCACTGCATTTCTGTGCCATCGGGGAATACGAAATCAGAGAACATGCCCTCAAAATACGGCTTGTCGAAGTATGCGCAGTTCCAGAAGATGGACTGGAAATTACGAGCAGCGGCAGGCTGATTCAGAGAATAAACGACCTGCTCAAACTGGTCAGTAATAACCTTGTCGATGGTGCGATGACGGCTGGAAAGATCGACTACCTTATCAGCGTGCAGGTAATAATCATCGCCATAGTCCTTGCGGATAAAGTAATCAAGATAAGGGATAAACTCAGGGGTGGCAACTGCACCGGCAAACTGAGATGCAATGGCAAAGCACAGGTTGATAAATTCACCGCAGAAGGAATCAAGGTTGTGAGGAGCAGATGAACCGCCGCCGATGCTTTCCAGACCATTGAACAGGAACGGGTACATGGTAATGGAGACGCAGTACGGCAGGCACGGATTTGTTTCGTCATGGCGGTAAATAAAATGGTGATCAAGCTGGTAAATGTACTTGTCGGCATACTCCTGACCGTACAGCTCTTTGATTTTTTGCCACATACGCAGACGGTTGATGCCGATACCATCCTTTTTATAAAGTTCACCAGTCAAAGTGGTGACATTCTTGCATTCCACATTCGCGTTCGCATCAACCTTACTGCCAGTGGCTGCGTTGCTGGATGCGGCATACTCCTTGATAAAATCAAGATACGGCTGATATTTTTCATATTGTTCGATAGCCATTACATACCTCCTACAATTTTAATTGCTTCTTTGAATCCATACTGCTGTTCGCCCACCTGCAGAACAGGCATCATATCCATGCCCATTTCAAGCATTTTCTGTACATCGGTAAACTCCGTATAGTGAATGCCCTTTTCCTGCAGTTTGTTTGCCAGAATCAGACAGCGCGGACAATGCGTGGTGTAGAGAATTACATTTTCCATAAACCCTCCTTGTAAATAAACAATTTTTCTGTTGCTGCTTAGCGGCTGTTCTTATCGAGTGTGACTGTGACAGCGCGGACAATGGGTTGTATACATAATGATGTTCATTCGGCATCTCCCTTCAATGTTGCGGCGGGAGCATCACCAGAGGCGAGGATGGTGCCGTCAGAGATATACTTGCTGTAATCAAACTGCGGAGTTGTACGATATGTAACGGCAGAAGCAGCCTGAGCGAAAGCAGAGGAGCTTGAAGCGTTTGCTTTTTCTTTGGCCTTATCTAGCTCCATGACAGTGAGGACGCAGTAGTTGGCAAGATCCAACAGAGTATCGCGCAGAGATTCATTGACCTTGGCGGGGGTACCCTTGATAAGATTCATGAAGCGGTGGTACTTATGGGAGATCTGGACGGCGGCGGTGATGATGCCGTTATCGCCAAACTCCTGATAGAGCTGGGAGAAGGAATTGCCGTAATCTGCGTTTTTGGATTTGAAGGTATCGCACATTTCGACCTGGATGCGGCCAAAGCGCTGAACATCATTCATGAAAATAACCTCCTTATAGATACATAAAAAATTTAATTAGCCAGCCGGCAAAAAGGGCAACCAACGCGGGCGGGCAGAGACCGGCAAGAGTGCCGAGGAAAACACACAGGCCATCCGGCAAAGACCAGGAATCAAAGCAGCTGGACTTGCCGTCAATGACGTTTTGAACATCATTCTGTAGGGGAATTTTGTGGGGGATGCCGGTGGTATCAACGATGAATTCAAGAGCTAGGCCGATACCGGCTGCATGAAAGACGCCGATGGTAGGGATGGGACCAATGGCTAAAAACCAGTTCCAAAGTTTGGATGCGGCGAACCCCCAGACGGGAATGTGCAAAGCCCAGGCAGCAATGGCGCAGGCGTTAAGCTTTACAACGCGGGTGGAATCAGTGAGAACTTTATGGACAACTTCGGACAAGTCCCGAAGAGCAGTTTCATCGTCTTCCACCTGGTTGATATGTAACTCGTAGGTTTTGAGGAGCTTGCGGATTTCTTCTTGGGTCATTCGGACGCCTCGATATCATTGAAAATTTCAGGGTAGACAGCCTGCAGCTCCTTGAGGACAGGAATCATGAGGGCGCGGATAGCGGGGTGGGCATCCTTGGCGGTGCGAAGGCGAAGGACTTCATGCCATTCGCGCAGGTTCCAGGTGCAGACGATCTCGGTTTTGAGGCAGAGGGGAAGGACATCGCGGGCTTCCTGCGGGGTGGCACCAGCATTCAACATGTCACGATAGCCTGTTTCAGCAAAGCCACAATAGTTTTTCCAGGAAATACGTTTCCTGCCGGTATAGCCATGGTCAATAACTGTGATTTCATTGCCGAACTTATCTTTGTTGTAATTGCAGTAGCGGGTGGATTCCTGGGCGTAGGAGCCGATACGGTGACGGACGATCTCGTTGGCGACGCCGCGGTCGGTGATGAATTTAATGGTCAGGCTGATGTGCTCGATCATAGCGTAATGATGATTTTTACAGAGCATGGCGACCATTTTGGAATCACTGCCGGGCTTGATAGCATCCTCGCTTTGATAGCAGGTGCGGGCGATGCGCTCGATACGCTGCATGGTGACATCACGGTTGAGCGGGGTGATCCATTCGTGGGATTGAGGGATAATTTTCATTCTGTGGGTGCCTCCTGTAAGATGACGCAGTTGGATGGGTAGAGAAGGATATAATCTTTCTCCCAGGCATAACCGCGGTAGGTAGGGTTGGAAACTTTGACGCGGCAAGGGGTAAAACCGATCACAACATAAGTGTTCCAGTTGATGCCGCTGTTTTTATCCGTCTGCGCATAGGCAACGGTATCGCCGACATGGATTTCGCGGCCAATGGCATCGGTAATTGGTTCAGTCATGGGCAGCCTCCTGTTCGGGTTCGCGCTGCTTGATAAGATGGCCGATCCAGAACAAGCGCTTAGGGGTGACGGGATCTTCTTTCAGGCAGGCAAGAGTGTGGTTTTTGCGGAAACGAGGTTCAAATTCCAGAGTAAAAATGGTATCCGCATTGGAGAGAATGAAGTCTTTATAGTCCTGGCGAAGGTTAGGCCAATCGGGATCGTTTTGGATAGCGGTGAGGTCAAGCTTGACTTTATCGCCATCTTTGTAATCCAGGATATTGCCGGTGTTCTGATAGAGCCAGGCGATGGCTTTGCCGTTGCGCTTGATGTTGACGGCGTTTGCGATTGCTTTGTTTTTGATAAGATCACCTGCTTTGGTAAGAGTGAAAAGGTTGGCGGGCATTGAACGCTGCACGCTGGGCGGGTGTTAGATCATTGATGTTATAGGTAATGATAAGAGCGGAACATTTGGAAGCATAACTGCGGCAGATAGATTCAAGCTCTGCCTTGGCACGCTCTTTGCGGTGGAGTTCACGGGTAGTATTCATGGGGGCGGTGGATCAACTCCTTTAACGAGAAGATAGGTTTTGCCCTGGAGGGCGGCCGGAAGAAAGACCAGGCGGCCGGCAGCGAGGACGAAGCAACCGATTTGAAGGCGGGTGACGACTTGGTAGCTGCGGTGGGCACGGAGCAGGGGAGAGACGGATGGATAGTTGGCAAATAGAACGGCTTGCATCATGGCTGAACCCCCTCCAGGTGCTGTTTCATTTCGCGATAGAGGATATCATGGATGAGCTTGCCGGAGGTTTGAGGTTCGCAGAAAATGAGCTTACAATCATAGCGGGCAAGCCAGGTTGTGAGGCTGGCCACCATGGCGACAGGGGACATTTTGCTGCGGTATGTACCGGCGTAAAGCATTTCCCAGGTGGTGCGCTCAACAAGCAGATAGGTACGGGCACCGGCTGCTTTGGCGCGTTCAAATTCACGGGTAAAGCGATCACGCTGGGAGGTAAAGCAATTTGCGATTTCGTCGCTGGACATCTTCCGTTCAATCACGACGATATTTTCCAGGCTGTAGGGAACGCCGGTGGGCAAGATAACCTTGGCAGAATAATCGCCAAAATTGAGCTTTTGCCGTTCGACTGGACAGCCCATTTGCTGAATGCGCTGAGTGAGCGCCGAGGTTTCGTGCTCACGGGTATCAATCAGGATAGTAAAAGTTTCAAGGGCGGATTTGACAAAGACTGGTTCGATAACATCACCCCCTAGGATCTGAACCACCAGAACAAGCTGAAAACGATGGCTGTGAGATAGAGTTTGTACCAGTCATCACGAGATAAAAACCGATTGTCATTGGTCGAGGGCTTTGAACCGCCCCACCGGCCAGGCGAGAATGAGGTTGAAGGGATAGATGAGTTCAAACTGGGAGGGGAAGAAGCCGCGGAAATCAAAGTGGGCGTATCACCAGGCATCGAACTCTTGGTGACGTTACCGAAAATAGTGGCAATAACACTGATGGCAGTATTGAGAACCGCCATAACCAGAAAAAAATTAACGTACATGGCTGTATTTATAAAGGAAGGTGTTGAAATCCGTTGTAGACTGGACCCAACCGGCATCGGTGCGGGACCACTTGCCCTCCTGCTTGGTGCCAAGAACCTTGATGATATCGCCTTTAGCGATGGGGTTTTGATCCATGGTGGAGGGACGGATTTTGAAAGTGACGGTTTGACCGGTTGCAAGCTGGTACAGTGCGATGGTCTTGTTTTTATATTTGCCGTCAATAGAGAGAATGTAGTGGTAGGTGGAAGCGAGAGAAGGGTTTTGGTATTGGAGGTAGCCAAGATTATCCATCTCGTACTGAAGAACATCGCTGACCGGAGTGATGATTTCTGAGGTTTCTTTGGCGCAGTGACGGACAATGCCGAGCCAGTCCACGTTGATGTATTTCTTTTCAGTTTCTTTCTCACATAAGGTGAGCATTGCATCATGGTCAATGAACGGGTCAACGGCTGTTTTGGAGAGCTGAATGGAATCACTGTACTTATCGAACAATTCAACCTGGGCTTTGAGCTGGTTGAGGTTGCCGAACTCGTGGAAAAAATCAAGTTCAATCAGGATTTGAAGCTGGCGGGAATTGACCGAGGTTTTATGCTTGATATCTTGCAGGAGGCTGATAAAATCAGCGTAAGTGTTATCCCGCAGAGCATAAAGTTCACGACCAATGCGCTTGTTGAGGTATTTGATGGAAGCCATGCCTTTATAGATGGCGCGATTGACAACATCCGGGGTGTATTGGTCCAGCGAGTGGCGGAAGCGGATGGGCATAATTTTGATGCCGCGCTGTGCTGCCAGAGCTGTACCGGCAAGGATTTTCTTTTGGTTATCCGCGGTGTTGAGCAGAGCAGTAACGAATTCAACGGGGTAGTAATAGCGATAATAGGCACAGTAATAGGTAAGGATGGAGTAGCCAGTAGCATGATTCAGACCGAACTGGTAGTTGCTACTGTCTTGAAGAATTTGAAGGAATGCTTTGGCTTCTTGCTCTGCCTGAGCACGAGAACTGGAAGCGTGAGCACAGTAACCTTCCAGAATATGGGGGAGAGCTTCCTTAATAGCATTTTCATCTTTGTGACCGATAGCGCGGCGAACAGAATCAGCATCACCACCGGACATGCCGCAGATTTGCTGCAGGAAGGAAATAGATTGTTCCTGAAAAATCAGCCAGCCGAGCGTGTCCTCAAGTAAGTTGTCAATCTCTTTGGAGGGGTTCTGGCCGCGTTCATGGCGGAAAAGCTTGTCCCGATACGATGCTCCGCCAGGGCGGATAGCAGCGGTTACAATGCTGAGATCCTTGATGCTGTGGACATCGTATTTTTTTAAGGATTCAAAGGCGAAATCTTCCACGAACTGGAACAGACCATAAGGACTGGTTTTCATATCCGCCCAGACGGCAGGGTCATCAAAGTTAATCTGCCAGGTATGAGGGTAGGGGATGTGAGCGAGCTTACATGTTTCATCGAGCTGGGCAATTGTTGACAAACCGAGGATATCGTATTTGGCCAGACCCACTGCATGAGAGGCGTCCATATCCAGCGCAAGAACTTGCAGGCCGTCTTTATCACGGAAGACACTGTAACGTTCGTACAAATCAATGGGAGCGATGATAACGCCGGCCGGGTGATGAGAAAGAGAAACTACTGTGTCCTTGATGCCATCAAAGTAATAGAAAAGATCAGGATAATTCGTTCTGCAGGTTTCGGGATCGGCATCGTATTCGTCTTTGATTTGAGCGATACGATCGAGCGACCATGGGTTAGATTCTTTAGAGCTGGTGGGATTGGCTTTCTGCCAGCGTTTGGCGAGGGCACGGCCAATTTCATCAATCGTACCTTTGTCGGATACAGTACCGAGAGCCAGTACATAGGCGCATTTGCGTTGGCCAAAGGATTCAAAGATGTGGTCATAAATCAGGGGGCGGTAAGCATCAGGAGTATCAATGTCCACGTCACCAATTTCGACACGGTTTTCATTACAGAAGCGAGAGAAAACAAGGTTCCAGCGAACGGGGTCAACGTCGATGATGTCTGTAACAAAAGCCGCACGGGAACCAGCCACAGAACCACGGCTGGGACCAATGGGGATATTCTTTTCATGTTTGGCCCAGATCATAAGGTCTGACATCGATAGCATGAAGCCCAGCATGTTTACCTTTTTGAAAACAGCCAGCTCTTCCTCGATATCTTTGCGGAAGGCGGCGACTTCATTTTGGGGAATGATGCCCTTTTGGATCTTATCTTCCAACATGGTGTGGGTGCGCTCGATGTAGGCTTTAGCATCGGACTCCACAGAGCCGGTCAAAATAGGGTAGCGGGCTTTGGTATTGAGCTTGAAACCCTTGGTGGAGTCAACCAGACAGTTGGTGTTTTCAATCGCTTGCATCCAGACTTCACGCGGTAAGGAATCCTGCTGCTCAAAGGCCGCAACCAGCTGCTCGTAAGTTTTGAAGGTAAGATCGAACTCATCTTCGCCAGTAAACTCAATACCTTTACCTTCCATGAGGACTTTGCGACACTCGGCTTTATATGTGGTGGAGCTGTGGGTATCGGTGGCCGCGATGAGGGGCTTGTGATACTTTTGAGACAGCTCATAGAGGTATTGGTTGAATTCGATCTGCTCTTTGCAGTTATGGTATTGAATCTCCAGAAAGTCGTAGCGTTGAATCAGCTGCTCATAACGGGTGGGGTCAAAATCTTCAACGTCCGCAGTGTAGTGATGCAGAGGGCTGGCAAGGCAGGCGGAGGTGGCAATAACGTTATCAGACAGGTTGTAGAATTCATCGAAGGTGACACGAGGTTTGTAATACTTGTGATCTTCCCGATTGGAAAGACTGATAAGGTTATTGATCTCCATAACACCTTTGGTGTTGCGGGCGATCAGAACCGTGTGGTAGTTATCGCGCAGCTTATGAGGCTTATCTTCTCCGGGAGATTGGTGAGTAAGGCGGTCGGTAAGATAACATTCAACGCCGAAGATGTACTTGAGGCCGGCTTTTTCTGCTGCCTGCTTTTTAGCTGTCCAGTTCAGCAGGGTGCCGTGGTTGGAAGAACCGATGGCGGTCATGCCGCTTTGAACGGCCAGGTTAATGTAATCCTGATATTTGGTGCAGGAATCAAGAACAGAGCCTTCATCATCGTGAAGGTGATAGCAGAGGTAATTGTTTATCATGAAGCAAGCACCTCTGTGTTTTCTTGATATGCCCAGGGGATTTTGTGCTGAATAATATCGAGATTGTGTGGGAGGTTTTGAAGGATAAGATCGTCCAGCAGTTTAGAGGAGGGAGTATCAACAATAGCGTAACGAGGATCTTTATTGCGCCACATGGTAATGCCGAATTTATTTTTCAGAATAAAAATTAGCTGCTCAACCTCTTCGTCTGTAAGAACTCCTGTACATAAACTCCAGTTGGAATGATCACGGTATCCATCATCAAGAAAATACAGTGAAACACCAAGTCCTGAAAGTGAGTTGATGATATTAAGCTTTGACATGTCACGAATTTCTGCTAGTTCATCCAGAACACGGCTCGACAACCGATAGGAAGCTTGGCATAGATAATCTTTGCCGTTAAGCGTTTTGATTTTGGCAGGTGTATACTTGGGGAGCGTAGAACAGATCGTTGGGAGTTTAGAGAACTTCCAGAACAGATAGTTCTTCTGGTCTTCTGCGTGTGTTTCAGTATAAAGGGGCTGATCTCCTTTGGTGATATGTCCGTCCCCTAGCCGACCCGCCATTACGATTTCACGCTCAGTAGGTTTAAGTTTTGCGTAATGGCGATAGGTGTGCATGTTATACCCATAGATATCCGCGCACCATTTCTGGATGACACGCTTGCTGCAATGAGCTTCTGTTGCCATCTCGTCGAAGGTTTTCTGTTGGTTGATATAGCGATCAAAGCACCAATCCTTATCTTTATAGATAGCGGCCATTCGGCTATCGTGTTTATCAAACACCTTGCGTTTGTACCCCATAAGGCAAACTTTGTTGTAGATGCCTTTCTCGCCATGATTTACAGCTTTTGCAATATCAGAAATAGAATCTCCGCGCTCATACATAAGCTTCAGCAAAGCTTCTTCATCTTTAGTCCAGTAACGTCCAAAAATTTTTATTCACCTCCTGTAATTTATTTCAAAAGCCCTGCGGGGGGCAGGGAACGAGTGGTCATGGGCGGCTCCTTGGTTAGAACAAATCAGCTTCGGTTTTGGGCGGGTCTGCGATAAGGGCCTGGGCGTTATAATCCCGGATGGCGGGGCAGATTTTGCGGTAATTGCAGAGGTTATTACAGAAGAAAGCGCATTCCTTATCGACCTTGCGGGCAGGCCAGGGAGTGGTTTCATCCTGCGGCAGAGACTCATAGACATCGGCAACCTTATTGATATAATCAAGGGCTTCCTGTTTGAGTTCCGGGGTGTAGGGGTAAGGCTCCACAAATGGTTTGATGATGAACTGCTGGGCGACCGACATGGGAAACCTGGGACCGAGAAGATTTGTCTCTTTGAAGTCAAGCATGGCAAATTCAATCTCGGCTTCATCCATACCGGCATCGCGGCAGGCGGATTCGACCGCGGGGGCGATAGTATCGTAAATTTTGGAGCGATTGACGATGCGGATACACTGGGTTTTGTTGCGCGAACGGGATGTAGCGTACCAGGTGTAACGAATCTCGACATACTTGAGCATGATCCAGGCGAGGTTTTTGACTGTATAACCGGCCTGCTCCAATGCCATAGCGTAGATCACAAGCTGGCGACCATGCTCCAATAAATCTGACGGTTTATACCGGGAACTGGTTTTAAGGTCATAGACAGACACCGTACCGTCATCATTCAGCTTGGTTAAATCAATATAGCCTTGCAGGGCGCGGGTAGGACTGACGCGAAGGATAACCAACTGCTCGATAATGTACTTGCCGCGAGGCGGGTAGAAGTTCTGGCAGAAGTGGGTCATATCCTTGATCCATTTCTCTTTGATGGAATCATTGCCGCGAAAGTCCTTGGGGAAGGTAAGGCCGAGGGTATCACATTCATCCAGGGCACTATGTAGAGCGGGAAGGAGGTCATCACAGGTTGCTTTACCTTCGATGAGGTCTTCTGTGACTTGATGGGATGCTCCTCCTAGCAGACCATAGACACTTTGAAGTCCGGGTTCATGCTTAATATAGGAGTACCACGCCTGGAGTTGGCACTGCTCAATGGTGCCTAATTTGGAAAAGCTGTATATATTCACGCCGGCATCGAAAAGTTCTTGCAGGCGGGGGTCTTTGGCGCGTTCGATTATAACCACCTCACTTTCGTTTGCAGGCAGGCGACATAGGCATCGCGGCCAAGGTCGGCGGGATTTTGTTTGCTGCCTGCGGGGATAATATCGTGGTCGGGGTCCCAGACATAGCCGACCCTGGTAGTTAGGATTAAATTGTTCTGGACAAGCTTGGCGGCTTCTTCCCGGATAGCGTCTTCTTCTAATCCTTCATCGAGAGCGAGAACGATAGTTTTGGGGCGAAGAGAAAAAATCATGCTGCGCTGGGCCTGAGAGACATGGCAGCCGCAGAGGCCGAGCGAGATATGGGCACCGAAGGATGCGCACTGCATGGGGGCTTTTTCCGATTCAAAAAGGACCACGTTCTGGGTTTCGATGATGCGCTGGTAGTTTTGCTGCAAGGCGAACAGGGTTTTGCTGCGCGGGCAGCTGACGATGGGATACCAGCGGTCCTGATGGGGGCAGTTAGGGTCATTGGAACGACCCATGATACCGCAGAGCTGGCCATCAAAATTGCGCTCCGGGATGGTGATACGGTTGGAAAGAAAATCATAACCAACCTGAAATTTTTCCTGCGTTACATAATCAATGCCATCGCGGAAGAACATCTGGTTGTACTTGCCCAAGTATGGCTGCAACGTTTCCTCCGGGATGGGAGGCACGGAGTAATCCTCCGGCTGATCAGGGAGGAGCTTGCGGTAGAAGCCGCCGAAGGGGTAGTGAACTTTGGCCGAGAAATCATTCTGGTCGAGATCCAGAACGGTGGTGACAAAGGTTAAGCTATCCGGGAAAGTGCAGTTCAGGCGCGACATGATGAGGGTGAAAAGATTGCCTTTGCCGTTGGTGGAAAAGCAATAAAACCGTAAAGAATCAACATCCAGAACAATGCTGGTAGGGTTGGTGCCGTCCGCCCGTGAAAAGCGGAACTGGGCTTTAGCTGAATTAAACGTAATGTTTTCATAGCCGAGGGTTTCGAGGATGGTGTAGATATCATCCGAGTGGCCGATCAGGCGCTGGGAGAGGAGTGCCGCGTTCATGGGCGCACCCCCTTTAACGGCCGATGGCTACATGGTCATTGCGGATGGTACAATAGCCGACCTCTTTCCAGTTGTTCCAGCTGAGGTTTGCTTCATACAAAAATTGCTGACCGTCTTCATCGTTACGGGTTTTATCGAGAAAGGCGACGATGTACTTTTTGGTTTTATCCAGCGTGATGGGGGTGGTGAATTTTTCCCAGGTGCCATCCGGTTTGCGGGTGCGGGTGTATGCGTGACAATCACATTTCTCGCCGGTGTATTCATCCTGCCAGAGTTCCCGAATATAAATCATTTCGGAAAAGACCTCTTTGATTTGCTTGCCGTTGGAAAGGGTGGAGGCATCGAGAAAGCGCTGGTTTTTCATGTAAAGGGCCAGCTGATAGGTGCAGACGATGGAGACGTTTTCCCGACTGGCACACTGGAAAATTTTGCGCGAGGACTGCAAGAGCTGGCGATACATTTCCATATTGCCGCCGTCATCGTCCGACTTCATGGTGTCCCACAGGAACATCTGGTAGCCGAGTTTGGAATATTTGCGAACCGACTTGATGACGCGGGAGGTATCGTTATCGAACATTTTGATGAAGCGGATGGAAGAGTATTTCTTTTGGCTGATGGCTGCCGCTTTAAGCAGCATTTCTTTTTGTTCATCCGTGAACTTGCCGACCTTGAGATGCTTGCGAGTCATTTTCCAGTAGCCGAGATCATTGGTGAGGATATGGATGGTGAGCAGCTGTTTGTAGGCACGGACCTGCATTTCGTTTGAAATGATGCAGCACTTGACACCGGATTCGGTTAAAGGCAGGATCATATTTTCAAACACGAAAGAGGTTTTGCCGGTGCCGGAGAAGCCGCCCAGCATGTAAAGATCACCAAGGGGGAGGCCGAGAGTGGCCCAATTAAGACGAGGGCAGTTTTTACCGTAATTCAGACCGACCGTTTCGCCCTTATCCAGCTCTGTGATATACGATTCATCAAAAGCAACGGATTCGACTTTCATATCGCGGGTGGAGTTCATGCTGATGGTGTTGAGCTGATAGTCGAAAAAATCGTAGACTTGGGAGTTGGACATGGAATCAAAGCGGGAGGTATCCTGGAAAGTTTTGAAAAACTGTTCGCAGAGATCAGAGAGGGTGTTGAGCTTGGAGATGCGGTCAAAGTAGGCTTCGACGTTATCAACATCCACAAGGGATTTGAGCTTTTCAACTTCCGGGTAGCCGCCATAGGCCGAGAAGACTTTGCGGGTATCGGCTTTATCCGAAAGGTAAGTATCGACCGAAATGCTATCGAAATTGCGGAAGCCGGAATCATACATGCCGCGGCCAAGCTGGTAGTAGAAGAGGGCATCTTTGGTTTTGATGGTTAAATCATTGCCGAAGTTGACCTGATCGTACTCGCCAAACAAAACCGGTTCTTTCCAGAGGCAGAAAACAAAAGAGGCTTCGTCTTGAGCGCGGGAGGTATTGATTTTATCAAGACAGGTTTGGAGTTCGATATTTAGTCACCGCCTTCCAGAAAATCTGTGATATCTTTTGGCTGAGCAGCGGAAGTGAAATCCTGCGGGGGCGGAGCTGGTTGGGGTGCAGCCTGACGGGATTCAAATTCTTGCTGAGATTTGAGGCGGCGGGCAACATCGTTGATATTGTTGGTAAGGATGGCCATGAGGTAGGATGCTTTTTGATAGTCCGAACCGAAAGAGCGGGAAGCCAGAGCGTATTCAATTTTGGACTGGCATTCCTCCATGGTGGCAAGGACAGCGGCATAGCCGTAATGTTTGAATTGCATGAGGCCGCGGGTGATAACCGTTGGGAAAACATCGCCCGGTTCATAGCCCATATAGGAAGCCATGCGGGTAACGACCTGACGGTAATAATCAGATTCCTGCTTTTTTTGCTCATACAGCTCTTTGGTTTGGTAATAAAAACCATCCGGGGCCTTGAAATAGTCCAGCGAATTGCCATAGATGCCGGTGGCGTGACAGATGACGCGGCGGCCTTTACGGACTTTTGGTGCTGCCATATCTGACACCACCTTTACGCTGCGAAGAGGTCAGCGATCTGGCGCAGGGTTGCAGCCGGGATGTTGGGAGAGGAGAACTTGGGTTCACCGGTGGCGGCCAACAGCTCCTTGGCTTTGGCCTTGATTTCATCCGAGGCATTGGAGAAGCCATTGACGATGGTGTTGTAATATTCATCACGGTGAGATTCGTCCTGTTCGGCCTGCTTTTCGGCTTCCTCTTTTTTGCGGGCTACGGCTGCCTGTTTGGCGGCAGCTTTCTGCTCGGCCTTGGCGGCAGCGTCGATCTGCTTATCCGTAACCGGAGCAACCGTGTGAGCACCGGCGACACCTTGTTTGAAGGCGGCGAGGAAATCCTGCGGATCAAGGGTGATCGTTTCGGGCAGGTCATTGAAACGGGAACCGGCATCAATGGTAGAGGTGCCGCGCAGATGGATGACACGTTTTTCGTTTTCGATTTTGCCGGATGCGATATCGCGCTCGATGGTGCCAACCATGACCATCTGGGCGTTATCAGCAATGGCGCTGTATGTACGGTCCTGCATGAGGTTTGTGAGCTGCTCATACTTTTCGCCGGTGAGGGGGTCTGTGCGCTCCTTAAACTTGGTATGGGACAGGATGAAGACGGCGATGCCGGCGTTACGGATGCGGGAAAGCTGATCGTTGATGATTTTAATCAGACGGTCAGAGCCGCGATTGTAGCCGCCGAAGGCATCATTGATGGATTTGCAGGACTTGCCGGTTTCACGACGGGATTCCCGCATGACTTCATCGGTGGCGATATCAAAGAGGGTATCAAAAGTATCAAAGCAGACGCCCTTGATGCCGTAGTCAGCATTGTTTTCGATCAGATCATCGACGATCTGGACAAGGCCGCGGTGGCCGGTTTCTTCATCGTAATCATCATCCCAGGTGAGGGCTTCTTCGACCTGGAGGTTATCGAGGTGGTGGAAGCCGGACTCGGTGCCGCAGGAGATGAGCAGACCCTTGGAGGCATTGCCCCAGGCGGCGACAACGAGGTTGCGCCACCAGGTTGTTTTGCCGAATTTGCGCGGGGACAGCAGCATGTAATAGGGGTAGCTGGCAAGATCACAGCTGATCTGATTCATTTTGAATGCCATAGGTTCACACTCCTTTTGTGTTGGTGGTTAATTAAAACAGCTCGTCTTCATCCCGCGAGGTGGGGGCGGTGAAGGGCGGAGTTTCCGGCTCTTTTTTGGCGGACTTTTCCATATCGGCAACCGATTCATCCTTGGTGGGGGTGTAGATCAGGTCAACAAACTCGGAATTCTTGAGGCCGAGGTCGATCGGGCCATCCTTGAAATCATTGCGGGGCATGGGGCGCATGAGGCGGAGTTCCTGAACACGGTTGCCGTAGATAGAGCCGCGGGGACGGAAATCTTCAAGAGTGGCATTGCCGGCCTTGATGGAACGCAGCTGGAAGGGAGTAAGACAGGATTCATCGAACGGCTTTTCTTCAGCACCGTTGACAACACGGCCTTCCCACATCATGCAGAACATCGTTTTGGCTTTGGTATCCAGCTCGCCCATGCGGTACTCATAGGTGGACTTTTCACCGGGGTCATCCATGTTGTAGACGGCAGTATTGAAAATCATCTGCAAGGGCAGATACTTATCGCCTTCGTCCTTGTTGATGTAGGATTCAACATAGCCGTTGACGTAGATCTTGCCGGTTTCCTTGAGATCGGCTTTGTCGATACAATCCTTGTTGAAGATGAAGGGAACCATGATGGCCAGTTTGGGCTTTTCGACCGGTTCGCCGTCTTTATCGAGCAGGGGTTTCCAAACGGAATCAATGTTGAAGTTGCGGCGCAGGATGCCTTTGGAATCGTAACGGACGACCATGCGGCCATTGACGGTGATGCGGCCAGTGTAATTCTTGAGAGCTTCGGCCAGGTACTCGGCCAGGTCATAGCCGGTGATGAAGGTTTTGGTTTCATCCGAGCCGATGTTGGTGCGGTAGGTGCGATGGGGAGCAACCTTGGAAATAACATCGGGGTCAAGACGGTCAGACCAGCGGATATCAATGGGGTTATTATCCCGGTCGTAAGTTTTGATAACATCGCCGGAGCGAGAAGTATCCAGCAGGGAGACGAACTGAAGGCTGCTGCCGACCTTGACACCAAAGCTGAGCTGGAGGCGGGTATCAGACATGCCGCCGTAAGTAGCCGGGGTGGAGGTGAGCAGATCATTTTTGGTGGAAGGAGTAAAATCACCAACAAAGTTGAAGGTGATGGTGTTGTTTTTTTTAGGCATAGAGGACTCCTTAATATGGCATATTTACGAAAACTTGTAATTAGAAAAGAAAAAATAAAAAGGCAGGGTTAATCAGCCGCCAAAATCAGGGTCAAAATCGTCATCGTCGTCGACTTCATCGGTCTCGTCATCATCGAAGTCATAGGATTCATCGTCCTGGGAGGCGGCACAATCACCGGAGCAGTTAGAGCAATCGCCGGAACATGGTTCATCGCAGGGGAAGAAGGCATCATCGACGGTGAGATGGGGGTTGATGGCACAGACGGATTCAATGGCGTTGGCAACAGTATCGGCACAGGAATCGCAGACGGTGAGGTCAAAGATATCGCCGTCATTTTCGGAGCCATAGCCGAAGCGGTAGTTCATGCGCATACCGTAACTTTTGAAATCAGGAAAAATCTTTTTGCAGACATTGCAGATAAACATGTAAGAACACCCCCGTTAAGATAAGTGAAAAAATGATTGCGGTGGTTGACGAAAAAACGGGGGCGGGGAGCGCGGTAGGATGAACGTGGCGGACACCTCCTGACAAATCATTTCAAGGCGAGAAGGGCGGTATGCAGGGCGAAGAGTTCTTCCGCTGTGGAGGCAACAATGCGAACCGATGCGGAATAATCCAGGCTCATAAGGGAGAGCAGGCTTTTGGCGTTGGCCTGGTTGCCGTTGCGGTCGATGACAACGACCTGGCCGCATTCTTTGGAGACCTGGTTAAGACGCTGGCACTCGGCAAAGCTGCGGATGCGGGTGGTAAATTCATGTGCTGTGCCCATCACGCAGCATCCTGTTTGGTGTTTTTGTGGGCGATGAAGCCGGGGATGGGTTCACCCATAGCTTTGCAGGCGGCGACACACTTGCCGATCCATTCATTGAAGGGGTCGTGATCGAAGGGCTTGGCGAAACCTTTGGAAGCGGATTCATCGTCAAAGCTGGAGGTGTAAACCATGCAGCATACGGTATTGCCGGAACGCTGGAAGATCATATCGCCGCCCTGTTCCGTGACGCGGGAGGACAGTTCAACAACCTTTTTGCGGGCTGCTGCGATTTCGTCATCAGTCCAGGTGATGGAAGCGGGATCATTGGTGGCCTTGGTGATAGCGGCATAGGACTTGAAAGCCAGCTCGACAGCTTTGTGAGCGATGCGGTGAGCTTCGGCCTTGTCGTCCAGGGAGACTTCGATCTCGATGGTGACGGTATCCGGCTCTTCGTCATCATCTTCCGGGGCGGGCTTGGTGGATTCGACCAGCTTGATTTCATCTTCCCACAAGACAAAATCGGAACGATTGCCGCTTTTGCCCTGGTAAGAATAGGCATAAACAGTTTTGCCGTCGGAACGGGTGCGAGGTTTGGATTCGGCTTCAATAATGGTATAAGTATCGCCGGGTTTGACACCACGGATATCTTTATCCAAGCCAAAAACCTTGTACAGATCGTTGAAAATTTCGCTGTCCTTGACATAATCGGGGATGGGGGCAACATAAGGTTTGATGACGGTGACACGATCGCCAAGACGGAACTTAGGTTTCATAATTATTCTCCTTTGAAGATGGTAAAATTATTAAGATCTAAAGCGTTGGTGCCGAAAGACGGCACAACAAACACCTTGGAGCCAATGGGAGGGACTTTGGGTTCTTTACCGGTAAATTGGGAAACTGACACGCCACCAAGACGGCCGCAAATGGTGCAATAATTGACGGGTAAGTAGCGGGTGAACGTTTTGCCGGTAAGATGAGAAGCGAAAGTATAAGAGGCCCAGCCGGGGGTATACATGTGCTTGTGCCGGGAGCGGGGACGGCCGGTGGATTTGCCGGGTTTGCGGTAAGGCGTGGGTTCATCGAAATCAGATTCCATGACGGTGGTGGGGGTGATGGTGTGCGGGTTAGGTTTGGAAGTGTTCATGATTCAATCCTCCTTATCATGAAGATGGGCGCGGACACCGATGGCAGCATCAACAAGGAAGCCGGCAGCGAAGGCAAGCAGGATGAGAAACAGCAGGGTGCCGGAATTAAGAATAACCATGAGAGCACCTCCAAATGTGGAACATGATTTAGTTGGTGGTATCAACAATAATGGGGGTATCGGAGCCGGACTGGACGGTGGGGAGCTGACCATTCCATTTTTCATACATCTGCTGCTGGATCAGTTCCGGGGTGAGGGACTGGGAGATCAGACGGTTGGCATCGGCCTGAGCCTGGGCTTCGATCAGTTTGGCTTCGGCGTTGATCTGAGCGGTTTCTTTTTCCTGGTTGGCTTTCGTGATAGCGACTTCTTTTTCTTTTTCGGCATTGACGTTGGCGGTCTGCTGCTCGATCTTTGCCAGCTCCAGATCCTGCTGAGCGTTGACCTTTTTCTGGACAGCAGCACGGGTTTCGTCATCGGGGTCAATATTGATCAGAGAAACGGATTCAATGATGATACCATAAGGCTCGAACTTATCCTTGAGGTAGGCGGTGAGTTCCGAGTTGAGGGAAGCACGCTGGTCGCCAAGCAGATCAATAACGGAATACTTGGCCGTGACCTCTTTGGTCCAGGACATGATGTTGGGCTTGATAAAAATCTCTTTGACGTCCTTACCGGACTGACCCTTGAAACGGGTAAAGGTATCGGCGACCTGATCAGGATCAAAACGGTAGGTAAAAGTCATATCGACCGTGAGACCTTTGCCATCATTGGACGGGACTTCAAAGGATTCATCGCCTTTAGAATCACCGTCCGAACCGGAGGTGAGGTAAGACTGTTCGATACCGATGGTGTAGGTAGTGACTTTTTGTGTGGGTTTGACAAGATGGAAGCCCTGAGTAAGGGTATTTTCCGCCACGCCGCCGTTCATGTTGTAAATGACGCCGACATAGCCAGCAGGAATACGGACAGTACAAAACAGAGCAATAACGATACAGAAGATGATGACAAGGGCAGAGATAACTGCGCCAACGGTTTTGTTCATTGAAAAAACTCCTTATTTTTTGTTTGTGAACTGACGGAAGAAATTGAGAATTTTGGAACCAAATTCATCATAGTGCGGGGAAAGCCAAGCCCAAAAAAGGATGGCTGCAAGGATTATGAGAAGGACAAATGCGGCTGGAATGGAAACACCCCCTTTGAAAAAGAGTAAAAAATAGAAAGCCCCGCAGAAAATGAGCTGCGATGCTTTATGGCTTTTTGCTGAATAAGAATTCAGTGAAAGAGGATTCAGTGAATGTTAATTTTGTGGTAGTGGCCGGAAAATGTATCGGTTTCTTTCTTTTCCGTTTTATGATGGTTAATAGAGACAGTTGAAATCAAAGACAGGCATCCGCCCCACCTCCCAACAGCCGCAATGCTTTGCGGATGACGGCACATCCATGCGTGTGTTCCATGTAAATTACCGGTTCCCGGTCATCATCTTCATACCCCGATGCAGCTCTGCCGACAGATACGCCAATAGAATAGGCTCCCGCAATCAAAATTGTGACAATTGCGGTGCCAAGAATTGAAAGGAAAATGTTCATTTTTGCTTCTTCCAAAGCCATGAAATCTGTTTGCAGCACAGTGCAAACAGGTAGATCAGCAATGCGCCGATAAGCATCGCTCCCGGTGCTGCAACGAAGATCAGAGCAAAGCATTTGATTGTGTAGATGCAGTTTGCGTCAAATACTGTCATGCTTCTTTCCCTCTTTTTGCACTTTCCATACCGCATATAGAGCTTCCATTACTCGCTGTCCTTCAGGCGTGGCGGAATCGAACGGTAAATGCGCACTGATACATGCTTTTCTAATGGCTTTCAACGCATCACCGCGCCGAATCAAATCGTTTTCATCGCCAAAATCGGCAATCTTCGGCACGCCGTCAAAAGAAATGCACTTGCTGTTTACTGGGTCAAAAAATGTTTGGTTCATTCTTCCCTCCGCAACCACTTGATAGCATCTTTCACGCTGTCAAATTCTTCGATATACGCAAAGCCCGTGCTATTTTCGCAAGCTACAACGACAGCGCCACCTTCACAATTTTCCAAAGATAGATACAATCCTTTTTTCTCCTCTTGGTGGTCGATTATGTAACTCATACATGCTTTATCAATGATTTTTACTGGGTCATTCATCTGCGCTCACCATCCTTGCATTGCAATATGGGCAATATTTATATCTGTGGCTTAAAACCGAATCATAATCTTCGTAATCAACGCCAGGAACACCAAGATATGAACGGCAATTGCTGCAAAACGCATCATCGTGTGTATCAGGCACAGTTCCACGCATAATGTGCGCCGTAGGCCGCAGGGATTCGGGATCTATAGTTAGCGCGTCCTCGATCAGACCGCGAACATACTCGACACCAGCCTTATATGCCTGATATTCGATTCCATCATAGGCGCTACCGCTTATGTTTATTAAACGTAATATGCTGTTTGCATCGATCAACCGCACCGGTTCTTTCGGTTGGCTTGCGCCCGGAATCGGGCAATAATTATTGTTCACTTCAATTTTCTCCTTACAACCGATAGTCAATAGAATCAAAAATAAAATCCCGGCAAACACAAGTTCGAGCTGCAGCGAGAACTTGATTGTTGACATCATCGTGACAAATGTAATCTTCCGAGTATGACCGGGAAGCGGTATGCGGGGCAGGCCGTAAAGGCGGTGCCTGTAGGTACCAGGGGCTTTGCCGGGAATATGAAACGCCGTGAAGGGCGAGACACCAAAGAAAAAAATCATCCCACCGCAGTTGAAGTGATTGTATATCACTGAACCCAGCCGACTTGGATAAGCGCTCGGATATGACCGGAGTGCGGTGCTGGAGCACGGTTTTACCAGCGGGATGATTGGGTGGCAGGTTTGGCCATCGATCGGTGCTGCCGTACCGAACGGTGATTTTTTTTTGACCGATAAATCACCAAAAAGGTTTCAATCCCTTACGGCAAGTCCGTAAGGCTGGTACCCCCACCCTGACTTGAACAGGGATTACGCACTAATCTGGTGCTAGACGGTTTATAAGACCGTTTCTCTACCATTGAGATATGGGGGCATGTTATACCGTCTATAGTCACCTGCGACTTAGGCGGTGAGGAATGCGCTGGCCAAGAGTATATTTGAGGTATACTTGGTAAGTACAAACGTTTTTAAGATACTTTAGTCCACGCAGAGCGCATGGAGTTTGATGTTTTAACAATTTTTAGTTTTTTGAGACTGGCAGACTTTTTGCCGCTTTTTGATGGAGCTTTGAATTCTACGCCTACATAACCATTCTTTCCGGCATGAGTGCTATGGACAACAAGAATTTCTCCGTTAAGAGAAACCAAGTCACCGGGATTGAGGGCTACCTTTTTGCGGCGTAGAGCACGGTAGCCTTTACGAGTCCTTTTCCCACGATACTTGTGCAGGTTCTCGGAATTCTTTTTATGGCTGCGGTTGATTCTACCGTTAAAGAGGCTTCTGCCGTTAGCCACTTTGCCGGTGCGGATGTCAATGTACTGGGAGTCATGAAATTTTTCGAGAATGCGGTTATTGCGTTTCACCTTTTTATAATGTTCAAACGCGCAGCGGTCAACTGGATGAAAGTTCCCCATTGCATACGCATCGTTGTTATGACACTTTTCAAGATGAAAGGCAATCCGCTTTTCCTTGGTCATCGCACCATAAGTGAATGTGACGAACAGCTTGCCAAAAGCAGTGTAAAGTTCATTGACGATTTGCCAGCGCACAGTATTCATAAATGCCGCACCGGAAAGATTGGCGAACTTTATATTTTCACCAAATCTGTAGAGCTTGCCGCCTTGTTGGTGGTTAGCCGGTGTATGGCATTTTTCACACACAGTAAGAAGTTCGCTGAGACTATTGCCGTGACGACCCTTCCAGTAGAACATGTGATGCACATGCAGAATTGCACCTTCATTAGCCTTGCGCCCGCAAACTTGGCAGGTATATTTATCGCGATAAAAAACCGCTTCACGTAGTGTGGCCAAATTGTAGCGAGGGCCTTTTTGATAATCCACACCTTCCGGCGCAGCTTTACCTTCCTCGATTGCTTTTACAAGCATCGTATCGAAAGAACCAACTTCAACAGTTGCATGCGTAATAGGCATTACCTTACAATACATTTTGATAATGTTGACGTTGAGTTCTTTCTTATGTTCAAGAGAGGGGGCAAGCCAATCTTTATCTCGTTTGCGGTTGTCAAAACGCGCCTGGCGGTAGCGCAGTCTGTTCCTGCGGGTACGACGCATTCTACGACAACTGTCGTGACAGTCTTTCTCGTCTTGCAATGTATCATACTGAGTAGACATATATTCATGGGATTCACTTTTCACGCTGATTCCAATGTAGTTGTAGCCGACGTCCTCGCAAATTTCGATAGGCTGAGTATCCGTCTTGCTGTCATACAGCAACTGAATGGTAAATGGATGATGCTTAATAATTTTTGCCTTTCCGTCTTTCAGGAGGTGGCGCACCTTGCCAAGACGGATGGTCGGCATCAGACGTTCGCCATTCTTACTGAGAACACAAGCGCAAGTGCTCATGCAAGGCACTCCTTTCGCAAATAATAAATCAATAAGTCAGGGCTTGCGCCCTGTGGTCCACATCGCCAATGTTGTTATACCGTTTTAGCCTTTCGACATGACGTTCGCACTTCTCCTACCCTCAGAGATGTTTAACGAGCCGTCCGCAGAGCTTACCACTTGTGGAGCATGAGTAAGGTGCCTATATTATTGGTACACAACGTAGTTTCCTGTTGCCGGAGCAGCAGACTTAGGCTAACCAACCGGACTTACGAGTTTCCCTGTAAATCTCATCTATAACCGGAGGACCGGTTTAGGCGGGGCTGTTGGCTACGTCCTTAGCAGGGACGCCTCTTAAACCAGCTTGAGTATTGCTCCATGTGAAAGGGCATCCCACCCTTGAGGTACCAGTGACGTGCTTGGCCGTCTCACCATATGTCGATAGGTACTTACCGCTGCTTACCACTCGCCGCAGCCCGGAGGACTTTCCCATCTTGTCATTGGCCAGAAAGATGTTTGGAAACTGACCAAAAGTTCTGCCGATCGGTTTCATGCCGGGTGCTGCGTGTTAAGACTGCCGTAAAGACGGCTTTGAACCCGGCAAGGTGGACTGTTACCTGCCCGAAGGTGCAAACGGAATAGTTTTGAGGCAGTGTGCCGCTGCTCTGCCATTGCTTTAGCATCTGGGGGTTAGACCAGAATAAAGCGTCCAGCGAGTTTATTTCACCCACTGATTTGACGGAGAGATTGCCCTCCGCGTACCCCAGACTTGACCGGCGCTGGGAGCCATGACGCCCCGGTGTGAACCGGAACGGTGGAGCCAGGTGGGGGACTTGAACCCACAACCTGCCGCTTACAAAACGGCTGCTCTGCCATTGAGCTAACCTGGCATAATAACAGAATAAATTCATGATGGAGACGACACCCCGCGATATGGTACATATATTTGTACTGGTGACGGGTACATAGATTCAAATTCAAACACCTGGATATACGCAGTTACAGGAAAATTGTAACAACGCCATTTATGACAAGTGGCTTGCGTTTGATAACAAAGAGGGCATAAGCTTTTCGCAGTTCTTTTGGAAATACGAACAGAACATTTTCAGCCGCAGACAGCTCGACAAACTGTTTGAACTGAATGGAAGCAAGAACTTCGAAAAAGCCGCTGACCACTGGATATGACCGAGGTGTGGAGCCGTTTGCTACCCGGCGCGGCCAATCCACGGCCGCGCCGGTGTGACGGGACTTTACGGTGTGAAACCAAAATGAAGTTATTCTGTTGTGGAGCGGCGTACCGGAAATCGAACCGGCATTGCCTGCTTGGAAGGCAGGAGTATTGACCATTATACGAACACCCCAGATTAGCGCCCGGTTGGAATCGAACCAACGATCTCCCGATTACAAGTCGGGCGCTTGACCGCTTTAAGCTGCGGACGCTGAGAAACGAATTGACAAAAGGAAAAAGTCATGATAAGATACAATTGCACTACCTTCAGAATTTTTAGCACAATCATTTTTTAGCAATTTCCTCTTTCACAAAGTTTCGTCTTACGTTTTATTGAGAAGGCGAAGCTAAAAATGAAAGAAGGGTGGTGGTTCCGTGAGGAAACGCCTAAGTGCAGTTATTGCCGAAGTGGCGGATGTTATCACAATCGCAGGAGCAATCCTGTGGGTGTGGCAGATTGTCACAAGGTAAATAGCAAAAGCCTTATGCCGTTTGGTATGGGGCTTTTTTATTTTGCCAATTCATTGATTCCTGCCGGGATTGGACCGGTGAAGCAGCCGACCTGCCGGGAATCATACCAGGGCGGATTGTTTTAACGTGCTACCGCCTTCGCACGTTGCCCATGTACCAGCCTTGAGGACAGCGAGGTGCCGACACAGCCATGCACATGACCTTGCGCCAAGGATTTAATAGAGCCTTGAGCCTTGGGGATTGAGGAATAAACCTTGATGAAAAATAAAGTTTGAAATTTGAGCGTTGAGGTTTAAGCGTTAAGCATTAAACTTTCCGGGCAAATACATTCATTCTGACGGGCTTGGCATACAAAAATGCAGCCACAAAGAATGAACCAATATTTTTATCATAATTGCAATGATCGTGGAACAGGTGTTTATAGTTTTAACTTTGTCATTATTCCACAGCGGACAAAGCGGCTTGTGGTTTGACGCTTTCAGTACACAGGCAAATGGTATCAAAACAGCTTAGTAGCTGAATGTAATCTGGGTAATGGCGTTGGAAACAGAGAGGGCAGAATCAATTTCGTTGTTGAAGGAATTGATCTGGGACTGCAAGTCTTCAATGATTTGAGTACAGCCTTTGGTGAGGCCATCGACCAGCTCCATGGAGTTCTGTTCAAAATAGGTGTTGCGGATCTTGGCGACAGTTTCAGGATCGGCATCCTTGGTTTTGGAGTCGCCGCCGCAGATCGATTTGACCATATCATCGGCCTTGGCTTCCACACGGAGATTGGCGGAAGTGATCTGAGAGGTTTCGTTTGAATACTGGGCCTGAATATGGCTGCGCAGGTAGTCCAGGTATTCCATGCCGTGCTGCTTGAGAGAGATGGCTTCGGCCACGGTATAAGTTTTATTGTTGACTGAAATTTCTGTGACCGCGTTGGACTTGGAGACAGCGGCCTTGATGGCGTTGCGGCGATTGATGAGATCCATAGCGGAATCATAACTGGCCTGAGCGGATGTTTTGAATTCATCCACCGTGATTGCACCGAGCTTGGTAGCTTTGGCTTTGGCGGCAACACAGAACTTGGCGGAATCGATCTTTTTGATGATGCGGGAATCAATCGTTTTGAGTTCCACCAGAGCGCGGTGAATGGACATGGATTCGGTAGTCATAGGAAAAACCTCCTGAAAATAGTGTTTGCGAAAACTTGTAATATAGCGCCCGTAAAAATGTGGGACGACGATGCCCCACGATGAGAAAAAATTATTTTAAGTTGAGCTGCTTGTAAGACAACCACTTTTTGTAAGAGTAAACGAAATCATTGCTATAAACGCCCCAGAGTTTTTCTGACAGCTGTTGTGTTTTGAAGAGCCTCAGGAACCGGCCGGATTTATAACAAGAGCTGACGAGAACTTTTTTGTTTTTGAAGGGATTGTTCACCGGAAGCTGTTCTTGGCGCTGAGAATAGACGCGGTTGATGTTATTGACGATATAAAAACCACTGGCGTCCGGGTCCGGCGTTTCGGCCTTGTTGGCGCCTTTTACACCGCGGATCACATAATCATCGCGGCCAAAAAACAATACTTCACGCATACCGGTACGATTGGGCACCAGGATACTTTGCGCAAGCATGGCTTTTTCAAGGTTGATACAGCAGAAAGAGGAAGAAATCACAATATCCTGTGGGAGGTGATTTTGTTCGGTGGCGTAAATTACCATACGGGTAAGATCGACATCTGCTTTTTTGATAAGAGCAATGTTTTTGACCTCCACACCGCACCAGGCAAGGGTATAGATTGCACGGGGCATACAGTCCAGATCGCTGTTATTAAAGATAGCTTCCAGCAGAGATTCAAATTCTTCATCAGAAAAGAGCATCTGCTGAGAATAGGAATCAAGGGACTGCTGCAGAGTGGGTTTGCTTGGATTGGAAACGGTAGTGAGAGATGGCTTGGACGGAATTTGAGAATCGTCCTCATTATCAGCCAGTGACATCTGAAGAAACTGACGGAACGGATGACCTGTTGACTGATCCAGCGTGATAACGTTTTGAAGAACCAGGTAATCCAGGTAACAGGAGAGAAGGACCAACTTGTTGCGGTTGATAACTGCACTTGCCGAGTTGCCGATGATTGCCTGCTTATAAAACGATGCGTACTGCTGATAGGAAAAGGATTCAAACCGGGTGCCGTACTGATGCTCATACGTTTCGAGCGTGTAGGAAAGCCGGGGAATGATTTTTTGGATATACTGCGGAACGGTTTTGCCGTGATTGACCGTAATATAAGCATTGGTAATATCAGAGATAAGTTGCTGATAACGATCAATACGAACAGAATCATTGTTATACCGATCGATAATAGTTTTGCCCATACAGATCCTGCCTTTCTAGTTATTTATAGTATAACGTATGTAGACAGGAAATGCAAAGGAAAACTATGCAACCGGTGTTGGGCGGGGTTCCGGGATGACCCAGCGGGTAAGGAATGGATTTTGAGTGAGGAAAGCTTTTTTGGCCCGCTGCCAGTTTTCATCCGAGAAGCGGGCAATCGGTTCACCAAGCTGAGAGTTCAGAAGAGTATCCCGCGCTTCGACCACGAGGGTAGAATCCCGCGTTAGACCGCGGATAGAACCGGCTGGGTAATCAACATGCGTTGGACTGGCACTTGCAAAGCGCTTGGTGGTGAAGGGGATGACATCACACTGGCCGCTGAATTTGTTATAAACATCATTGCTGACGACCAGATAGGGATGAATACCAACGTACTTGTGCGTACCGAGCAGGGCATGGTCTTGCGGAGCACAGCCCAGCCGGATTTCGCCAAATTTGGGAACCGAGGTACTGGGTTTGAACATAGCGGGGAAACCTCCTTTACTTATTTATTGCTTACCTTGTGATATTATCATACCACGTTACTTACAAGAAGTCAACAGTAAAATTCAAGATTTTTGAAAAATATTTACGGAATAATTTACACCATCCAGAACGAAATCATAGGTGGTGTAGGAGTAGGTATAACGGCCAAAAGGGATCTCGTTGCCGGGGGTGCTGGGGGTGACGGCTGCTTGAATGCTGAGAGCCTGCAGGACGATGGTGCTGGTTTTGCTTTGGAAGCGAAGCAGCGGGACGCCGGTGGAGGCAGACATGAAGCGGATTTGATCTGGCTTGAAGGTGGAGAGGGAAGACATGGCCGGGGTGTAGAGGTGGACATTGATGTAGGCTGCGTTTTGGCAGGCGGTGGCAAGCTGGGCAAGGGTGATAGTTTGTGTATTCATGGCTCCTCCTTATCAGTTGACGTCCGAAAAGATGGACTGGAAAATGGTGGGAATTTAATCCCAATAGTTGTAATTGACAACCATTTGTTGTATAATGCGAGTATAGCACAAAGGAATTCAAGATACTAGAACGGAAACCTGTACTAACATTGAAAAGGGGACACGAAAATATGGAGATTGGGCAAATTATACGAGAGTGGCGCAAGGCAAACGGGATAAGCCAGCGGGAACTGGCAGAGCGGCTGCGATGCGGAACCCACACCGTGATGGGGTGGGAGAACGGAATCAACTACCCAGGGTTTTGGGCGTTGGGTGTATTGGCGGACGAGATGCACTGCACGGTAGACTACCTGATGGGGAGGGAAGATCATTCTGTAGCGGCCTGTAAAGAATCCACGATGGAATCAATGGCATCGGAGGCTTCGGAACAGAGATCAACAGCAGACTGAAGTTCATCCATGGCGTCCTGCATAGCGGTGCCGCGGTCGGAATCCTGCATAGACTCCGGCATATTATCGAAGGCTTCTTCCTCAAGATCGTGCAGGTCCTGAACTTGGGAGGAGAGATCATTCTGGATGGTGGAGGAGAGATCCTTGAAAGCCTTGATAAGACCGCGAATTCTGGAGCGGCGTTCTCTATTCATAGCAAATTACCTACCTTATTATATAGTGGTTAGAATGAGTGGGTTTTGGATTCGGTTACGGTATGGATAATAGCGGGGCTGCAGGACCAGGCAAAGTGGGGCTGGCGGCCGGTAGAAGTGATAACGGCGGTGACAAGATCCATGGCAGCAAGGACGGCTTTTTGACGGATGATATTGCGGTCGTGATCCTGAAAAAGATAGCGGCGGACGAAAACATTTTGGATCTCCGAATTGGCCACGGCGATATAGACAGTGCCGGCAGGCTGAGATTCCGCATGAGGACCCGCAATGCCGGTGATGCCAACGCCAAGCTCTGCGCCGGATTTTTGAGCTGCGCCGATTGCCATTTGGGCGGCGACAGGACCGGAATAAACAGTATAATTCTTGATGATATCCGGTTTGACGGAGACAAGGTTCATTTTGGCAGCGGCAGAGTAAGTGACAAAACCGTACTCCATAACGCTGGATGCGCCGGGGATGCTGGCGAGAGAGGAAGAGAAAAGGCCGGCGGTGCAACTTTCGGCAGCAGAGATGTGAAGAGATTTGGATTTGAGCAGCTCAACAAGCTGTTGGGAGGACTGAGGGATAGAATTCATAAGCAACGCTCCTTTGAATGGGAGGATGTACGCCAGGGTTTTGCGACCCTGGTTTTTATTTTTTTAATAGGACAGAACGAAGAACAGCCAGGTAAAAAAGATTTGACCGGTATGAAGGAGCTGGTCGGTGGTAAGAGAGATAGAACCTTCGTTTGCTTTTTGGTGGTCAATAATAGCATGAAAACCGGTATTGGTAAGAATGGAGGAACAGAAATAGGCAATTGCATGGGGATTATAAGGAACGAACAGAGAGTAAACCAGAAGCGGGATCGTAATGCAAGTTGACCACATGAAGGAATGCTCGATGAGGGCGGTGATGTAATCAACAGGATAGTGTTCCTGAACGAACACCTTGGAGTACTTGAGGTCCCACCACAAACGCTGCTTGAAATCAGCGAGGATGCCCTGGAGATTGTAATCGGCAATGAGGTGGGAGAAAAACATAAGGAGGAGGAGAAGAAATTTGATGGGCATAAGGATTCACCTGCCTTGATCTTACATGGTGTAGAGTTTGACAGCGATATCAAGAACTACAAGGACAAAGCAGATACTGATAAAAATCAGTGTACCTTTATCATTATTCTTTTTCATTTTAGTGCTCCTTTCGATTTTTCATGGCTTCCTGAGCCTGAGCGTAAGTGAGGGTTTTGCCTTCGTGGCCAGGGAGAGGTTGAGATTCCCAGGTACCGGGGACGCGGTATTGTTCAAGAGAACGACGGTTGAGTTGTTCGATAGAATAGCCGGAAACATTGGCAGCGTATTCATGATTGACCTGGATACCCATATCTTCACAGTCGTGGCAAATCATAATATAGATTGCCTCGGACCAGGAACAGTGGCGTTCTTGCTGGATCTGGAAAGCGTATTCGCCACGCAGGTTGTGGCCATTTTCAGCGATGGCGAGCCAGGAATCTTGGACCTCCTGTTGTTTGCGGGCACACATGGGAAGACCTTCGTTGGGGTCTGATTCAGGAAGAACTTTAAGGGCGACTTTGGCAATACCATATGAGAAGGCATATACAGCGGCGAACATAAGAGTTGCGATAACAATAGCCGCGAGAAGACAAAGAATTGGCATATTACCACCTCCTTGGATTTTGAAAATTGAAATTATTTGGAACGAAGACGGCAGCGCATGACTTGGATGGACTGGACGCTGCGCTGAAGACGGGCGGAAAGTTGACGGTCGGGGATAGAGTGGGCGAGGATAAGATTCATTTCCTTAATGGTCCATTCACGCTTGGGGTAGCCGGCCGTTTGCCGGTAGTTATTGCGGCGATAATAATTGCGGGCAAGAGGATCAAGACGGGAAGACATGAGGGGAGTGGGTCAGCTCCTTGTTGGATTTGGGTATTTGCAAAATTAGGTGATTTTCTATTTGAAAATAGGTGGTCTACTAATTTATGCAAATACAATTCCTTCGTTTTTGACAACAAATTTACATTTATAATATGGATATGCGTTGCCATTCGTATTGTAATATCCATCTGCTTTGCCATTATGTGAGCCGCTAACTCCTTGCATCACATGAACTTGCCCGTCAACAAGAAATACACTTCCTGGATAGTTACGGTTCAAGTTTCTATATGCAGGATGATGCTCTTTCACCTTGAGCTTGCAAACATCACCTGGATGGCTTTGACGAAACTCTTCCAAACTGTCGGTAGTCTGTTTAATAGCCTTGTGGCGATTCGTTGCCACTGTTTTGCCATTGAGTGTGTACACGCGGCTCATGTTCGCTTTGTGTAGCACTCTTCTATCATGGCGGCGGAACTGCTTTAATTCGTATGGCACATGGCTGTTTATATTGCTATCACAAACATCGTTGGGTAAAACAGAACAGGCAATGCAATAAGCATCAAGCCAATGGTCTTTACTCACACCGTGCGCTGTACGATAGTCGTAGGTACTTTTACCATTGGTCACAAAGAAATGCTTCGGAAAAAGAGAATTCATCTCTTTCGTCAATGCCGGAATGATTTGATTCAATACGCTCAAAGCACTGTACTTTTTGACGAGTCCGACTTTTTCTTTGGCGAGTTTCTTTTGCCAGGTAGCATCCTTATGAACGAGATTGTGATGCTCCGTGCATAGACCAACAATATTGGCGATAGTGTTGCTACCGTTTTCGGATTTTGGTACTACATGATGGTAATGTTCAATGGGCTTCTCACAAAATAGGCAATGGTGTTCCTGCATTTCAGAAACAGCATTTTCAAGGCTCCCTTTTTGGTAGAGTGGGCCTTGCTGATACTGCCATTTCTGAATGTTAGGGTTGTCAAGCTGCATGAACGCAAATTTGTTGACTTCAAGCACAACATCACTGATAGGAAGAAACTTCTGAATTTTCTTCACCAAGTTGATGTGTGTCTGTAGCAACTGATTTGCAGTAGGCGTAAGCCATCCTTCCGGTCTTGCACGATTGGTGAACTTTGCCTCTTTGTTTTTGATACCAATGCAAAGTACATCTTTCTCACAACCCGGAAGATGGCGCTTGATAACGCCAATTTCTTTTGCACGTTTACTAACACTACCATTTTGAGCAGTGGTTTGCTTTACGCACTTCTTAGAAATAGTGCCGTTGGTTTTTGCTCTCCGCTGACGGCGGCAGCGTCTGCCGTTGGTGCGTCTTGCGCAGCGTGATTCCTTACGCTTTTTCATCAGCTTAGGGACTTCCTTATTGCGGGTCACAAGATGCGCAGTAAAGACCGCCGCCCCGTCTGCTTTGACAACGGCAACGCCGATGTTGGTCCTACCAGGGTCGATACCCAAGTATAGGGGTTGAACTACATCATCAGTTTCATAAAGCAACTGGATAGTAAACGGTTTTGATTTTACGACTCGTGCTTTTCCATTCTTAAGGAGATGGCGCACATGCATACAGCGAGTCGTTGGCATCAAAGGTTTACCATCTTTGTTTAACACATATACAGTAGGCATATACGCTACCCTCCTTTTACTGTAAGTCTCTCCTGCTGAAACAGGAGGTTGTGTTTCCCTTGGCTGGGTGTTTGCTGTGAGCGGTATTGTACGAGACAATGCCACTCGTGCGGAGCTATCAACTGGGAAAATCGATAGGCGCAACAAACATCCAAATGCCTGTGGTATTTGTAAAAACAGATGGTTTTATTCAAACCACCTATTTTTGCAAATACCCGATTTATTGGGTGAAATCATAGGCGGACTGGGCAAGGGACAGGCAGTGGGTACGCAAAATCTGCCAGAGTTTGCAATCCGGTTTTGTGCGGGAAAGGAGTTGCAGGGCGCGGTCCCTGGACATATCGCGGTGGGCAAGAGGGTAGTTTTGAGCTAGAAAGTTGCGATGGGATTCATTGTTGGTGAAAAGAAGCTCGGTACCGGGGTGAGTTTCCGTTAAGTAAAAGTAGGGGCCGGTAACTTGCAGGCGGATGCCAGCGGACGGAGAACAGTAGAGATCGAGGGGAGAATCATCCTTTGCCGAGGTGTAGCCTTCGCCAAAATAAGAGAGCCAGCGGTGGACGTTGGGACCCCAAGGGCAGACGGTGGGCGGCGGTATGAAATCATTGCCTTCCCAAACTTTTGGGGTAAAAGTTTCATCATAGGGGTAAGGACAATCCTGTTCCGGGGTGAGAGGCGGAGTGTAGATTAAAGGCGGATAGGCGGGCGTGGTGGTGCAGACAGCTTCCAGCGGAACGGAAGCACCTTGGGGCAGAGGAGTGAAATCACAGGCTTCGGTTGAGTATGAATAGCCGGACGAAGAATGAATGTTTTTGGTTTTGACCTGGCGATAGACGGTGCGGAGCTTACCATCCTGATAGAGGTTGCCGAAGATAAAATCGTTCTGGCTGACAAAGTAAAGAGTGCTGCGATCACCATTGAAACAGAAAACAGCGGCGGCAGTTTGGTCGGCCAGGTTGGGACGGGGGATATCCGGGGCGGCATGATCAAAATAATCCTGGAAGCTTGTCCAGTTTTTGAAGTAGAACGGGTAGTTGGGATTGGGAGCAAAATCAGAACAGATGCCCTGATAGGAACCGCGATGAAGATGGGCGCAATCCAAAACAAGATTGACAGTGATGTTATTGGCACGCTTACATTTGATGCCATGATAAGCGCAGTGACGGCAGTGAAGCTCTTCATCGTAAAGCGGATTTGTGGCGGACATGGGACAACCCCCTTAGACGGCGTAGTGGATATCGCGGGAGCGGACGCGGCGGAAAGTGAGAGCGGCGGGAGTGGTGGATTTGATCTGGGTGATGGCATCATAGCAAGCTTTTTCATCCGGATCAGAGAGTTCATCATCGGAGATGTTGCGGTATCTGAATGTGAGGTCCTTGCCTTCAACAAAGGGAGTGCCGGAGGTTTTATCGAACTGAACGGAATCATTGTTGTAGGTGACTTCGAAGATGAAATTGTCATTTTTGTTATAGAAGCGAACGTATTCTTCCGAGGAGGGGTCGAAGAGATCACAGCTGACATTGCTGGCAGTATAGACAACACCGTTTGCGAATTTCATGGTGATGTTATAGCACTCAGCATTGAGGTTGATGATGTTCAGATCCTTGATGGCTTCCGTGAAAGGCAGACCGGTGTTGAGTTCAAAGGCGATGGAACGCAGGCAGTCATAATTGAGGTCAACGCGACCGGCAAAACCGATGACGGCATCGATCTGGTCATAATATTCCGGCTTGAGCTTATCCTGCATGTAGGTGCGGATTTCATCGGCGGTGGGGTAATCGAAGCGGAAGTGGTAGTGGAAGCGGCCGGGACGGTTGACAAGGAAATCATTGAGACCTTTGAGATCATTGCAGGTGACAACGAAGAGGCGCTTGCCGTTGGAGGTGCCATCGAACAGGGAGAGCATGGTGGACTGAGGATCGGTTTTATCATCATCGGAGGGGTGAGCGAAGGTTTTATCGAATTCATCAAAGAGGATCATGACTTCCTGGTCGATGGATTCGAGGTAGGAGGCGATGCCGGGGATGGCTTCATCGACAATGAGGACGGGCAAGCCGGCAGAGATGGCGCGGGTGGAGAGCAGGCGAGCGAACATGGACTTGCCGATACCTTTTGCGCCGCTGAGGATGACGCCAAGAGAACGCGTGAAAGCGTTGTAGGACGCAATGACTTTTTCGACCTTGGATTCATGCGGGCCATAGACAGTTTCGTTGACCTGCATATTGGGGCGGGATTCCAGGTAGAAGCCGCTGAGCTTGGAGAAACGGACGCAGTAGGTGGCGGCGGGCAGGAAATCGAAGGTGCGAAGGGAATCATCGTAGATCTGGTACTTGATGCCGGTGTTGACGATTTTCATAATTATGTAACTCCTTTTGATTTTTGTTATAGAACAATGTTAAAAGTAAAACAAGGTGGTGGAAAATATTACAAAAATGGGAAGTGGTACGGTTATCAGTACGGGGCTTCGAGGTTGCGGGGATTATAGGGGGCGCAAGTGATTTCGATTTTGCCGGGGCAGGTACAGGTTTTTCCATTGACAAAATACTGACGCCAATAGTCATCGTCACATTCGCCTTTGGAGGTAATACGGAAGGTGAGGGAAGGGAACGAGAGGGAGAGTTTAATCATATCGTTGGCGACATCGAACGGACATTCGTTTTCGGGGTCGAAGGTGAGGATATCGTTCTCGTCATCATAAAAATAGGCGGAAGGATCGAAGGGTATGAGGCAAGGGGAAGCATCGGCGTAAAGGGTTTGGAGTTCATGCTGGATGGCACAGCGGGTGGGTTCCGGGATAAAAGCGGGGGTATCATCGCGGAAGACATCGAGGGTGTAGCGGGTAAAGTAGGACATGGAATCATCTCCTTTAAGATGCGGCGGCGGGATCGGTGAGAGATTTGAACATTGTTTTGGGAAGGCCGGGGATAGATTCCTGACGGGAAATCCACTGGCGCTGGTAGGAGACGGCACGGGGATAATCAGCAGCGGGGGAAACAAGTTTTGGGGTTTCGATGTTTTCAAAGACACATTCCGCGATGATCTGCAGGATTTCCGGCAAGGTGGTATCAGAACCATAGGCGGAGATAAGACCGCGCAGAGAACAGTAATAAGGCTCAACGGCTTGTTCCAGCTGGCGGATGGTGTAGGCGGAGAGGTCGATCGTTTCTGCGGCAACGGCATAATAATTGCGGTTGGGAGAAGCCGATTTGGAGTAAAAAGGAACGATATCAGTGAATTGGTATGTAGTGGGAGAGAGCGCACGGCAGTACTGGCGGGTGTCCGGGTCAGTTTGGAAAAATTGTTTCATTGGGGCGGTCCTTTCAGGGGGTGGTGAGAGGCTGGATGAGGGAATCAAAAGAGATGGAGGAAATGGGGATGGACTGCGGGGAGGAAGAATAATTGGTAAGAGCACAGATAGGGAAGTAAAAAGGGAAATCGTAAAAAGAACATGATTGTCTATCAGATCGTTTTACAATGTAAGAGTGGCCGCAGAATTGTTTCATACCTTCCAAAATGGTGAGAAACGGAGTTTTAATTCCACCACTTTCATTCAAACCGTATTCTTCTGCCATGTCATCCCATGTACGGATGGTGACGATATCACCGGGCTGAGGATTGAAATTCATAGAGTGGCTCCTTTTATAAGATCATCGAAAGAAATAGGAGAAGCAGGAACAGGTGTGGCAACAACGAACATGTCTTCAGTAAAAGGGAAATAGCAGCAGTCCAACATATAGATCCAATATTTATCGTTAATGGATGGCCGGACATGTTTGACTTTGAAAGAGCGACCGCAATACTGTTTCATACTATCGCTAAAGATTATATAAGGGGTTTTAATTCCTAATTCACCGCTGAAGCTGCCATATTGAGAAAGTATATCATCCCAGGCGCGGATTGTGACCGTATCGCCAGGTCGAAATTTGTGAGGGTAAGACGGCATAGGTTAAGCACCACCTTGAAGTAAATCATCAAAGGAAACGGAAGAGGGCGGAGTAGGCACGGGGGAGGATTCAATAAGAGATTGGTAAGCGGCATAAATTTTTGAAGCGTAATACAGTTTGCCATCCTGGGTAGTGAACCCAAAGAAATTTTTATTGCAGACACCTGTGGCAGTGACGATTTGGGGGGAATCAAAATCACCGCGGGAAACGGCAGTAACGTCAGAAACAGGACAGAAACCGAAATGAAACCGAGCTGATAAGTTCATATAGGGAGCGATGAATTGTTTGCGTAGATCAGAGCTTTGGCGAAAATCATCATAGAGAGCTTTACATTGAGCGAAGGAGGGGAAAAGAATTTTTTGGTTAGGAAGAATGGTGGGGTAAAAAAGTTCGGTTGTTTCAGGGATCAAAAGAAGTCACCACCTTGGAGAAGAGAATCAAAAGAGAGAGAGGAGGGCGGAACGGATTGGAGTTTGGATTGTTCAAACATAGGGGAAGAAAAAACCACGGAAGTACCGTCGAAAAAATAAGAATCAAATTTTGGAGATGGATAGCGGTTTACATGAACAATGGGGAATGTCTGTCCGCAATATTTTTTCATAAACTTTGTGAAAGTTTTTGGGACTTTGATTCCACCATATTCGTCCAAACCAAATTCGGATTCCATATCATCCCACTGACGGATGGTAACTTTATCTCCGACGTTGTAGGTAGGATAATCGGCAGGGTTAAGAGATTTCATTGAGGGAGTTCACCTCCGGTAAGGAGTTGGTCAAAAGAGATGGCGGGAGGAATGACGGGAGAGGATTCGTTAAGAGGGGCGAGCATGGCGGGTGATAGGGACCAGTGGCTGAATGTAAGGAGGGTGGTGCCATAAGCAGGATAGAAAGAGAGAAGAGGGTCGTCGAACTGGAAGATATCGGAAGAAAGATAACGTTTATCACTGTCAAAACAGGAAGGTTCATTTACGATGGTGAGAGTGGCACCGCAGAGGTATTTCATTTCGTTATTAAAGAATGAGTTGTCCGGCAAGTAAATACCATAGGCACTATCATGATGGCTGATGGAATTGAGTTCATCCCAGGAGAGGATGCGGACGCGCTGGCCGAGGTAGAGGTTTTGGAAGGTCATAGGAAATCACCTCATTGATTGGACTGGGGTTCGGGTGCCCAGGAATGGGGCTGGCCATCCAGGATTTGCATTTCCTTGGCGATGGAAGCGATAACGAAATCAAGAGAGATGGGCTGACCGGTGGTCTGGCGGCCCCAGTAGGACTTGCCCCAGCAATCAAGAACGACTTCACCGCGGGCTTTGAGCTTTTCACCGAACCAGTTGGAGACCGCCCACCATTCAAAGATTTCGGGCGGGGTGGTATCGAGGTCATCGTATTCATCATCGCTGTAGACAGCACCGCAACACTGGCAGACATGAACAGTTTCGGACTCGCAGCAGGCACGGGCTTGGGCGAGAGTAGGATAGGTAAAGCCGCAGACGGGGCAGATATAGGGGTCCACAGGTTCCGGGACGTCAGAATCATAATCCGGGTTTTGGAATTTGGAATCATCGAGGTCCGTGACATCAACTTCATCAAAGTAGCTGGAATTACCGCACTCGGAGCAGGTTTGGGAGGAAGCATCACAGATAGCGGATTCGTAATCGGATTCATCGAAAGGAGGATCTTCCGGGATATCAGTGCCATAAGCGAGGGCGGAGAGGATAAAATCCATTTCCTGGTTCATATTGCAGAAGACTTCGCGGTTGATGAGCTGGTCGAGAATTTTTTGGTTGGGGGTGGAATCGGGAGAATATTCTTTGTTATTGACGGTGTAGAACATGGGATCAACTTCCTTTTTGTATGTAGGGGTTCAGGATTCAAAATCGGGGTGGTCGAGGGCGGTGGCGTTGGAAAAGAAGACATCAACCATATCCTGATCGGATTCGATGTTGTAGCAGCCGCCGCAGGAACCGTTTACTTCCCACTCATTGGAATCGGGGTTATATTGATAGAGGGTGAGAGCTTTTGCTTCGCCGTTGAGATACTGCTGATAGAGTTCAAGCTCACTCTTGATCACGTTCTCAGCATGAGAGCGCCAGTCCGGGGTGGAGTAGCCGAGGTCGGCCACGTCCTGGCGGGTGCAGACGGCGAAACCGGCAAGGCCGGAATCAAAATCATCATGGAACGGCGTGGTGGAGAGAGCGATGGCGGAGTGAACGTAGGCATAGATAGGGAGTTTGACGTATTCAGGTTCGATGCCGGCTTTGACATCAGGGACAAAAGCGCTGACAGGTATATCACCGGAGAAATAACGGTTGGGGGCGATATAGAATGTGGAGTAGCAATCCCAATCCGTGCGGGGGTTGGGAGGGAAGAGGTCGGGTTCTTCGGAGATGAAATAAAGATCATTGCCGGACTTGGCGTAGGTGCCGGTGAGGGTTTGTTTGGTTTGAACGGGGATGGTGAGGGTGGACATATTTCAAGCCTCCTTCTTGGATGCGGATTCAACTTCCGGCTTGGATGCGGCGTTAATATAAGTGTTGACGGCGGCATTGAAGCGATCAAACAGGACGCCGCTGTACATGACAAGGGTTTTGAGCTGCTGGGCGGTACGGTTATAGCGGTTGCGGAACTGGATGTGAGCTTCGTTCCAATCGGTGTTCATGATTTTATAGACGTTGCGGTAAGTGACGGAGAAGTTGCAGGAGGTATCATAGTAG